CTGGAGCTGCTGTAACAAGCCTAGCAAAAGGAGCCAGAGAAGACTCTGCTACAGTATCAAGCGCTGCTGTAAGTGTCCTCCGCGCCGCACAGGAGGGCCTGAATGCTGCTCAAGTGGCAGTTATTATCTTGGCAGTTTTCATATTTATCAATGCTGTCATAGCCTTCATTACACACAGGATGAGAACTGATCTCCACTACAAGAACCAGCAGAAGGAGAAGTGATGAAGCCTGTCATCCTGTTCCGCTCTGATAGGTCCCGTGAGGCCGACGAAGAGCGTGCTATCGCAGAGAAGTACTTCTTTACCTGCGGGCTCAGGACAGATGTGCCACATGACAGCCTAGTCATTGCCCGCTATTCCTGTTTGCCCTACTACCGTGAGCTTGAGCTTGACCTCGCCCACAAGGGTTCCCGCCTAATCAACGCATGGCCTCATCATCGGTGGATAGCGGACTTCGACTATTACGAGGAGTTGAAGGACTTCACCCCGCGAAGCTGGAACGACCGCAACTTCTACCAATGTGACTACCCTGGCCCGTTCGTCCTCAAGGGAGCTACGAACAGTAGGAAGCGCCAGTGGAAGACTCACATGTACGCCGAGACGAAGCAGGACGCTGTCCGCGTAGCTTCTGAGCTAGCGAATGATCCCCTCATTGGGCCACAAGGAATCATCTACAGGGAGTTTGTAAAGCTCAAGACATTCGAGATAGATCCTATATGCGATCTACCAATCACAAACGAATGGCGCTTCTTCTTCATAGGCGACAAGCTCGTCAGCTACGGTTACTACTGGAGCACAGCTACGGACCCTAGCCTTGGCATCATTTACCAGGAAGGTATTGACTTCGCCAAGTCCCTAGCTAAGATCGTCGCCAACCACACCACCTTCTTCGTCCTAGACATTGCGGAGAAGGAGGATGGCTCATGGGTGCTCATCGAGGTGAACGATGGGCAGATGTCTGGACTCTCTGAGACGGATCCCAACTTCTTCTACAATAGTCTGAGGACAGTTCTGAAAGCACATGGTCACAGCGACTACCACACCCATTGATGAGAACCTCCAGCGTAGACTCGACCTCGTGCGTAACTGCACCATTTACGAGGTTGTGCATGGTAGTCACGCCTATGGGATGAACCTCCCCACAAGCGACGAGGACATCAAGGGCATTGCTATCATGCCAGATCCTCGCTATTACTTCGGTCTCCAGGTCTTTGAGCAGCAGGACGGCGGATGGGGTCAGGACAAGGTCATCTACCACCTCCCGAAGTTCATGAGGCTCGCTGGAGATTGCAACCCCAATATCATCGAAGTTCTCTGCGTTGACGAGCAGAACATCCTCAAGATCACTCATGCTGGGCTCAAGCTCCGCGAGAACGCCAACCTCTTCCTCTCAAAGAAGGCCCGTCACACCTTCTCAGGCTATGCCGTGGCCCAGCTCAAGAGGATCGAGGCCCACAAGCGTTGGATCGACAATCCTCCAGAAAAGCCTATGGTGGAGGATTTCACACATGAGAAGGAGGTCTACGTTGGGCCTCTTGGAACGACTCTCACAGAGGGGATGAAGGTCAAGAAGATCAGATCGGCTCCTCCTCCCGAAGCCTGGCGTTTCGACGCTTGGGCCTTGATCTCGTTTCCGTTTGCTCCCAAGCAGTTCTACGAGGACTACATCTACCCCCATCTTGGCAAGAAGTGGTACAAGCTCACTACCGAAGTCTTCGATAAGAGTGGATACGAGTCGAAGAAGAAGGATTGGGAGAACTATACCCGCTGGCGGAACGAACGGAATGAGAAGCGCGCTGAGCTTGAGAGACAGCACAGCTACGACACGAAACACGCGGCTCACCTCGTCCGTCTTATGAGGATGGGTTACGAGATCCTCACGGAAGGTGTCGTTCGCGTCAAGAGGCCCGATGCTGCAGAGCTTCTTGCCATCCGTGGCGGCGCTTGGCCCTACGAAAAGATTCTGGCGTATGCTGAGGAAATGGACGCTAAGCTAGCTGAGGCTGAGAAGACAAGTAGTCTTCCTTATGCCCCCCAATGGGATAAGATCGAACAACTCCAGATGGAGCTGATCGAAGAAGCTCTTGGCGCTTAAAACCCCGTCTCTCATATTGGCACGAGTGTGCCTTACGACAAGGAGAATTTAACATGACACACATGAACGGAAACGCAGGACACGATATGATGATGCGTAACGGCGTCATCGCATTGCTGGTCGTTGCGGCTCTCGTAATCGGCGCCCTGGTGTTTTTCAAGGGTTGCCCATACGGGAAGAAGATGATGGAGAAGGACAACAAGGCTGCGCCAGCGGCGCCTGCCGAACCCATGAAGTGAAAGAACCTCTGATTGCCATGTAATGGCAAATACTGTTTCCAAAAAGGCGGGTTAATGGCAAGAACTGTTTCCATCAAGGTCTACAACATCGGTCGTACGATGCTAGATCGAGGCGAGGTCCGTCAGTGGTTGACGGACCTCGCTGTTTCCGACGAGGCTATCACCAAGCTTCTCGACCCTGGCGTCACTGACTGTGCGAACCTCGTCAGGCTCGCTGGTAAGCGCTGCTACATGGCCTTCGAGGGTGATGGCAAGCTCAACCCGAACGTCATGAAGGTTCGTGACGATATCGGGAAATACATTGACCATATCCTCGAATCGAAGCATGGTAGCGTCATTGAGCACATCTACTACAACTTCGCTATCGAGGGTATCTCACGAGTTCTCACGGCTGAGCTAAACCGCCATCGAGCTGGTGTAGCTATCAGTGAGGGCTCGATGCGGTTCATCCGCTTCAAGGATCTGCCCTACTGGCTACCGACTTCTATCGAACACGACCAAGCTGATACGCCAGAGATCGCAGAGAAGAAGAAGCGCTCCCGTGCTGTCTTCCAGCGAGCTTTCTGGGAAGCGGAAGCTAACTACGCTGAGCTAGAGCAGATCTGGGGCGAAGATCTACTCCCTACCAGCAAGTTCCAGAAGAAGAAGCAAGTCACCTCCATGATGCGCCGTATCGTCCCGATTGGGGTGTCTACAGGTGGCGTCTGGACCTTCAACTTCCGTGCTCTCCGTCACGTCTGCACCATGCGTGGTGATGTTGACTCTGCAGAGGAGGAGATCAATCTCCTAGCTCTCCTTCTCCTCAAGAAGATGATGTATTCTGAGATCCACTTCTTCTCGGACTTCTCGCAGAACGAGAAAGGATCCTGGCAACCAAAGCACTGGAAGGTGTGAATGGCTACCTACAGTCTTGTTACCCTCTGCTGCACAAAGGAAAGCCGTCTCTCCTGTCTACAGGCGCGCTCCATTGCGAAATACATGGAGCGCGGCCTTTTTAGGGAGATCGTTGTCATAGCCAACGAACCACCTAAGATGCCCGTAGGCTTCCATACAGAGCTTCGGACAAACTACGGTCACTACTTCAACCCCATCGTCAAGGTCATCAACGCTCATCAGTTGACCCCCGACTATCCAACAGAATCAAGCTGGTTCAGCCAGCAGGCTCTCAAGCTACTCGTTGCTAGGTTCGTCACGTCCGACTACTACATGGTCATTGACGCGAAGAACCACCTCGTCTTCCCTTTCAGTAGGAAAGATCTCGAAGCCAACGGGAAGCCAAGGAACTACTACCAAGGCTATGTTCCTCGTGTGGGCCATGTGCATTCGCTTCTGCCTTACCTTGAAGCATCAGCGAATTACTTCGGACTGAATCCTAGAAAGTTCATACCTAAGTTCGTGCCTACAACGACACCATTCGTCATTCCGACTAGGATAGCTCGCGAGATGATGGAAAGAGTGGAATGGCAAGAGAACTGCTCTTTCGCAGAAGCATTCCTCAACATGAGGCCACGTCTGTCTGAGTTCTTTATGCTGGGCGCCTACATCGCTAGAGACCAGTTGCTCGAAGACGTGTATGATATGTCTGCTGACAAATACACAATCATCTGGAAAGAGGACCCATCGGATGAGCATGTAAGGCAGGAGATAGCCAGGACAGAAAAGGAAAAGCTCCCATTCTTCGCTATCCATCGGTCTGCTTTGCCGCTCCTCAAGCACGGTACACGCAACAGAATCGCTGATTTCTGGGTAAGGCGTGGTCTCTTTCATACACGAAAAGCCGCCATCGCCAACCTAGAGCCTCAATACGAGATGGCAAGATGAAAACGAAAGACAAGTACCTCGATGCCCTGGCAGAAGCGGTCTACTGGCGTTGCCGTGTCACGGAGCTTCTGGAGACGGACCACGTTGAGTCCGCTAAGGTGCTCGATCTAATACTTGGTCAACTCAATCACGATATCACTGACGCTGAGACGGAAAGAGTGCTTAACCAAGTCTGTGAACTTGTACGAGCCTACGACGGGGCCGACCTTGACTAAGGTAGCTATCGTCGGAAGCCGTGAATTTAAGCGGCTCGACTTGGTAATAGCTTACGTCAACGCATTACCACCAGATACGGTAGTTGTATCAGGCGGGGCGCGAGGCGTTGACAGGACGGCTGAGGAAGCCGCAGAGAAACGTGGCTTGACGACTCTGATCTTTCCCGCTGAATGGGACAAGTACGGGTTGCAAGCTGGCTTTCTTCGGAATCGCCTTCTCGTGAAGGCATGTGATTACGTCTGCGCTTTTTACAACGGAACCTCAAGAGGAACGTGGGACACGATCCAGAAAGCCAAGAAGGCTGGTAAGAGGGTCGTCGTCGTCACTGATACAGAACAGAGCGAAAAGTGATTCGTTCTGCAAACGGAAAGGAGGGATACGATGACAGGTTCACTTCAACACTTCGGGGAGGACGAAGATGTTCCTATACAGCCCCCAAGTATCGCTCCTGGCTATCTTCTTCGCTGCAGCAGCGCAGAACGCTCTGTGTGCTAAGTATCTGCGGATAGCTAGTCCAACGCGCAGGTTCTCAGCTACAGGCTTGAGCATGATCATCGCCTTCGTCGGGCTCTTCACTTGGAAGTACATCTTCAAGGACGATGCCTTTGACGGAGTCTGTTCGATCATCGCTTACGTTCTTGGTGACGGTCTAGGAACGTTCATTGGCCTGATACCAGAGCGTGCCAAGCCACCTGAGCCTCCTCTAGCAGCAGGTATTCCTGATGGCTTGAGCCACGCCGAAGCGACTTCACTCGTAGGCGAAGACGATGAAGTTGATGAAGTCCATTGTTAAGGGAAGGCAGCGCGAAGCTTTGCGCTGCCCCCTTTCTTTTTTCACATTTCGCTATTGACATCAAAGACCCATCCATTGCATACTTCCTCTCGGCCTAAACGGGTGTAACGTAAGGGCTTGGTCGTTATCTCTACGACAGTAACCGATAGGAATTCCTCTCAACGACGAAAGAAGACTGTATGCCGACATCAGTGCAACGAAAGGGTGGAACCAGAGCAGAGGCACGTAAGCAGGGAATGACTCCTGGCGACATCCTTGCTTCGCTTCTACCGAACGCTCCCGACAAGTCCTCTTGGGACCAGTTCGATACCGACTTCGAGTCCCTGCGCGATTCGCAGGGATCGGTGCGGAGGGCGATGGAGGTAGAGCAGAAGTACCTCACGGCTATCACGGAATTTGTGCAGAAGCATGGTTCGCACGGCAATCCGTCGAAGCCGATGGAAGCCGTCCTCTACCGCCACAACTGGAAGTTCCACGTTGCTATTGATGCTGATGGCAAGGCACAGCTCTACATGCGTGACCTCAATACCTCAAAATGCCCGCTTTGCAGGGTTGAGGTTGTCAACGGACAACGGTTCTGCGGGAGCTGCGGCGTGAAGCTGGAAACGTCTGCTATACTGCCCATGGAAGCGCAGCGTAGCGCGGCCTAGTCGCACACTCCTCGTAACGCTCCAGCCAGGACCCAGCTCCTCAGAACCTTGGCTGGGGCGTTACTTTGTACGTGGTAGGATCCCTTTTCCGAAAGGGGCTTGCCTATGTACATCGCTGGTGGAGAATCTCTCAACGCGGAAACCATCGCGGAGAACGCGATCCTGGTGCCCAAGGCTCTACCTGGACGCTGCGCCTTCTGTCCAAGGAAGTTCGAGACAGGGGAGCGCATTGTGTTCTTCACAAGGAAGAAGCGCCAGATGCGGGTCATGAACAATGAGGAGGGTATATCGGAGGTTGTTGAGCATCACACCATCCAGATCGAGAATGGTCATCTGGACTGTGTGACTCAGAACAAGGATTCGATTAGAGCTATCGTTCCAAAACAAGCTATTACGAAGGGAAAATTCTGAACAGTGAGCGAGCTGCCTAAGCACAGGTTGGCAAACAGGTTCATTGATACACGGGATGGGTGGTTCAACGTCCCTAAGAACCGACGCAAGAACGGTGTAACCCTCTGTAAGCTCTGTGGTGAGAAGACGTATAGCGACAAAGCGTACTGCCCTGCGCATGTTGAGCACATGCCGTACGCTGCGAGGTTGATGGCAGAGCTTGCACAGACCGATGACGAGATCAAGCAAGCGGAGCAGCTAGGCAGCTTCCACCACATTGACCCTTACGGCACGATAGCTCAGGACGTTCTCAATTGGGTGGCTTGGGGCTCTCCTACGGAGCATCCTACCCACGTCTTTGGTCTCAGCTCGATTGCCCTGGGCAACTACATGCTAGCCCTCGTCAAAGCAGGACTCATTCATCTTCAAAAGCCACCACGAGCGCGGCACAAGGAAGTGCGCCGTATTTGCCTCACGCGACGAGGCGCACAGGTGACAGGGCTTAACAGAACAAAACTCCTCCACGAAGAAGCAGTTATCTCTGTTACTGGCAGTAGTACGTGAGCGCAACCGTCTCCTTCCTATGACTTGGCCCGCGTGCCCGCACTGTACTTTAGGGCAGATGGAGTCTCGACAATGGAAGGCGACAATAAGCCTATCAACGAGCTTGAGGCGGTTCAGGCTAGTATCCGCGACGTACTCAGTGAGGGCTCGAAGTCTATCCCTTCGGATCCTGATGTTACGTTCCACAAAGTAAAGCAGCTTGATGAACATGCGCTTGGCAAGCTCAAGGCGCTAGGACACCTTGGGCTTGCTGGTGCTGGGGCTTTGACAGCAGCGGGGGGTGCTCTAACAGCAGCGGGGGGTGCTCTAGGGGCAGGGATCTCTGGCTACCAGGCCATCGACAATAGTGCTAGAGAGAAGCCTTCCAAGAAGTCCGCAGCGATTGGGGTCGCTGGTTCAGCGGTCGTTGCTCATATGGGCGGAACCTACGCCCATTCTCAATGGCAGAAGGCCAAGAAGGCTTGGAAGGAATCACAAGAGGATCCTCAGCCTGATCCTAACGTCGTACCACGTCGTACTGGCCTTCGCGAAGCCATCAATGGCACGCTCACAGCAGAGCAGCTCGTAGAGTTCGCAGTGACGAGCATGGGCTATGACCAACAGGCAACAAACGCAATCTCGAATGCAGCTCGTATCGCAGCGCTTGAACCACCTGAGATCCACGATATCCAAGATCTAGCAGACACCATCGACTGGCGCTTGCTCAAGAAGGGCATCAGCACAGAGCACATCGAGACGCAGATCCAGAACGACGGTAAGATCCTCGTTTTCCTCGATGATCGCGCCAAGCCGAAGATGGAGACGGTGAAGGAAATCCTCGCCAACTTCGGCACAGTCAGCGTTCTCCAGAAAGCTTCTGATAGGAACGAAGAGACCAAGACAGTTGAAGGCTACTACGCCGTTCAGCTTGAACCTCTTGGTCTAGACGGCCTCCAGGCAGCTCACAACGCAACGACAGACCAGAAGGACGCGGATGACAAGATGGCCGATGTCCGTGGCCCCAATATCATGCCTGGTCCTGGGCTAGCTACTCGTGGGGAATCTGTAGAAGATAACCAGATTGAAGGCGAGATCAAGAAGGAAGCACAAGCTCTCCTTTCTGACTTCGTTTTTAGCGCCTATGAGCCATTCTGTAGCTCATGTGGCTATCTCATCGAAGGTGCTCCCCCGAAGGACTTCCGTGCAGTGCAAGTTGATCGTGCCTCCCGTTTCGAGCGCATCGAGAAGCTCGTCGGAATGCCGCTCACAGAGCACGAGAGCATGGAAGAGACCTCGTCTGCCGATATGGCTTACATCCTTGGAGTGCAGGCTGGCCGACGCGGTGCTAAGCGGCACTACAGCGAAATGGTAGAGCGAAAGGCTGTAGGCGGGCCTCGTCCAGATACGATGGCGCGTATACAGGCGCTATCGAGGGATGTTGACGCTGTTAAGGCGAAGGCCACAGCAGAGCGCCAAAGGAAGCTCATGGCGCTACAACAGAAGCGCAATGAGAAGACAGCCAGCGCAGTAGCCAAGCTTTCTCAGATGAAGAAGCACGAGGAGCTTGGGCATCCATGGCTCCACGGCCACGGTTCACTGGCTGAGGCTTTCAGGTTCGGGTATCGCCTTGGATTTACAACATACCTCGAATCACTCAAGCGCCGTAAGAAGAAGGCGATGGGTGCCGACTGTGAATCCGTTGAACCGATCTCAATCGTATGGCCTGCCCTCTCGCCTCTACAGGTCGCGTGCAAGCACTGCGCGACACCAGGGACGAAGCTCGATGAGCACAAGTTCAACGGGCTCTTCTGCGCTCGTCACGGCTCACACCTCGACAAGTACTCCCGCTCTTGCTACGAGTGTGAGAGCGAAGAACCAGAGTCCGCAAGCACCAAGACGCTTTGTCCAAGTTGCCTTTCAGAGACAACGGCTGAGGATGCAGCTTGCCCCGTTTGTGGTGTCGAGTTCGATGAAGGCACAGAGAGCTACGCAGAGCATATCGCATCTACAGAGTTTGCCGACATACCAGAAGCAGGGCATCCAGAGGGATGGGGCTTGAGCGTTGGAGGCAAGAAGAAGGAGCCCTCAAAGGACATCACCCAAGCTGTCTCACAAGCAGCAGCCAAGCATCACGAGGCTCCAAAGGTAGGCCCATCGAGGATCGTTCGGGGCCGAGAGAAATTCATGCACGGCTCAGAGTTCGAGCCGAAGAAGAAGAATGAAAGTGAGGACTCCGCAGGGGAAACAGATCCCTTTCGCGGACTCGCAGAATTCATAGCTGAACGTTACCCGCAGCTCTCGGAGCAAGCGCAACAGGGTCTCTTTGCAAAGGCAAAGGGCCTTCTAACGAAGTACGGCGGGCTCATCAAGAACGTCTGGGGCGCTTTCCGTGGCAAGGGTGGAGGAGCAGCGGCGCCAGCTCAAGGTGCAGCTCCCGCTCATGGTGCCGCTCCTGCTCCAGCCGCTCCTGCAGCAGTTCAAACTGCAGGCGCACCAGCAGCCCGTGCTGGAACGCCACCTCCCGTACAGCCACCTGCGGCTCCTGCTCCAGCGGCTCCAGGTCCAGCACCGCAGCCACAGGCCGTCGCACCGAGCGCGAAGGCAGCTTACAAGGCCAAGCGTGGTCAACAGAGGGCTCAAGCTGGTGTTCAGGCTGGTAAGTACACAGGAGCTTCGCAACAGGCCCAGGCTGGTGCTGCGCGCGCCGTCGTTGGACCAGGTAAACCTGGAGCTGTGTCTGGCTCTGTAGCTGGAAACGTGCAGCAAGCACGGGTCAACGTCGCACAGCAAGCGATTGCTCAAGGCAAGATGAGAACAGGCTTGCCTGGGCTGATCCAACGTGGGGGTGGTGCTGTTGCACAGGCTGGACGTTCTGTTGGTGGCGGCATTCAGAGAGCTGTGATGGGCCGCAACGTACTCCAGCGGGGTCCACAAGGCTTGCAGAAGGTTCGTCAAGGTGGCCTTGCAGGCGCCGCCAGGGGTGTCTTTGGAAGGGCTCAAGCAGCAAAGAAGTGGATGCTTGGGCAAAGTCTTGAAGACGTATCTGGCCTTCTCACGCTTGCTGAGGCAGAAGGTTTCGTCTTTGAGAGTGAAGAGGATGTTTACAACTTCCTTGAGTTTGTATACGACCTCTCAGAAAACTTCCTCACTGAGTAGGAGAAACACATGAGGCAAGAAGTCATCGACGCTATTGCAGAAGCTCTCTACTCCTACCGTGTAGGTGCTTCTACCCTTGCCGATCTACAGACTAGCGTATCTCGCTATGGCCTCATTATAGAGGATCACAATGAGGTCACAGCTATTCTCACAGAGCTTGAAGAAGAGGAAGGGGCAGAAGGCGAGGCCAAGCCAAAGAAGCCTTCCAAGCTCAAGAAGTTCCTCAAGGGCGCTGCTGTAGTCGGCGCTGGAGCTGGCGCTTTGGCTCTTGCTCATCATCTTGGCAAGAAGAAGTCTGACACAAGTGGAAGGCCAGCACCCGAAACATCTCACAAGCAATCTGATGTTCATGTTGGTCGATCCGCCTCCAAGCTCGCTGGGATGCGCGCTGCTGCCAAGCAGGAGAAAAAGGAAAAGAAGGGCGAAGAAAAGCCTGATTCAGCTAAGGAAGCAAAGCACGCTGTTGCAAGGGCTGGACAGAAGGCAAAGACACTAGAGATTAAGGGCGGTGCTCACGGTGGTCCTCGTGAATTCAGCTCTGCAATGTCGCATCTCGCTAACGTTGGCGGAAGCCACAAGCAGGTGAAACACGCGACAGCCCTTCACCAGATGCACAAGGTTGGAAAGCTCAAGAGGCTCCGCGCAGAGAAGGAGCTACCTGCTCTAAAGCAGCATCCAATCCAGTTCGGCGGTGGGAAGAGGACTGGTGGGACTGAGCATAAGAGCAAAGCGAAAGTCAGTGGAGCCGCTGAAAAGCTCAAGGTCCACCGTGAGCATCCACTTTCTGCAGCTATGGCAGGACATCACGCTGGTAAGGCGGTCTCCCACGCGCAAGCGAAATCATCGGCTCACGCTCCTGACGAAGCGCTCACCGCGCAGGATACACGGCTTCTCAGCCTGCTTGAGACGTATATCAATGGGTTCATGACATTCTCTTCTCTTCGTGAATCGCTCCTTCCGCTAGGTATCGTTCTTCACGATCATGCGGAAGCTCTCTACCTTGCTAAGAATTTCCTTGCTGAGACGGTAGAAGCTGACGACGAAGAGGATGAGGAAAAGCAAGACGAAGAAGAGAAGAAGGGCAGCTAAACCATGACGCAGATCTGGTTGCCGCTTACGCCATCATTCGATCCAGTAGAATACGCACTCACAGAGGGCCTTGATGAGAGTTGCGTCAAGGATCTTGTTGAGGCAGGGGTGGCTGGTGGTCGTCATGCTCAGCTCCGCTATCTCTTCGCAAAGGGGCACCTCAGCAAGAAGAAGCGTGGCGGCGTTCACTACCGCAAGTATCGCAAGGGTTCACCTGAACACAGCAAACACGCAAGCCGCAAAGCACGCCAGCGCTACGGCCACGCCTATCGCTTCGGTTCTCCAGAACACCACGAGCACCTTCGGAAGATCTCCCCATTCGTCCATCGACACGAGAGTGTGATGGAGGATCATGGAATCACGTACTACGGTGTCTCGGCACCTTCAACAGAAGAAGTCGATCTCACATACCACACAACGAGCGGAAATCTCAAGTCACTTGTCAGCAATGGCGCCTTCCGTCGCCTAGTCAGAATGTACTACATGAAGTCTGGCGCCAACAAGGAGCGGGCTACAGTCATTCTGATGGCTCTTCTCGTTGAGCTTGTGAAGGGCCTTGGCATCCAGGCACGGCCACATCTGATTGACAACATCAAGTGGGCTATCGAAACAGAGCTGCAAAGCTTGTATCACATGGAGCTAGGATCTGATGCAGAGCTTCCAGCTAGCACTGGATCCCGTGGTTCTCGTGGTCTACGCCAACGCCTCTTCAAGACTCTCTATTCGCGCTATCGCGACCACTCAGAGGCCGCAGGAGAGCTTGTCGAGATCGCAAAGGCTCTACTCCACGCTCTTCGCGTGGATAGCCCAGCGAACATGCGCAATGTCCACAAAGCAGTGAATGATATCCTAACGTCGGCACATCTTGAGGGTCACATTGGAGAAGCTGTCCAGGGTGAACAAGAGCAAGTTGTCTTCGACACAGCCTGTGAAGCACTCGCCCCCTACGCAGACGCCAACCTCACGCTCGAAAACGTCGCCAGCATTCTCGACTCTGCTGGGCTTCTGTTCCGTAATCATGATGCTTTTGGGCTTCTGCTGGATCGGATTGTCGAGTCTGGTAAGGATCGTGATCGGGGCGATGGGCCTGGGGATGATGATGACGATGATAGTGACGACGATGCTGACGGCGGTGATGACGGACCAGATGATGACGATTATGACGATGATGAAGACGAAGAGGATGAGGAAGGCGACGATGAGGATGATGAGGATGAAGACGAAGAGGACGATGAGGAGGATGACGAAGACGACGACGGAGACGATGACGACGATGAAGAAGAGGATGAGAAGGATAGCAAAAAGGATGAGTCGTTTTCCGCCAGGGAAGTAGAAGTATACGAACTCGCTGAATCAGTCCTCGAAGAGCGTAGTCTTGTGAAGGCAGCTTGGCACGCTGGCAAAGGAGCAGTACATGCTGGTATTGCTGGCCTTGGCCTTTATGGTGGCGTTAGCTCAGCCCACGCTCTAAAGCATCCTGAGAAGGAACATCCAGAGGCAGTTCGTTGGTATCAGGCCCGCGCTAAGCAGGCCATCGATGCTTCTCACCTACACCATGCCAAGCGCAGCAAGGAACTTTCAACTCCTAAAGATACCGATTGGGCAAACAAGGCAGCAGCCAAGGTACACAACTTCCCAGGAGGCGACGTTGCCAATATTGGCCTAGCCATGGGTCGCGCCAAGTTCCATGACATCGTAGCTCGCAGCAAGGGCCACGCTGCAGCAGCCCTTGTCGGTTCACATGCACTCGCTCTTCACCAGGGCCTCGCGGCTGGCAAGTCCTTCCACACTGCCTGGAAGCATCTCAAGTCAGAGGCTAAGGCCGATGTTTCGGAGGATACGAAAGCTGCTTTGAAGCACGTTGGCAAAGGTCTCGGGCACACGGCAGCAGCCATTGGTGGAGCTTTCATCGGTAACAGAGCCTTCTCAGGCCATTCCGATGCAGAGAAACAAAAGGCCGCTGAGCGATGGGCAAAGCAAGGCTGGGAGCATGGAATCCCTGAACGGGATCATCCGCCTAAGACAGCAGCTCCTCACCACGGCATCGGAGCTGAGGGTAAGCCGATGCGTGAGCCAGAGGTCGAACAGCCTTGGCATGGACTAGGTCGTCATCCAGTTCCCGCTCATGCGGTAGCAGCGGGCGGATACGGTCTCTTCTTTCATCAGGGGCACAAGGCTGTAAAGAGCTTCAAGAAGGCATACAAAGCCTACAAGCAGCCTAAGAGAGTTGACGCTTGATCCCTATTGACGACGAAATGGAACTTGATGAAGTCCGTCGTCGGACAAGGGGTCGTGTCGTCTCTGTTGGTGGTATACGATTTCGCATTGGGCGTCGATATGTAGGCGCTAAGAACATGAAGCGCTCACGTGCCGCCAAGAGAGCAGCAAGGCGTTTCCGCTTCAAGCGCAGGATGGCGCGAAGGAAGTTCTTGCGCTCATCACGCGGACGAAGACTTATCAGGGCTCTACATCAACTCGCACAACGTCGTAGGCATTCGCCAGGGTCTCATCATCGTAGGCACCACTGATATGGACAGCAACACCCCCATTCATGATGCACTCCTAGATCCCTCTCTTATAGAGGAGATGAGGAAAGAATGTGAAGAAGCTGGTCTTATCTTTGATGACGACGAAGAACTGATCGAGTTTCTCAACGAGGTTTTGACTTACGGTTCCCCAGAAGGGGAGTTTAACGTCCCAGAACACGTTGATAGAGACGAAGATGAGTTTGATGATGAGTATGACGATGAAGACGAACTGGAACCAACAGAGCAAGAATCTTAGACGCTTCTTTGAAACAAGCCACAGGCGGCAAGCCTGGGAGATGAGTAGTTATGGACCTTAACGGGCTAGGAATCGGTCTCAACACGGATGTAGCCGAAAACGAAGGATCGACTCATCTACCTGCTGCTGCAGCTCCTAACAGTCACCCAGAACACAGCGGCGCCAAGCACGCAGCGAAGGTCGCTGCTATGGCTGGCGGCGGTGTCGCTGCTCTTGCTGGCGCTGGCTATCTAGCCCATCGTGCCATCAAGAAGTGGTGGAAGAAGGGCAAGAAGGCGCACGAGTCCTTGTATTCGCGCGTTCTTGAGGCCACCGCTGGAGGCGATCTTTATCAAGAGGACTTCGATACCGTCAAGAGTCTAGCAGAGAATGACGGTTTTGAGTTCGACAATGACGATGCAGTTTGTCAGTTCATTCTCATGGGTGTCGAGGAAGCTGAGAAGCCTGAGCCCGCAGGTGTTCTCTCAGATATCTACGGCGCCGATAGCATCAAGTCCTGGTGGCTCGGCCAGGATGAGAATCTCCTTTACTCCGATCCTTCTCAGATCCGAAATCTAGCTGAGCAGGATGGAGTCGTATTCCCAACAGAAGATGAGCTTATTGAGTTCATTGAGCTTGGCTTCGACGCCATCGAGGAACACGGTGACGCCTGCCCAGAAACAGGTTCGATGGAAACAGGGCGTCTTGCTAAGCAGCAAAAGAAGGAGCCGCCCGAAACAGGCTCGATGGAAACAGGGCGTCTCTCCAAGCCCAAGAAGGAGTCGCTCGTGTCAGAAGCGCTTCTCACTAAGATTCGCGAGTTCTTCGCGGAGTGCCAGCTTCCTGCTGGTCAAGTCGTCAATGCCGATCAGATCCAGAAGCTCGCAGAAGAGAAGGGCTTCACTTTCACAGATCGTTCAGCTCTCGATGCCTTCATTCGTATCGGCCTCGATGAGACGTATGGAGTTGAGGACGCGGTCACGGCTGAGGAGCTTGAGGCAACGGAGCAGGCCATCGCTGCCATCCGTGAGAGCCTCTCGAAGAGCGTTGATGCTCTCGATCTAGGGACTATCCGCGAGGCTGTCCAAGCAGCGGTTCCTGGCTTCGAGTTCGAGAACCTCGCAGAGCTTCGTACCTTCGCATCCGATATCGTTCCTACGTTGACAGAGGAAGAGAAGAAGCCTGGTTTCGTACGCAAGTGGGCAGGTCGTATTGGCAAGGCTGCTGTAGCTGGCGCCGCTCTCTACGGTGCTCACAGGGCCGCGCAGGCAGGTCATCTTGGCGCGGGTGTTCAAGCGGCTCATGCGAAGCTTATGGGCAAGGCTGCTGGGCACGCAGCCACAGCTAAGAAGGCTGTCGGCGCCGCTCTCCAGAAGGGTGGCGAGAAGGCTGCTGAGGCGGGTGAGAAGCTCCAGCACAGGACGCAGCGGATGGAGGCAAAGAAGCCGTTCCCGCTTGGCGCGGGTCGTCCAATGAGCGAGGAAGATAACCAAGAGATCGCTCACCCTGGTCTCCTCCAGAACGTCGATATGCAGCCTCAGCATCCAGGTGCAGACATCTTCCCTGGCGTCGAGAAGTCGCATGGCGAAGGTGAGGCTGGACAGCATGTTGGCCCCACAAGCGATACGCTTTCAGGCAACGCTTCGGGCTCACACGATGCGAAGGACAGTGGTGGCGAAGGCGCTATGGACGGCGGCAGCAAGGGCACAGAAGGCCCAAGCGATGCCACAACTGGTCAGAATGACGAGATGTCGATGAAGGAGTGTCCTGTCTGCCACGATCCGAATGCAGCTACAGAAGCATTTTGCGGTCGTTGTGGAACGGTTCTCCCCGTCAATCCGAACAACATGGACGGTGGCGTACCTGCAATGGGCCGCATGATGGGTGGCAAGGCGAACACGCAAGCCTACATGGGTCCAGGTGCCATGAACGTGACTGGTCCTCCAGAGGGAGTTGCTAGCCCCTATGGTGGCGCTCCCAATAAGAACGCCTATATCGGTGCTGGAGCAATGGCCGATAAGGGAATGCCTGGTCCGAACATGGGTGGAGCTTCCTTCTATGCTGGTCAGAATCCAGCGATGAAAGAATCACGCCGCATCGAGACTTCGCAGCTCGTTCTTGAGCGCCTCCTACGTGGTGTTCCAGCTCGGAAGGCTATCGAAGAGCAAGGCAAGGATCAGACTTCGCGGACACAGATTGCTGGTGCTCCGAAGGCTGGTGGTATGTCAGCCGCAGCGAAGGACTCAGTGGCTTCGCACGCTAGGGGTGCAGAAGGCAAGAGCCCAGAGAAGGAAGGCGCAGCACGGGCTGGCACGATGCACAAGGACGCAGAGGCACCGCATCCAGAGAACGTGACAACTCGTCGTGAGTCGGTTTCTCAGGACTCTAACGTAGCTGAGGCTGAGACGGACGATCCCGTTCCGCAGCAGGTTCCCGTTGGCACGGCGTCAACAAGCCAGCCTGCAGCACCGAGCGTCGATGCTGTGAATCGCGCGCTCGCACAGAACGGATTCCATCCAATCACTGAGCTAGAGGTTGAACACATTGTTGGATTCCTCTCGCAGCTCGGAGAGAACGTCCGCAAGGCTGCTCAGTATACGGGGCATCCTCTGCCGCTTGTGCAGATCGTTGCTAACCTCGCAGGTTACGGTCCTCAGTACGGCTATCCCAACATTCGCTAAGTGGTAGTACCAACCTTTCCACTACTCCTCCTCGTCGTATTGCATCTCTTCCGCTAGCCCCGTTACCTGGCGCACCTCCCAGGTAACGGGGCTTTGTATTGCTGAGCATATGGCTGATAATCTGGATGATAGCCTTCGTGAACTCGCTGAGGGAAGCCCCGTAGAGGAGGTCATCGGACGGCTTTTCGGTGGAAAGCTAGGACCTGAACCTTACTGCACACGATGTCAAAAGCGTAAAACAAGCGGATACGCCTACTGCGACGTATGCCGAAGTGAGCTTGCTGAGCGCCTGGCTGGATTGAAGCGTGCTGGTTGCTGCGTAAGCTGCAAGAAGCCTATTCAGGCTGGCGCATGGTGTGGTGAGTGCCTCAACAAATCCCGCGTGAAACGAGAGGATAGGAAGGCGAATGGCCGCTGCACTCGCTGCAATGGAGTGGCTATCCCAGGACAAACGCGCTGTGAGACCTGCAAGGCTTTCGATGACTGGCGTATTCAGCAGTTGAAGAAAGATGGCTACTGCGTTGGATGCCATACTGCAAAGGCTAGGGAGGGTAAGGCTACCTGTGAGCCGTGCTCACGGAAGCGGCTAGAGAACGTCAGGAAGTGGCGCGAAGCTCAGAAGGCGTACAAGGCAACGCCTCTCGGGTTGCTTGAAGTGCAATGGAAGAAGAGTCCCGCTGATTGGACGCTTATAGGCCAGTACTACCGAGAGTTGCGCAAAACTGATTGTAAGAAAAAAGTAGATGAACTTCTTACATCATCATTTGACCGCTCTGTTGATACAGCACTAGCAGAGTTTCTGAATGCTTTCTCATTCATTCCAGCGCTTGTTGAGGGGAAGAGCTATTCGTTCGCTCGGCCAGCGAGACGCAATCAGTATGTGCAACAGCTACAGCTTCGCCCAGGTTGGACAGCACTCGCAACGAAGCTCGGACAGCCGCTACCTGACGTTTCGGGCACGATAGAATCTCTGTTCGTTCTCTTCCGAACACCGACTGGCTATGCTCTCAACATCTCGCACATACGCGGACTACCAGAATCGGATGGGAAGATCCGTAGGCACGAGCTATCAGCCGACGTAGCTCAGTACGTCTCATATAGCGAGCCGTCTCTCTAAGATAGGTGAGATATGGAACAGTACCACGACCTTGTTCAGCAGATAGTACGTGGCCGTCCCGTTTCGTCTGCTGTTGAAGAGCTTCTAGGCGAAGACAAGCTATCTGGCGAGGAACGAGAAGAACTATCTGGTGGTGAGTTCGTCTTCCCGAAGGAACGCCGTTATCCGATTCATGATGAAGCGCACGCCCGCAATGCACTTGCTCGTGTAGCTCAACACGGATCACCAGACGAACAAGCAAAAGTCAAGGCGGCGGTTAGGAAGAAGTATCCAAGCATCGAAGTCGGGGAATCACTTGAAGACGACGATGAAGAGCCTGTCGAGGAAGCAGATAAGTGGATCCAAGGCGCTATCAAGCATCCTGGGGCACTTCACAGGCAGCTTGGTGTTCCCGAAGGCGAGAAGATTCCAAGGAAGAGACTCGAACAAGCGGCACAAGCTGGCGGAAAGCTAGGCAAGCGCGCTCGACTCGCAATGACGCTCGGCAGACTCCGCAAGTAAGAGGGGCTCATGTCTAACAAGAACTGGCAGGTAGTTGGTTCCGTCAATGTGACGGGGCTAGCACCTATCAAGCTCGATCAAACGACAGCGCAAGTCAACGATCAGAACGAGATCCGCACCTACAGAAACACACTGACTCCAAGTGAGTCTTTCACCCCAGATCTCACTGCGTTCGCTGCTGTGCGCTCAATCGTGTTTACGTCAGATCAGCCTGTGAGCGTGACGATCAACGGTGGACCACCGCGTCCGAATGTTCGTATGGTTATCGAATGGGCTTCTGCTAGCGGCTCATTGCTTTCTGGAATCACGGTACAGAATCCACCTACAGCGCTCGTCAATGCGGAAATCACGTTGGTGCTCGGGGGAGACGGTGTGTAAGGAGCAACGATGGCTGCACCTAAGACCGTCAACGTCAACGCCGATTTCAAGGCGAACAACGACAGCTTCAAGTTGAATCAAACCGTCAATACGTCGGATATGGAGACGGTTCTCGCAAGTCTGTCTCCGACGACTGACAGTACCACTATGTCTTCTTCGAGCCTTTTGCTTGTTGCAAGTCAGCCTGTCAATACGAATTTGCTTGGCGGAACGCCGCAGACTAACGTAAGGCTCCTTATCCTACTCGCTGACCCTGCGTAAGTGCCATGCCATTTGTAAACAAGGAAAAAGATCGCGAATACAGGCGTAACTATCGACTCAAGTACCATCATCGTCGCATGGAAGATGATGAGTATAGACAAAGATATCGCGGTTATGCGATGGCTCGCTATGACCGTATGCGAAAGATTGTTCAAGATTTCAAATCTGGAAAAGCCTGTGTGAAGTGTGGTGAGAACCATCCTGCCTGTCTAGTCTTCCATCATCGTGACCCAAGCACAAAGCTCTTCAACATCGGCAACTACAACAAGGCGGCAAAGGCTATCCACGAAGAGATAGCAAAGTGTGACTTGTTGTGTGCGAACTGCCACCTAAAGCTCCACGCAGAAGCTAGGACGGCTGTATCGTGAACATAATTTCGATCACACCACGAGGCGGTAGCCCTGGTACGTCAATAACCATCGTTGGCACTGGTTTCGGTGCCACGCAGGGCACCATTACGATTGGTGGTCAGCCAGTCTCGACCTTCTCGAACTGGACAGATACGAACATCGTCTTCCTAGTGCCCACTGGCACTCCAACAGACGGTAACTTCGTTCTCCACATCAACGATGCTCTTCTCGTCAACTCCGCAGAAGAGATGTTCTGGGTTCCATCGCCAACCCCGCTTTTCAATGACATAGATTACAAACTCCCTGGAACTGAAACTGGTCCTACGCAGAACGATGACCTAGCACGTCGTCTCGATGCTGCGACGATCAACCGTATCTTCGACCGCGCAACAGCGATCAATCCACCAGGGCAGCAGGGTCCAGCAGGTCCCGCTGGACCTCCAGGTCCCGCTGGACCTGCTGGCCCTGCAGGTCCACCAGGAGCTACTGGTCCTGCTGGTCCTACAGGTCAGCTTGGCCCACAAGGTCTCCCTGGTGCTACAGGCCCAAAGGGTGACAAGGGCGACACAGGACTCACAGGCGCTCCTGGCCCGCCAGGTGTAGCAGGTGTTCAGGGTGCAACTGGCTCGATTGGACCGATGGGTCCACAAGGCACCGCTGGTCTTCCAGGTGCCACAGGTTCTCCTGGTGTCGCAGGTCCAAAGGGTGATACTGGTCCTATAGGCCCAGCAGGTCCAGCGGGTATAGAGGGCGCGTCAGGTCCGTCTGGTCCCGCAGGACCAATCGGACTCACAGGCGCAACAGGTGGGCCTGGCCCACAAGGAATCCAAGGTCCACAGGGTCTTCCTGGCCCAGCGGGTCCTGCAGGTCCAATCGGCCTAACAGGTCCAAAGGGTGACACAGGAGCCGCAGGTCCAGCAGGATCGCAAGGTTCCACAGGCGTAGCAGGTCCAGTAGGTCCAATAGGTCCAAAGGGAGATACTGGCCCACAGGGCGCTCTCGGGCCATCAGGCGCAGCGGGTGCCACAGGCTTGACGGGTCCAATCGGTCCTCAAGGTCCGAAAGGTGATAAAGGCGATACAGGTCCAATCGGCGCAACAGGAGCGTCTGGCGCTCCTGGTCCCGCTGGTATCGCAGGTCCAGCAGGAATACAAGGAACAACTGGTCCTCCAGGCCCGCAAGGTGTCGCTGGTCAGCCAGGTGTTCCTGGTGCTCCAGGTAATCAGGGTCCAAAGGGTGATACTGGTATCACTGGTGCTCAAGGAGCCGCAGGCCCAACTGGTGCTCCTGGTATTCAGGGTGTCAAAGGCGATAAAGGTGATATCGGTCTCACTGGTCCTATTGGATCAATCGGTCCACAAGGTCTTCAAGGCCCGTCTGGTCCCGCTGGTCCTAGCGGGACACAGGGTCCTTCGGGACCTCCAGGTCCCATTGGCCCTCCAGGTCCCAAGGGAGATCCAGGTCCACAAGGCATCGAAGGTCCGCAAGGTGTCCAAGGTCCACTTGGTCCGATAGGCCCTTCTGGTGGTCCTCCAGGTCCACAAGGTAATCCAGGTATTCCTGGTCCTCCTGGCGCACAGGGTCCTCCTGGTGCTACTGGTCCTCAAGGTCCAGCAGGCCCAACAGGTTCACAGGGCCTCACTGGTGCTGTAGGACCAACAGGCCCTCCTGGTTCGGTTGGTCCCGCTGGTCCCGCTGGCGTTGCTGGCCCTCCTGGTGCAGCAGGTTCAACGGGTGCTCAAGGTCCACCAGGCGTTACTGGTCCTGCAGGACCGACAGGTCCCACAGGTCCGACAGGATTCAACTGGCGAGATAGCTGGACATCGTCCGCTACTTACCAGATAAACGATGGTGTCGAATCTGGTGGAACCAGCTACATTGCAATAGCTGTTAACACTAACTCACAGCCACCGAGCGTGAACTGGAACCTGTTCGCACAAGCAGGTTCGCAAGGCCCAACAGGTCCGACAGGTCCAACAGGAGCTACAGGTTCCACAGGTCCACAAGGACTTCAAGGTCCACCAGGCGTAACTGGAGCAACTGGTGCAACTGGACCTACAGGCCCCACAGGACCCCAAGGCCCACCAGGTCTCAACTGGCGTGATACTTGGTCAAGTCTTTCAATTTACCAGATAGGTGATGGCGTTGCCTGGCAAGGCAATAGCTATATTGCCGTCGCTGTTAGCACAGGCTCCCAACCTCCGAGCGTAGATTGGGACCTACTCGCACAAGAAGGTGCTCAGGGTATTCAGGGTATCCAGGGTATCCAAGGCATTCCAGGTCCAACTGGTGCGACGGGACAGGGCTTCACTTGGCGTGGCAACTGGAGCAACGTCACTGCGTATCTTGCTTACGACGTTGTAATGTATCTAGGCTCCACGTATGTTGCGATAGCAAGTAGCACTGGAGCTATACCAGAGAACAGCCCGTCTAAGTGGGGTCTTTCTGCTCAAGGAATCAACAATACTGGTGCGTGGAACTCCGTCGAGACGTACAGTCCTGGCGATCTTGTAACGCTCAATGGGTCATCTTACCTTTGCGTAATCTCTAACACGAATACCATACCTCCGAACCCGACATACTGGCTCCTCTTCGCCTCGAAGGGCGATCAGGGTATCCAGGGCTATCAGGGTGTTCAAGGTCCATCTGGTGGTCCGACAGGTCCGCAGGGTATCCAGGGCAACCAGGGCAACGCTGGTGTTACGGGCGCTACATCGAATGCTGGTATGCGTCAGCAGCAAGTCACGGCTGCGTTGCTAACGGGGCCTCAATCTTTCACAATTACGACAGCGAACACGCCGATTGCCACAGATCGCGTCTATATGATTGTCGATGGTAGGTACGAGCGGGCAAACGGAAACATCACGGTCGCTATCAGTGTTGGGAGCTTCCAAGTCAACTGGAATGGGGCATACGACCTTACACCCAACGACGACATCGTCGTTACTTGGTTCACGACACCTCCGTGAGCGAATACAGGGAGCTATCATATGCGTCTTCTGCTAAGCGGTAATGAGTTGTACGACTACTTCGCTGAGGGATGGTTCATCCAGAGCGGGAGTTTCACTACCTCGACAAACCAGCCTGGTGGGCGTCGGTCTCCACAGGGTAACGGTGGCAAGTACTACTTTTACCTTGCTGCTAGCACAGCCACAAACACTATCGCTCACAGAATCTTCAACCCTGCTGTTGGGCTCTGTACATCAGTAACGCAGGGTGGACTCCAAGAGATCTATGGACGTGTTGCCTTCAACACCAACATAGCTAACACAACGCAGACGTTGCTGTCATTCTTTAACTCTTCCAATGGCGTATCTGTCGGCGCAATTGGCACAACGTCCCTTGGTTCAGGTGGAACGAACGGTTTCGCTGCTTTCAACGGTGCTGGCACTCAGCAAGCTGGATCAGCTATCAACCTAATTACATCAGGTGTTTGGCTCCGTCTTGAATGGCACTTCAAGTGTTCGGCGTCTGGCGGTCTTTGGGAAGGATGGGTGAATGATGTCCCAGCTTTCTCTGTGTCAGGTCTCAATACATCTAACGGAACGACCGTATGCTTTGATTCTATAATCATCGGACCAGGTGGCAACTTTGGTAGCACCTGGCAGTACGACGACATAGCCATCAACGATACAACAGGTCCATCCAACGTGGGTCGTCCTGGTGAGGGCTACGTCATCGCTCTGTTCCCAACTCGCTCTGGCACCTTCTCGCAGCTCCAAAACGCCTTTGGCACAAGCGCCGAGAACTACGACCACGTCAATAGGCCAATCACAGCCTATACCGATCCAACGAATGTGTCCTTGTATGTCGGGACTAACACACCATATCAGAAGGATAGCTACAAGATGACCTCACTTCCGCAGGAGCTTGGCGGAATCTCAGCTTTGAAGGTCATCTCGAACGTTGCTAGAAACGGTTCTGGTATCACGAACGCTAAGCTCCTCATGGAGCCTGGTTCGCCACAGCCAATCGTGGCACCGACAGGCGTTGCCGCATCTGGTGGCTTCGGCACAGCGGGCGACCATCAATTCTGCGTTGTCAACAAGATCGGTGGCAGCTACGGCCTTCCGAGCCCGATGTCTCTTGTTGTCAACCTCACTGGTGGTAACGGCACGGTGAATCTGACGATCCCTACGGCACCGACTCTACAGCAAGATCCACAGAGCGTCGTTACGGCCCGTGAGATCTACGCAAGCAAGGCCAACACCGACACGACGGTTGATGCAGCATCTAATGCTCAGCAACTCCCAGGTATGGGTGGTCCATCACAGATTTTCCTCGCTGGCAATATGTCGTACTTCTCAGTTCTGCCTAATACGACGATGACATTCCAGATGAGTGGAACAGCGCTACCGTTTAACAATATCGGTTCACCGCCAGGTGTACCACCGATCCAAGTCCCTGTGGTCAATGTGGCGTCTACAGTTGGCTGGCCGACGCAGGGCACTTTCTTCGTTCAGACGAGCGCTGGCCTCTATAGCGTTCCCTATACTGGCGTCACGGCAACTAGCTTCCTCGGTTGCACATTCCCCGTCAGCACTGGAGCTACAGCACCAAACCTCCTCGTGAACTCGATTGCTACGGGCTCAAACGGAGTCAACGTAAGCACATTCACTGGAACACAAACGCTCAACGTCAACTCGAACCCTGTGGCGCTCACCTTCCCTTCGAGCGGCCTCCTCATTGTTCCGACTTCTGGAGGCACAGCAGTTCTTTCGTATGGAAACATACAAGCGTCACCACCAGCTTTCTTGAACGTCACCACGGTCAGCGGCACAGGTACGCTCACAGGCTCGGCCACGGTGTCTGCAAGCAACTTCATCCAGTACACAGGGACCGCTACGCTTGGTTCCGTCAACTCTCAGCAAGGTATCGCCTACATTTCCAACGCTGCTGGATTCGTCCATCAGATCCTATACACAGGCACCACGACTTCACCGAATTCGCTTACAGGTTGCACGGGCGGCTTCGGCTCACTTGCCACGGGTGGTTTCGTTTCTGGCCCGCTCTTCCTAGTCGGTACTGTAAACGACAACACGACGACGGCCTTCGCCTTTTCGATAGCTGACTCGAATTTCGGCTCACTCATATTGACAACGGAGATAGCTTCTTCTCCAATCGCGATTGTGAACGGTGCCTTCAACTACTACGAGAACATATTCGACCACAATCCTACTACGGGACTACCGTGGGGTCGTGATGAGATAGAGCAGATCGAAGCTGGCATCCAGTTCCTCCCGTAATCTGCGCTGTCTTTGACGCTTACTTTGTGAGGCCAATCGGATGGTTCAAGCCAAGCCCACTACGCCAGTTATCAATACGGGCGATTCGCTCTATCCTAACCTAATCTGCGCGCTACCGCTGCAGGACGGTACTGGTACGACGGCACATGATCTATCTGGGCTTGGCTACAACGCAACGCTCACAGGCGGCGCAACGTGGTTCAATGATCCCACGCTTGGAACCGTCCTGCAGCTCGATGGTACATCTGGATTTCTCACGCTAGCGTCGAATCTCAACGCAGCCCTTCTTGCTAGCCTAACTGGCGTCACAGTCTCTATGTGGCTCAAGTTGAGGAATAACCAACCGACCGTTGCCACGAAGACTGGTCTCATGACGATCCAGTCTTACAACACAGGAACGAAGGCATCTAAGTGGCCCGCTGGCGGCTCCGTCACTGGTGAAGTCAACGGTCTTGGCTACCTCTCGACGTTTCGTGATAACACCAACACCAGCGTTACAGGTATATCGCTCGGAGCGACAGATAAGAGTCAGTGGCACTTGCTTACTATTGCCTCCCAAGCTGGCGGTCAATGGACCGCATGGCTCAATGGAGTGCAACTCACTACTGTAATAAGTGCTAATCCGATTGGTGCCACACTCACGGCGGTCATGGGTCAGAGTCCATCCGATACGAACGGTGGTCCATACTACCTCGACGGATGGGTTGGTGACTTCCGCGCGTATAACCTTGCGCTCATCACTCCGCAAGTGCAATCGCTGTTCAATTCTCCGTGGAATCTCTACACGATCACAACACCGATATCGCAATCCCGCCTTGAAGCGCTTACCGTTGATGCTACGTACTACTTGCCTATGTCAGAGCGTATGGCTGCTATTGAACTCGATATGTATTTCAATCGTGGCAGCGTAGCATCGAGTCGCACGTCTATGCTCATGATAGACGGTACTCCATATCACGATGCTGGCGCATCTATCCCTCCAAACGATCCTGGGCTTATCCCACTCAATCAAACGAACGCCTTCAATCCATCACTCAAACCACTCAACAGTCCAGTTCCAACTCTAAATGCTGACGCTGTAAACACAAATTCTACCCTTGCTATGCCTCTATCTGAGGGCTATACAGGGTCATCAACAGCGCCGACACTTACATTGGCCTCTGGTGGCACACTGGCGGTCGGAACGTTCTTCTATGCTTACAGCTTCGTGTCACCGCTCGGTGAATCGAGCTTGAGCACGGTAGCAAGTATCACAACAAATGCCTCGAACAAGACGGTCAACCTGACGACTATCGTCGCTGGACCTGCTGGTACGACCGCCCGTAACATCTACCGCGCAACGACGAACGCTAACGGATCATATCAGCTTATCGGAACGATTGCCGACAATACAACGACGGTCTTCTCAGATGGTGGTTTGGCTGCTGGTGCTAATGGGCCATTCGAGGTCAACGACCGCAGCGGTAACGGTAACAACGGAACCTTTGTAAATACGGTCTCGTGGGATACGAGTATCTCAAGTTACTACTACATCAACCGCGTCAAGGCCCCATCCCTCAAGTTCTCGTCAGGTAGTGGAAGCTATGTCCGTGTGCCTCGGACGGCTTCGCTTGAACCTACAACGAATTACTCGATTGCTGCGTGGGTTCGTCCAGCAGCCTTCCCAAGTATCAATTTCGGAACAATCGTTGGAAAGGTTTCACACGCTGGTACGGACCATTCGTACTTCCTTGGAGCAACGACAAGCGGAGCGTTTGTTTTCTACCAGCGAGACATTACTGATGGTGGGGCAGGACAATCTGTTACTGGAGGATCGTATCCTAACTCGCTCTCAGGAGGTCCATACTTCATCGTTGGAACGTACGACGGTTCTCTGCAGAGGCTTTATGTCAATGGTGCTCTCGTAAATTCGATAGGTGACAGCGGTGCAATCGACTATACGACACCAGGCGACTTCTACATCGGTGGGACCATAGCAGGGAACGGAACATTCAACGGTGACATCGATGAAGTTCGGATGTGGAATCGTGTCCTTTCGGCTACTGAAATAGCGAATATGTGGAGCGTTTCTCATAGTGGTAGTGGTACTACTACTGCAGTTGTTCCTGTGCTAGATGCTGCCTCTGGTGCATACGGTGCCTTCTCAACAGGAGCAATGACAAACGTTCACACGCTTATCGTTGATGCCTCCTATCATAAGCAGGCAGCATCTTCTCGTGTTCACATTTTGATGATTGATGGCTTCGTAAGAGGCAAGGGCACTGCGACAGATCGTATGATGGGAATCGAACTCGATTGGGTTCCTGTTGCTACGACCGTGTCATTCGCAGGAGTTTGGTCATCGGCAGTAACTTACAGCATAGGTCAAATCGTCATCTACAACGGCCAAGAATACGTCTCGCTCACAAACAGTAACCTCAACAACGTTCCGTCTACCAGCACTGCCAACTGGAGCCCATACTCGCAGATCACGATGGGTATCGGCGTCTGCACGCCGAACCAGGGCACATTCAACGGCGGAACCGTGGTTCAAGTATCGGGGCAGTACTTCCGAAACGTCACCGCCGTGTATATCGGTGGAATTTCGGTAGCATTTACGGTTCTAAGTGATTCACTCATCCAGTTCACAACACCAGCACATGCCGCAGGCTTCGTGCAGGTTCGTGTAGACTCCTCAACGTATGGAACGGTCACGGCTGACCGCATCTTCCAGTACGTAGGAGGCCAAGTGGCTGGGCAAGCAACGCTCTTCCGTGGAAAGCTATGGACGACGAGCATGTGGCATCAGGATCCACCAGGCTCGTTCTACACAGGCATGACCACTATCTCTGGGAGTGATGCCATCCTCCCATTCACGCTTACCGACAACCCGACGACAGCTCAAGCCGTTGAGGTCTATGTGCGTCATACTGGCGAGACGGGCTATAGCCGTATGCGCTATCTCGTAGATTGGGACGTTGACCTCACGAACTTGAAGATCATCTGGAAGGCAACAGCACCGTTCAATCTCGTTTCGACTGACGAGATGATCGTCATCTACTTTGGACTACACTGAACGTGGGCAATCCGACACTATTTCGCGGTGCTCAAATGCACCTTGGCTTCAAGCGTTCGATCACGTTGACCAACGTGTCAACGATACCTAACGTCGTGACTCAACTACCCGTGCTTCTTGGTGACAAGCCAGCGTCTCGGCAAGCTGTGAGAGTCTTCTTCGGCCCACCAGGGGGTCCACATAAGCTGGCCTGTCTTGGCGTTGACTACGATGTGGACGTTCAAGACAGATACGTCAACTGGCTTTCGACCGCAAGATGGAAGCTCACTCTGAGTGAAGTGGTCATCGACTACTATACGCAAGGATTCTACTCGTGACTCACACTCTGACTTCGCATCAGTGCCCTCTATGTCTATCGACTTGTAACATCCTGTTCACTACGCAGCTCCAGATAGAGATCTCTGATAGGTGGGCTCAACTCAATGCTCAGCTATCGTCCTTGCCTCCTGTGACTGATCCAGATCCGTATGCTGTGATTCGGAAACGACTCATGATAGCCGTGCGTGAGGCATTGACCAGGGCTAATGAGCTAGGCGGGCTCGCTTAGGCGTCTCTAGTAACGAGGACCCAGATGCTTTCAGCAGGAACAGTTCCCACCAGACCGCAGAAGAATGCGCTAGCAGGCACCGATGGGTCGCCTGACGTTGGGAATGAGTACGTCACACGCCAGCACCAGTTTTCAGGCGGGCATGGTGGTAACGGCGCGCTCGGGGATCTCACCGTCCAAAGCGCTACGGTAACTGTTGCTGGGGTCCAAAACTACAATAACGTCCTCATCGGCGCGAACTTCGCGAATGAACATCGTTTCCAGACATTCCCCATCTTCACTTGTACATTCGCGAGCACTACCTCGATATTCGTAGGCGACTCAGTCGCTTCGCCTGTAGTTTCGTCTACGGCTGGTGGAAACATCCTTGCTATTAACTATAGCACTAACGTAGTAACGATTCAAGTTACCAGCGGAACATTCACTGCTGCCAACACGATTCACGATAACCAGGGGAGTATCAATACATCTTACACAAATGGAACAACGACAGATAGCACAACTAACTTCACCGTTGGCGATACGTTGCATTTCCTTTCATTCCCCCTTACGCTCGCGGTGCCAACATTCCACGCCACAACGGTTCATGCGGCATCGAATGGAAAAGTTCTAGGCCAGACAACAACAATCACAGCTATCCCTACATTGCCTCTTTCCAATGGGACAGTTAGTGTCGCAAATGCCTCGTTGTTCGCGTCAGGAACAGGTGCCTTCTACCTTGTATCAAGCAACGGACCACAACTGATTACTTACGGCAACATCTCTGGCAACAATTTCACTCAATGTAACGGTGGCACTGGCACTGTTTCCGCTGGAGCAACTGTCACGGCTGCTTCTATCACCACACAGTCACTTACAGGCTTCGCCTCTTCTGGAACGGTTTACGTCGAGAGTAGCACAGGAATCAATACCATAACCTACACTGGAGTCAATGCCAGTGTTCTTATCGGCGTTTCTGGCGGATCAGGTACTATATCTCAGGGTAATCCAGTCTCCGACTTGTTCCATCGTTATGGAACAGTGGATAATGGTGCTGGTGCTACAGGCAACATCAAAGGTAATCTAGTATCGGGTCAATTGACGATTTATCCGACATTTGGTGAGTGGGCTGCGACAGGGAACGTCCATGAAGCGGTAACTGGCAATACTGCTGCTTACACTGGAGGACCAGCGGGTCCTGTTGGTATTGGTAATCTGGTAGAGATAACACCTGGCATTCTTGGGTTCTCTCTTACATCTGGCAGCTTTGGTGGAGGCATCGCCCGTTCGACAAATAGCGGTGCCTATGCGTGGGGCAACACAACAAGCAGCATCGTTGGAGCCATACAAGGCACTGCTAACCGTGGTCTTCACCTAAAGATCAAGGGTAATCTTACACTCCATAACGGCTCTATTCTTGCTTCACCGTGGGGAACACCAGGCAACGGTGGAACCTGTGCTGGTAGCACGATCAACGTCAACAACTACAATAACGGTCAGAATGGAACAGTTGGTACTGCCGCTACAGCAAATGCACAAGCATTCACCGCAGGTGGTGGTGGCGGTGCTGGTGCTGGTGGTGGCAGCGCTGGTCAGTCTACCGCATCTGGCGCCCCTACAGGCACAGGCAACGGAGGCAACGGCGCTAATGGTGGTGCTGGCGCTGGCCGCACATTCCTTGATGGCCTTGGAGCTGGTGCAGGATGCACGGCTCCTGGCGCTGGAAAGACTGGACTGAACGGTGGCACGCACCCTGGCATCCAAACGCCAGGTGGTGGCTCTGGAACGTTCCAAAACACGCAGAACGCTACTGCTTATCCAGGTCCATTCCCTCCTGCCTTCACAAGTGACTTCGATCCTCCTTATAGCCTTCCACCACAATTCCAACCAGGCGCACCTGGCGGTGGTGGTGGAGCAGGTGGAGGCCCAGGCACTCAGTACTCATTCCAAGGCACGAACGGCGACAACCTCTTTAACGGAACGTACCTTGGTGGCGGGGCGGGTGGACAAGGCGGCGCGGGCGGCGGTCCAATGATCGTTGAAGTAGGTGGAAACCTCTTCCTCGATGGATTTAGCAGCATCACAGCGCAAGGCTATTCTGGTCTCACAGGAGGGAGTAACTCAGGGTCTTCTTCCCTTGAAGGCTGTGGATCTGGTGGTGCTGGTGGAGGCGGTGGAGGTGGAGGTGGTGGTGGAGGTTCCCTCATCGTAAGTGTTGCTGGCACAATTACTGGAGCCTCCTTTGGCGGAAACATACATGCCTTCGGTGGAGCAGGTGGAGGCGGTGGGTTCGGCAATAACGGTATGTTCAATTGCTATGAATCTGGCTCTGGTGGCAACCAAGCACCTGGTTCAAGTTGGGTCGGCCAAAATGGTGGTAACGGTTCTAGTGGCGGTAACGGTGAAAACGGTTACTCGCGACTTGGAACACCGTAAGGAGCCAATATGACTGATTTCGCGTTTCCGTGTCATTGTGGCTGCTTCGATGGAGCCAATCTGATCTCCGTCGTCGGTGGAGATCTAGCCGCTTGGCAGGATCATATAGCTGCAGGTAAGTTCGATGTGTTCACTTGCTATGAGTGTGGTTGTGACCATGAGCTACAGGATGGTGACACACAGATCAATGCAGAACTATGCTGTAGCCCACGCATTGATTCGCTTGATGTGACCTCTGGTTTCGCCGCAGGTGGTGACACTATCACAATCACAGGGCACTGCTTGAACGTTGGCACGCTCATCGTCCGTTTTGGTGGCGTTGAAGGAGTCAACGTCAGAAACATCACGCATGAATCAGCCGTTGTAGACACGCCACCGAATCCGCCAGGCATCGTTGATGTCTCCGTTGAGAATGAGAACGGTGTTCGTCAGAGGAGCACCATCTTCCCAGATAATGCCTACGGCGTTCTACAGGGTGGATTCACTTACTCGTAAGGACGTAACATGGTAATTCCCGCAGGACAACTACCAACTCGAAGCCAGAAGAATGCTCTGGTCGGAACGAATGGAACGCCTGACACTGGCGATCCTTTCGTCACGAACTCAGATCCTCGCCTCGGGGGTGGCTCACAACCGTTCGGAAACTGGCTCTCGACTACGACTGGAATCAACGGGAAAACGGTAGCTTTTACAACACTCTTCACGGTCCCTGCGCTCAAGTCCTGCTTCGTCTCGGCGCTCGTTATCAGGCCAACGGTAGCAACAGCTATCACGGTTGCTCCGACCATCGGTCTCCGTGATGCTACTGGACCAGTCACGATCTACACACCGCAGGCGCTCTTTGGCCTCACGACAGCAACGACTTCCTTCTCTTTTGTATCACAAGGCATCATCCCGATAGCTGCGGCAGCGGACCTTATCCAGCTCAACATCACGGTTGGAGCAACAGGCACTACGCTCACGCTCACCGTCGATCTCTTCGGCTACACCTACTGAGGTGACGAATGGCTAACATCGAACCCGCTGGCTACGATAGAACCACTGGTCTGTTCCGCGTCGTCGCTTCTGGTGACACGCTGGTCAACAGCAGCGGCTCAAACCTTATCCCTGCCCCTTCCAGCGCATCGATGCAGAACGTACGTGGCTACTTCGGCGGTGGACAGGGCCTCTCTTCTGGCTCGGGAACAGTTACAAGCATCAGCGGTCTCAACGGAAACTGCTTCCTCATCGCGACTGGCTACGTGACTAACTCAAGCGGAAGTTCCATCTCAGTCAGCCTGTCGCTCACGGGTAGCCTATCTTCAACTACCAACAACATCAGTCTTCCAGCGAACTCAAGCCTACCCTTCGCTGTGTGCGATCTCTGCTTCTCATCATCCGCAGGGCTTAACTACAACGTATCGGCGGGCGTCACGATCTTCGGTTCGCTCTTCGCGGTCTGGTGGTCATAAGCCATGGTATTCCACGAAAGGCCATGAAACGTGTCATTCGGCTATCCGCCAGCGATTCCAACAGGAGGCCCGCCTCCTGCACCGATCATCACGTCGCTCTCCCCCAACGCGGCGAGCCCAGGCACCGTCATCGTCGTAGCAGGCCAGAACTTCTTCCCAGGAACGACCTTTCGGCTTGAACCTGGGAACATACCTCTTGGTATTGTCGTTCCTACTCAGCCTACGACGTTCATCTTCACGCTTCCACTTGGACTAGCTGGGTTCCCTCTCAGAGTCTACGCCAACAACGGGCAAGATTCCAACGGAGTTGTCCTTGGAGTCCTCGTTGCTGCTTACGTGCAAGGCGCAAGCAGCACGAGCGGAAGTCTCACTCTAGGGACATACCGATGACCTATCTCTGGGAAGATCGTAAAAGTACATGGGCTCGGATGATAGCGGATGCTTTCTTCCGTGGCCGCGAAGGTGGCGAGCACCTCAAGCCCGCTGACCAGTTCCGTGCTGCCTATCGGTCCTATGCAAAGGAGATGAGCAGGCTCTCTAGTGAGGAACAAAGAGTAATACTCATAATGGCCGAGAAGGAGATCGAGTCAAAAGGCGTCGATATGCTTAGCGGCTATTCTCCAGAGCAGTGGATCGAGGATGAAGAGGAGCAAAAGGCTAACGCTCTTGAAGTCGTCTCTATCTTCAAGGACCTTGTGAAAGGCAAGAAGAACAATGTTCGCAGGCAGTTCGATCTTGCTGTCGCCTATTTTCTAGGACTTACCGACGATATGGACAAAAACAGTCAAGAGTTCAAACGAATCCTCTATTTGCTTGCGCATGACGAAGATGTCCGAGAACTTATTGCAACCGCAAGACCGTATCTGCTGATTGAAGGCTACAAGGTGGATGATTTCTGATGTCTAAGCGAAGTCACAGGAAGAAGAGGCGTAGTCACATGGCGAAGAAGTTGGCAAGCGAGAGTCGAGAACTCGACCTCACGGCCAAGTCGGCTCATGCCTCGACCGTCAAGACGGGACAAAAGATCAAGCTAAAGCCTGGAGCTGGCAAGATCCGTACGCCAGAGGAGCAGGAGCACTGCTTGAGGCACGGGCCAGATGCATTGGAGAGCGTGGAGCCTGAGAAGATGACGGTTGGACAGTTCTTCGATCTTCTGGAGAAGAAGAAAAAGAAGCGCGGCCCGACGAATGTGCTCAACAAGGACCCTGCGACGGATCCGACGATTCGTCAGGTGAACCCAGAGCTTGTTGATCCAGCTCAGCAAGCAGCGCAGAACGCGGCTGCGGGGCCTCAGACAGCGCCGCAGCAGGGCGCACAGCTCGACCCTACCCAGATCGCTCAGCAGGCTGCTGTAGGCGGTCCTGCGGCCCTTCCTGACACTGCCCAGCTAGACCCTGAGATGAAGCAGCTTGTAGCGCAAGCCATCGCTGCGCAGCTCACACAAGGGCAGGGACCAGCTCCAGTCGGTGCAGGTGGTGAAGCTCCACCTCCACAGGACCAGGAGGGCCAGGGACAGGCTCAGGTAGCGCCACAGCAGGGAGGGGAACAGCCTCCTCAGCAAGAACCATCCGCTCCAGGTCAACCAGGACAGGATCAAGGTCAGCCTGGGATGGAACAGCCAGGGCAAGAGGGACAGCCACAGCTTGTGGGGCCAGAGATGGTGGGAGAGCTACCACCAACCATGCCGATCAAGTACGACCAGGCTGGAGCCCCTGACAAGTACACGCTGGACGGACATACGGTCAGGTGGGACGGACGGGAGTACATCCTTTCCTGGGAACCTGAGAAGTATGTCTACCGTCTAGTGGATCCGATGACGATGATCGTCAGGCTTCGTGTGAAGCCTGAGCAGATCTCTGTGATTCAGCCAGATAAGAGCTTGGCTTCACTATCGAATGAATCGGTAGCAGATTCGATCCCAGGGCTCGCTCATGGCGATAGTTTGGCGGATCATCTTCGTCTTCTACTGTGGGACGCACCTATTCTGGTTGCTTGAGGAACAAACAGCCACGCGGTACGGATTCTAGGGTACAATTAGAACAAGTACTAAGTACTTAGGTACAACAACGGGTACTAGACATGACAGAACGTAGAGATATACAAGAGTTTCTGCATGTACTAGCTCGTGAGGGCTGGGAACACTACGGGCGGAAGGCTGTCGATCCGTACACCCTGCAGGGCACTGAGACTCAGCGCCAAGCTAGGGGCAGAGTTCTTGCCACAGGTAAGGAAGCACTCAAGATAGCTTCTCAACGAGCAGCTAAGGGTCAACACGTTGACTATCACGATGTCCTTGGGCTAGCATCTCAGCGTGTATACGGGCACGGGATAGGCTACCATTCGGATCTCCATGGAGATCCTCACGACCATTTCTCTCATGCTGGGTACGAGCCTCACGCTCTAACTGGAGTAGGTGCTGGTCCTAAGATCCCACGTTCAGCTACATCTCTCCTTCCATCTGAGAAAGATGCAGCTATCAAAGGACTAAGTGGACTTGCAGCTAATCTAGCTATGCACGATGAGTTCCATTCGCATGACCTCATGGTACAGCTAGGGCACGCGCTCGAACGGTATTCGACTTTCAACCCGAAGCCAGGGCTAGATCCAGAGAAGAGGTTGGAAGACGAGATCGGTCATCTTCCTACTTCTGTCATGCTGGACTTCTATCACAAGTTCAATGACAAATACGGACATCTACGTCCGCACTTTTGAATCATGTCCGTATCTCGTCAAGCCTATTTCGAGAAGGTGGCTCGAAAGAGGCGCGCAGAACAGAGGATCGTACGACCTCGTAAGAAGCCACCCCCTGATCTGCCTCAGATCCCAGGTCTTCCACCTCGCTCCACAATAGCTCAGTTCAGTCAACGTTTGCTCTGGCTGAACGAACGAACCCGTACTCGTATCATTAGAGAAGCTGCCGTTCGCCGTCTTAGAATATGGATCCTCTATACAAAGATCACTGGAGCAAAGGATACGAAGGCATGGCGCATCGAGCCGTATTCCTATCGAATCAGAAGGATGAAGGCTGGCGGTAGGTACAAGGTCGGAATTCCGAAGACCTTTTTGTTTGGATACGACCAATTCGGAGAGGGCACGATCAAGATGTTCCTCAAGCAAAACATCCTTGACGTGCTTATGACACGATCCACCTACACACCACGATGGCGAGTAGAGATACGCTAATGTGTCAAAACAAAGAAGTATGGTTCGTAGACGACCAACCAGACACACCAAGTCTTCTCGAAGAGCTTTTCAGAGATGAGGGGTACCCTCATTCCTATTACGTTGGGGATGCTACAGCCGCTATTCGTGAACTAGGCAAGGGTCGCCGTCCGTGTATGATCGTCGTAGATTGGTACATGCCGCATATGGACGGCCCCGCATTCATCAAGTGGGTCCGTTCTCAGCCTGATGTAGCGCTTGCAGATACTCCTCTTGTTCTGTTCACGGGGCGAGATGAAGCACATGGCGTTGACGCTGATGTTGTTTTGCGGAAAGGTATGCCATCTGTTGATCGCTTCTTTGATGTTGCTAAGCAACAAATCGCTCACCACTATCTAGAACCACCGAAGGGTCAGCGGGCTCTTCCTTTTACTGGCTTTCTCTCTCCTCGTGACTTCCGACGCTGGGAGCATGTCCTTGTGTCTAGGCCACCTGAGAGGCGCAGAACGCCTCGTGTAGATCCAGAAGATCCCAGACATTGGCCTCAACATCCAGGGCAGATGGATCTCCCATTCAAAGATGACCCCAAGCAGATGCACTTTCCAGGTTTCGGAGAGAACATGGATCCTTACGACTACGCAAGAGGACGCTATCTCTTCCTTCTAGAAACAAAGAAAAAGCCGAAGAAGCCGAAGGTTGGAGTCGGAACGATTGCGTACCATGCTGGTCGTGGTGTCTACCACTCAGCGCAAGCGGCTATCGGCGCTGGCATCTCAGGGGCCTCTATTGCGTCACTTAATCCAGATACACGTGGGGTATTGCACAAGTTCGCAAGCCGCGTAGCGAACCCAGATGTCAAGGAGCCCGAAGATCCGTCTGCGTACGGAGCTGAGCACAAGATCCAACATAATACACAGCAGGCTGCGAAGCGCGAGAAGTTCCAGCATGACGTTGAGAAGGTATCAGGCCATCCAGCTATGGTTCCTGTCCACGTCGCTGCGGCTGGCCTTGGCGCAGAGCACGCACACAAGCACGGCGTTCAGGCTTACGATGCTTTCAAAACAGCCTATCAGGCTGCAAGGCACCGTTTCGGCAGTGGCCCGCCTCCCGCTGCACCGAAAGCGAAGGTCTCACACCCAACCAAGCCACTCAGCCAGAAGGCCATCTCAGCAGCAGCCAAGGCAGTTAAGGAGTAACCATGACATTCGCGTCCGATCAGAAAATTGGGCAAGCGCTTTTGACAATCGTAGAGAAGGTCACAGGCAATAACTTTACGCTCAATCTCGATCTCAACTTTGATGTACCGCTCGATCAGCTTACCGATTGGGTCGCGATGAATTTCGCTGCAGGTGAAGGCTTTACGAGGCACTTCACAGATCCAGTCACAGGCGATGACATTGGTAGCTTCACGTGGGACCAATCTGCTCGCCGTATCTACACGTTCTGGAAGAGCGGAGCGGCTGGAGCAATGGATATGGGGCTCACCTTGTTCGAGAATGGTGTGCATAGCGGCGATACCATCGAACTACATCACAGGTAAACCATGCCGACGATGACTTTTGACGCGCTGATGGGGATGGCGCTCAAGTGCTGCACTGACAATCGTGGGTGTCTTAGCCTTGACAAGCTCTTTCCACCAGGAGCATCAGTCCAGGTGAGTGCTACAGCGCCGAAGTTGTCGGCAAGCGCCTCACTGTCGGCCAAGATCGACCCTTGCATGATCGCTGCTCTTGCCTCGGAGATGGCAGCACAGAGTCTTCCGCCAGCAGATCCAGCGACGATGGGCGAGCTTGTGCAGAAGATTCTCGGCGTCAATCTTCCAGCAGGCATAACGGTCCCTTCTGTGATTGATGACATCAAGAAGGCTGGCTCAGTACCTATCGTCAACAACCTAGAAGAACAAGCCGCAGCTATCGCTGGTGGGAAGAACGTCGTTGTCCTTCAAACAGGACAGATTCCTGTTCCCCCGAATGGGGTCCAAATCCCAGATGGCTTCATTCCAGTTCCCATTCCAGCAGGCCACATAGCCGTTCAGCTTGCTGCGAATGAGTTTCCCGTAGATGGAGGCGTTCGTACAGGCCCCCCTATCGCCGTTACACATGATGCTAACGGCAACCCAACGAGTATTACCTACTAACTATGGCTGCTACAAACACCCTTATCGTGAGTCCTCTTCTAAATGCGGCTCTGTCCTGCTGCTCTGATATCGTAAACAAGTGCCTCGATGTCAGTAAGCCAGCTCTCAACGCGCAGCTCAATGCGTCACTCGATCTTGGCTCTGCTAGCGCTGGAGCAAAGACAGATAGCAATTCGTGTTTTCAGTTCACGTTGGATATAGCAGCGTCAGCAAACGCTCTTCCTCCTCTCGATCCAAACACTCTACAGCAGACAGTTCGTGCGCTTGCTGCTGAGGCTGAACCTACCGTCCCAGCAGGCAAGGTCCAGAAGGTCATGGGGCTCAATGAAGTGGCTGTGCCTGTAAACGGCATCCCCGTTCCAGAAGGAATGGTTGCCGTCACTATTCCGACTGGCAGTACGGCTGTAGTGCTAGGCGCTAATGATGTTCTGGCATCTCAGGTTGGTGGCTTCCGAACTGCTGCGCAAGGCTCAACAACGGTAACATCCGTTGGTGGGCAGATTACGCAGATCCAATACTGAAAGGGCTGACAATGGATGAATCGTACGGCGCTCAGACTACAGAAGGCAAGTCGATGAAGGATGCGGTCAAGAACGCTATTGCTGCCCGTATCTCCAAAGGCGACTTCAAGCTTACAGAGTCACGTGAACCACAGTGGGGGCCACCTGCTGGGTTCCCAGGTTTTAATCAAGGAACACGTGCGGCACGTGCCCCACAACACGAAACAACGCTATCTGCTGGTGTTGGCGACTTCATGAAGAGCCAACTAGGCGAACAACCAATATACGCACGTAGACCGATTGAGCAATTGCAGCTCAGATCCTCTATCACTCAGCTCGAAGTTGCCATTTCCAACGTTCGTCGTCTTTTGGCTATGGCTAATACTAGGCTAGATACAGGAGAAGTATCGAGGCTGCAATCGGCAATAGCAGAACTCTCCGAACGTATGATCGCGGGAACGTCGAATACTTTGCGTCCCGCGATTATCCAAGCGGGGATCCTAGAGTCTCGGTTTATAGCTGCGGCTGATCCAGAAACGGGCGAGGTTCTTTCGCCTGAGAATGATCTTGGCGCACGCTGGCGCCAGTGGATTGGAGAGGCTGGAGATCCAGAGACAGTGGACAACGTTGCAAACCAGCTTAGTTCTATTCCAGCGAATGTCGTATTCAATAACGTCGTAGCCGCTTGTGGTATGACGCATGATAGAGCCAAGCTCGAAACTCTAAATAAGGCTCATACATTCATTCGGAGCTTGTTGACGTGAAGACGTGTCGCGTCTGCCTCAAGGAGAAATCAGAAAGTTATTTCTCTAAAGGCGGAAGAACAGATAGTGGTAAACAACGTTATCAAACTATCTGTAGCTCTTGTTTTCAAGAGGCTTATGACGGACCTAGACATAAGCATCTCGACGCGCTAAGGGCTATTTGGAAGAATGTCCCATGTGCGGATTGTGGTGGATGGTTTCCGCCTGAGTGCATGGATTTTGACCATAGAGACCCATCGACTAAGCGATGCGCTGTGAGTCAGGCTAAGAGTGAGCGGGCACTTATGCACGAAATGGCGAAGTGCGAAGTCGTTTGTGCGAACTGCCATCGGATTAGGTCAAAGAAACAACTTCAAGAGAAATAATAAGGAGAGATTAACATGGGATTGCCTCTTAGCGGTTTTGACTCCTTTGGTCAGGCCCTCCCCACCCATCCAGAAGATAACACAATCTTCCCGCAGGGTAACGCCCTTGGAATCCTTGGATTCTACGGAGTCCAGATCAAGCGTGGCGTGACCCTCGCGGCCACACTTGCAGCACTCGAAACGCTTGCTCCACCTGTCGGCACGCTTGTCTACGTGGTCGATGGTCGCAAGACAGACGAGGCTGCTGGTATGGGCACGGGTCTCCATGGATTCGTCGCTTCAAGCGGTCCAACGGTCATCAAGAACCTCGCGACAGACCAGGTCATCCTGGCCTAAATCGTTCTTGCTGGAACAAGCACCCTGGCACGGGCAACCGCGCCAGGGTGTCTCCATGTACATGAACGAGCCCAAACCGCTCAACGAAGAGCTTCCGCCTGGCTACTCTACTGACGGTCTTCGTCTTGAAGAAGGCCAACAGCTCTCTTCACTTGAACCTCTGTTCATTGCACCACCTCCTGACAAGTCAGAAGAAGCGGTGCTGAACCTAGATCAAGCCATAGACAGAGCCGTCTCATCGTTTGAGGAAATCGAGCGTTCGGTTGCCTACTTGAAGACGAAGCTGGAGCATCCTGACCAACTTACGGCGCTCAATGAAATGCAAGCTCTCATCGATGAGGCACTTGCTCCGTATCTCGATGAGCTAGCCGAACAGTATCGTCGGATAACTGACGCATAGAGAGTGTGAGCCATGTCCGCACCCATCATCAACGTAGGCGTCGATAGCAGAGGTCGCTTGATTTACCAGGAAGAGAACCTGGAGCCTATCGTCATCAAGCCTCTTGCCGATCTCTTTCTCCAGAACCTTAGCTCCATCACTTCCTTCCGTTTCACGCTGCCGTCAGGCGCGACTGACCAGGAAGTCGTTTTTGCTCCTGCTATCACATCAGCACGAGCACTTATCATTTTCACTGCAGCAGACATCACGTTCAAGGTGAACTCGATTGGATCTTCTCCGATCCCGTGTAATCCATACGCGATCATGCTTGGAGATAATTGCGGTATCACGAACCTGTATCTCACCAATCTTGGAACACCAGTTGACGTTATGGTCTGGGTTGGAGCCTAACGATGGATCATGAGATGACACAACAGGAGTGGAACTCCTACCAGGTCTTCGCTCCAGAGCTTCTTCAACACATCCAGCGTGTGATGCACGGCACGCCTGTAGAGGTCGTCGTTGGCGATATGCTCCACGAGGATGAGGAAGAAGAAAAGAAGAAGAAGGGCGAAGAGCACGGTGAAGACGATCCATCTCATCGTTATCGCTACAAAACCCACCTTGGTCGATTCCTTGGCGGCGAATATCACAGGACTGGACGTATCGCGAAGGTCAAGAAGAACATCCAGCACGACATAGGGCACGTTGCTGGACAGAAGTTCGCTAAGACAAGGGAGAGGTGGCGCGAGGTTTCTACGCATCGCAAGCAACTTGCTGCAGCGTTCGTCAAGCACCCGTTGACACACGTTCTAGCCAAGAAGGTCGGAAAGGCTAGTATCGAGGTCATCAAGGGCCTCAAAGGCAAGTAACTATGGGCAAGAACCTCGATGAAGGCTTCGGAGCGGTCTATGCCCACTACTACGCTAACCAAGATGATTGGGTAGGTGGTCCTGTGTGGCGAGAGAATCCACTTCTTGAGAAACACATTCGTGCGTTCGCCAAGGGCGGTATCCCGACGCTCACAGCAGTTGGCCTCCTCATGAACCCAGAACAGCCGCTCCAAGAGCAGCAGCTTGATGAGCAAGGTCAACATCACTTCGCAGCTATCTACGACAACTACTTCGTTGCTCCCGCGCGCCGTTACCACGGCGTTCAGAATCCGCTCGGAGCCCTTGATGGCGACCATGATCCACTCGAACCCTCACCAGTGAAGCGAGCTATTGAGACATACCTACGAGGTCGCAGTGCTGGCGAGGTCGTAGGGTCGATGCTTTCGTAAGGATGGGCCACTGATATGCCTCTGACCGCAACGCCGACTGTATTTCAGATACCTTTCCATCCTGACCTTAGTACGAAGGTCGAGACAACGTCTCCACGTCAAGCCTACGATGGATCGAACTTCGCAAACAATGGCGATATGGTCCATCTTGGTGTCGGTACGACGATCTACGACAATCCAACGATTGTCACACTAGCCCGCACAGGAAATACAGCCTCGATCAACCCAACGACAGGGCAGCTTTCCCTGTCAGCCGCTAATATCGCGGCTTTCGGTGATGTTGGTCTCCAAGTTTCTCAGTCTCGAACGAACCTGCTGTCCACGTCCAACATGGATATCGACGGTGGCGGCGGTGTTCCTATCAGTTTCCTACAAAGCGTTACGCCTGGCCCTGCCACGATCATCACAACACAGGCAATTGTTCCTGGTGCTGGACCTGGGTACAGCAATAGTGCTATCCATTATGTCGTCAACAATACGACTGGCTCAACTCAGACGATTACACTTTTCCAAGGGCCATTCTCAGGCACCCTCAACCAGTGGTTCTCAGCTCAAGCACGGGTCAAGATCGTCTCTCAGACAAACGTGACAGGTGTGTATCTGACCGTGCATGACGTTCAGAACGCCATATCACAGAATACTCCGTCCAATCTCTCTAACCTCGGCAATTGGCAGCTTGTGAACAGCTCTCTCCAGCTCACGGTTGGCGCATCAACGAACCTCCGCTGGGAAATGAATGCTGTTATTTTGGCTGGCGGAACGCTTGAGTTCTACATCACGAACAGTCAGCTTGCTTCCGATGTACCGTGGACGACTCACTACGTTCCGTCCGCTGCTGGTCCAACTCTTCGAGGTGCGGACGTAGTCAACGTGACCAACAGTTGGTATACGCCAGCGAACGTGTGGACCATTGATTTCCGCGCCCTTGCTCCTCTCAACGCTACTGTTCCGAATGCTTCGCAGCTTATGTACTTGTTCTCGTCTTACAACGGCACACAAGGATCATCTATCTTTATGAATACTGTCAATACGCTTACATGGCGTATCGACAACAGCGGTGTTTTCACTGATCTGACGCTTACCTCTACCGCTGGCGGGCCTCTAGGACTCACTCCATGGCGTGTATGGTTCATTTCACGGCCTGATCCGCTTCCAGCAGTAACGTTCAATCGTATGCTGGCTCTTGAACGACTTGACTCTGGAGTTCTCGTGACTCCTGTGACCAGCTCAGGTGAAGCCGCTGTGCCGTTCACTGGAACGACGCTCAAGCTTGGACGCGACAACACGGACGCGAACAACTTCGAGGGCTTCATTGGTCGGTTCACGTATTGGGGAGCCAGGTCAAATGTTTCGCTGTCCCGCACGGTCAATGGCTGGCCGTTCCCGTAAGAGGTTGTAAGCGATGCCTATTTCAATTCCAGCATACGGCGGTGAAGACCTTGTCAGCTTGCCGACAACGCTCGACAAGCACATCTTCCTGTTCTCGGATCTCCAATCCCGCGTCAGGACGGCAGGGGTACTGCTACGTTCTGTGTCTGGCACGATCACCACTGTTGGAACCGCCGTTACTGGTACTGGCACCAGCTTCCAGTCTCAGTTGCAGGTCGGGGATTACATAGGAAACGCAACTGTAGGATTCCGTAAGATAACACTCATCACGAGCAACGTCGCACTTACGATCTTGAGTGCGTTCCTCCCAGACCTCACATCTTCCACAACCGTGCAGGCTACAGCGTTTTCACTTGCTACGGCTTACAGTGCAAAGGTCATTGGTCCTGACAACCAAGCTGTTACCAGAACGAGTAACAACTTGACCTATGTTGATCCTGGGACGAAACTTATCACGCTGGCCCAGAACAATATCCCTCGTTTCGAGGCTGCAGGGCTTAATCTAGAACCAGAGTCAATATCACAGCTTTGTCAGAGCACAGCAGCTTTCTCGTCAGCTCCGTGGGTCACGCAAGGTGGTCTGACAGTTACAGCACCGCCAGGAACGATCTTCGCTCCAGATGGAACGAGTACTGCTTGGCAACTAAATAATCCATCCGCTGGGTCAAAGCAGCTTTTCCAGCAGATACAGAGTTTCCCTGGAAACGATACCTTCTCGTTTTCAGTTTATCTCATGCCAGTTCCAGGCGATCTTAGCCCACCGAAGATAAACCTGTATGGCATCTTCCAGCAGGGTATCGGTTCGCCACAAACTTTTCCAAACCCTCTAATCGACATCACATTGCTTCCGAATTCAGGATGGCGTCGATATGACGTGATCATCCCCGTAGGCATTTTCAATTCTTGCAAGGCTTACATCCAGGTTCAGAATCCAGGGGCAGGAGCGAAGGCTGTATATGCCTGGGGAGCACAGTTCACGGAAAGCACAGCTACATTCTCGTATCGCCCTCGTGGAACAAATGCAGCCGCTATTGATGGACAGGAGCGACTTACATATCCTATCGAAGCTTTCGGACTACAGCCGAATTCTCAGGATGTCACGTTCATCTGGGAATTCATTCCAATCGGAGATCCTGGTTTTCATTATCCTCTTTGCGCAATCGGTGGCGGTGCTAGTGATCCGCTGCTGACCAATATGTTCACACTAGGCACGAAGTTTATCGGCTTCGGTGGAACCGATCTTCCAAGCAACAACGGTCTTGCTCTCTACGACGAAGTTTCAGCCGTTCCAGTAACATACGTGAGTCCTACAACCTACACTTGGAGCAGATACAGCTTGCAAAGGTGGGCCTGGAAGATCTTCAACGCAGGGCAGGCTGTCTCCTTCTTTGCGAACGGTCTGTTTCTCGGGACTCAGACTTTTCCTCCGTTGCCTACTGATGGTGGTTACACGAAGTTCGCCTTCGTCAACGGGGCTATCCAGAGGAAGCTAGAGATGTATCCGTATCTCTTCACGGATGCGAATCTCCAAGACATCACGACGGTGAGTTAGCCCATGCAATATCTCGATGGAAGTCTCTCGAAGACGTATACTCCGATTCCTGCCGCATACACAGGAGCTAACGATCTTCTTTCGATGCGTACACGTGGGCAGGTTATCGTTCTCGTCAACTACACGAAAGGCTCAGAGCCAGGACTTGAACTCATAGTAGAGATCTCTCCAGATCCGACTGGAGCTACTTCGTTTTACCAAACGGTCGAGATGACATCATCAGGACTGTCATTCGATGTAGGGCCTGTATCCTACGTCTTTGCTGTAACTGGCCTGTATCAGCTCCCGATTCCCACGGTGATGCGCGCCCAGCGGATGAGGCTCCAGGTTCGTGGAACAGGCGGCGTTGCTGGTAATGGAACCGCAATCATGCGGGTAATTGACGATTCTGCTTTCGGAACAGATCCACTACTCAATCCTCCGCTTGGACCATAAAGGATGTGAACCATGGGTCGCCCGTTCTCGCTGCGTGGGCGGTTCAATGCGGTTCGGACGGGCGATGGATCTGGAAGCGTCACTGTCACCTCCATTGGGGATCCTGTCCAAGATCTCCCAGCTCTTGCAGCAATCCCTCCTACAGATCGTTCCAATGGTCAGCTCCGCGTTGTGCTCACACCTGGCGGCGGGATCTACGGGGCTCTTTACGTCTTCTCAGAAGATGCTCCGAGCGGCGACGTTATCCCAAACGTCGGTACTGGCTTCTGGCTCGCTGTTCAGTCAGGTGGAGGCGGTGGTCCGTCCACGCCAGTCTCTCAGATCGTGACCTTCCAGACGCCGTTCGCTTACACGTCTGCGAATCCGCTAGATTTTGGCAGCTTGATCGCTCAAGATGAGATTTTCGTATCGGAAATTGTTATAGACACAGCATTCGATGATCCTGGTTCTATGTTGTCTCTCGGGCTTGTTAGCAGCCCTGGAAACATTTTGCCTATTGATGCTAATGACCCTACGGTTCTCGGCACATACACGAGTCCAGAGAATATCTTGGTCTCTGGTTTCGATGCATTTCGGCTACAGATTCTTCCAGGGGCTTCCACTCAAGGTCAAGGTCGTTCGCTCGCCCTAGCTCGCAGGCTCACCCCCGTTCCAAGTACGCTGATGACCTTCGAGACGCAGTTTGTTTACTCGACACCAAGTCCATTTGATTTCAGCATCCTCAATCCCAACGACGAGATCATCTCGGCTGAGATCATCATCTCCACGCCATTCAATGATGCGTCTGCCACTATCTCACTTGGGCAGACTTCTAATCCTGGCAACCTTCTGTCTCTAATTGATGCGAGCGTAGCTGGAACTGTGCGTAGCGCTGAAAACGTTCTCGTTACAGCTTCGGATTCGCTCAGGGTCCAGATTTTCCCTGGAACGGCGACTCAAGGTACAGGCCGTATTTTTGTCATAGTTCGGAGGCTATAAGGTTATGTCTTACTTCGAGAAGCTACGTGGCACCTTTGAGACGATCTTCCAGATCGGCAAGGCTGGCCCAAATATCAAGAACAACTCAGGAGTCATTGAGAATCGAAACAATGCCGACAGTGGGTTCGTTGTTGTTCGTGGTGCCGATCCCGTCGCCGCCAACGACCTCCTCACTCTCCAGTACTTCAACGCTCATAACGCTGGTGCTGCGGGTTGGGAAGCTGTAGCACTTACGCTTGGCACGAGTAGCGTTGTGTCTACTGCGGCACTTCCTGATAGCTCAACAATCTTCAAGGCTATCTTGGACGTTACGACCGCATATGACCCTGGAACAACGTGGACCTTCAAGCGTACAGGCGATGCAACGAAGGTTCTCCAGGCCGTAAGCGATAATGATCCTACGGTCATCGGCACATACGAAGTTCCCCAGGTGTTGAATTGGGGTACTACGGGTGCTGGAACCGTGACGGCCACAATCGGTGGAACTCCTGCGGCTGGCGTTGCTACACTCTACATCATCTACTCAACGCCAATCAGCATCAACTAAGCTGTGAAGGTGCTAAGGTGAACCTGTGGCGCTCAGGGCCTACACCGAAAATCGCCATTCTAACTCTGTTAGCCATACCTCCGACCCGACATCAGCAAACGATAGCTCACAAGGCTACGCTGTCGGGTCGGAGTGGGTTAACAAGACACTAGGGACCGTCTGGTTTTGCGTTAGCGCAGCGGTCGGCGCCGCCGTCTGGAAGCCAAGTCCAGCGACCTACCAGTTGAACCTGGGAGGACGACTTGACATCCCTACTCTTCCTCTCTCGGGTGTAGGGATAGAGCTTTCTGATGGAGCCTATGTCCTCACGTACTTCCAAGCTCGGCGCGGTACTGCAGGAACCTCTGGAACTACGACGATACAGCTAGAACTCAATGGAGCAGTGGTGGGTGGAGCAACTCTATCGTGGACTGGAGGCACAGACGCGAATAACGCGCTCAAAAACGTGGCGATAAGCCAGGTCATAGCTCTTGGCGATAGAATCTCTTTTCGCCTTACTGCGATTGAAGCTGGTTCCCCCCAAGACATCTATGCGCAGGTCTGGTAATGAGCACAACCATCATTGATACGCTCTACGCCATAGGTGACACCCTCAGCGGCAAGTTCATGCGCATCATGGGTGGCAGGCAGGATACTGGAACTGCCACGGCGATGCGCGTTGATCCGCTTGGTCAATTTTACGCTCTACCAGGACGTGGGAACGCTACTACTTATAGTAGATTTAATGTTACCCAACCTCAAATCATAGTTGACGCGAAACAGATTCTCGATAATGCGCCACTTGTGCTTGATACACAGCTCGTAGGCGCTGGAACAGCAACATACTCACTAGCCACCGCTTCGACAACGATGTCCCTTACTACAGCAAGTGGCGACAGCGTCGTTCGTCAGACGAAGCAATATGCCATCTATGACCCTGGTAAGGGCGTTCGCTGCATGATGACTGGTGTGATGCCACCAGCTAAGGCGAACGTAATAGGTCGTATCGGCTATTTTGACGCAAACAATGGCTTCTACTTCCAGATGGATAGCACGGGGGCGTCCGTTGGCGTCCGTACAGATACTTCTGGTGCTGCTGTTGATACTCTTGTTGCACAAGCTAGCTGGAATCTTGACCCGCTGAATGGTACTGGTTCATCTGGGATAACGGTAGATTTCACGAAAATCCAGGTGTTCGTCTTTGACTTCGGTTGGCTAGGCGGCGCAGGGGTCAAATTCGGCTTTCTTCTTGGTGACAGAATTATTTTCTGTCATCGTTACGATTCTGCAAACACACTAGCTCTTCCTTACATCGGCCAGCCACAACTTCCCATGAGATGGGAGATCACGAATACTGCTGCTGCTGCATCTGCTACTACGATGCTCCAGGTCAGTGGTGTGGTTCAGACTACTGCTGACATCGCTACTCGCGGATATCTCGGTTCTGCTGCTAATACGACAGCGAGAACTGTCGCCGCCGTTCCTTTCCCGATACTATCTATACGCTTGAAACCAGCATATATCCGTGCAACGGTCTATCCACTCGAATGGGGCGCAGCCACGGGTAACATCGGTATGCTTGGGCAATTGGTTCTCAATGGTACGTTGACAGGAGCGACGTTCGCCGTTACTGGATCAACGGCTGTTGATGTTGATATAGCTGCCACAGCTATCTCTGGCGGTCAAGCTATAGATGCAGCGGTCTGCACAAATAACGGCGACCGAACGATATCAGAAGTTCTTCCAGCTTACGGTGGTCCAGTGTTGGCTTCAAACATCGCTGGAACATCTGACATCTTGTCAGTTGTTCTCACGAATACTGGTGGTGGTAATGCCCTGACCAATGCCTTTCTTACTTGGCGGGAGATGTACTGATGCCTTTTAACTTCATAACAGATCCCAGCATCGGAGGGACTTGTCGGCTAACGCTTACAGAAGCGATTATGGTTGGCCTCATCCCAGGAACAGGGTCGGGTGTTCCTGTTGGTTATACTGCCACGTCAGCTACGGGTCCAACTCCTATCCGTGCGACCGTTTACACAGCGCCAGGTGCAGCAGCACAGCGCAGCATCAAGAGTGCTAGTGCTAACGACGCAGCAGCGGGAACGGGCGCCCAGACTGTCAGAATCACCTACTACGATGCTTCGATGAACGGCCCATTCACAGAGGTCGTCACACTCAACGGACTAACAGGCGTAAACACCGTTGGTACAAACATAGCCAATATCGAGAGGATGGATGTCGTCAAAGTAGGGTCAGGTGGGGCAAATGCTGGCGTTATCTCATTGATGACCCAAACTGGTGGTAACGGAACGGCAATCGGATCAATCAACACAAATGATAACAGAACATTCTGGGCTCATCATCACGTTCCTCCTGGCTTTACGACGTTTATCACAAATATTACATCGTCTTGTTCTGCAGGAGGCGCAGGTGCCGTTACTCTGAACGTCCTCAACCCAATAGATTCGACAGTACCTTCGGTTATTCCTACTGGCATCCTTCGTCATGGTACTACAGCAGCCGCGCTGACCTTCTCAGTACCTGTCGGTATACCTGGACCAGCTCTTGTATTCTTGATCGAGCGACCTGACTCAGCAACAGCTCAGACGAATTTCGCTTCGTTCGGTTACATAGACCTATCCTAGAAATCACCAATCGGGCGTCATAGGGTGGAGCGGAGCAGGCAAAGTCCTGCTCCGCTTTGCTGTACGCACATCGTAGCCTGTCTACAGTGACAGATACGGAGTTCGATATGCCAGTTCCAGCCATAAAAGCTGCAGCGAAGCATAGCAGTATCACCACTGCCCGCGCCGAACATCTCTGGCAGCGTGCAAAAGAGCACGCCAAGGCCCAAGGGATGGAAGGTCGCTGGGGATACGTCATGAATATTTTTAAGAGCAGCATGGGCAAGAAGCGCATGAGGCCCCTCCACAAGAAGCGTGAATGGACCAAGCCTGAGCAGTGGGACACCCTCAAGGGAGGCGGTTCAGTAAAGGGTGACACGTCAAAGAAAGAGTCTCTCGTGGATGAGGCAGTTACGGCAGCTCTTCTAGGAGTGCCCATTGCTGACCTTATCGGAGTGCTCCTAGACGATGGCCCAGAAGCTCTTCCTGCCGACGAAGGACTTTCGACAGGTGGTTCTCTATCGGGAACCAATGGAGAGTGATGTCTGGGTCATCTTCCCAGAGCATGAGAACGCCTCATATCGTGCTGACCTTGAAGTTGTAAGACGTTGGATGCTGTTGATGTGGAAGGGCGAATGGCACTTTGTTGATCTCGCCCTTGACCAACTCTGGAATCTCTACCACGTCGGATTGAGGATCGGTTCAACCAGAACCGATGTACGTCCGCTGAGTGCTGCTAAGAAGTACTTCGCGGCCCACGAGGGTCTAGAGACAGTCATCGATGCAACGCACAGAAGGCCGTTGTTTTGAGCCATAGAAATACAAGAGTCTGCTGCAAGTGTGGTCGGAGGCGGCACGCCTCATTCTTTAGACTTTTTATCAAGTGCATTGATTGCGAAGAGGGACGAGTCGAACCAGAAAACTTGCAAGTTGATGAGGCTTTCTTTGAACGGCGAACGTTCAACAACTATTTGAAGTGCGTGTATGGCACTAATGTTGAGACTTACGAACGATTGCTAGAAGAACAGAACGGTCTTTGCGCTATCTGTAGAAAGCCTGAGCTTGCAAAGAGTCGATTGGCTGTGGACCACGACCATGATACTGGTGAGGTGCGTGGCCTTCTTTGCGGTAGATGCAATACAGCTATCGGTCTTCTTCGAGAGGACCCAGAAATCATAGATCGCGCCAAATCCTACATTATGGAGCACAAAGCATGGGCGAGATGAAGCTGCTTATGGAAGGTGCTGGTGGGGCACAGTACTTTTCGCTCCAAGATCTACGAAAGTCGCCTGACGGTGGGCGCACCCTTCTCCAGCTCACAGAGTCGGAGTTGTCAGCGTTTCTAAATGAGCGCCTGAGCCCGATGGCACCCCCCGTATCGAGTACCAGTACAAACAAAGTGCTGGATGAAAAAGCGCGTTTTTTGCTCGAAGCACGAGATAGCGACGGCTATCTCTACGTTGAAGGCCCATTCCAAGAAGCTGACAAGAAGAACGGGAATGGACGAATATATGAGCGCGGGTTGTGGGAAGCAATTAGCACGAACCGCAAGCTCTTTGAACGTTGTCTCAACGGTGGCGCGATGGGCCACATGGAGCACCCGAAGGACGGGCGCACCGATCTCTCGCTGGTTTCTCACTTGATCGTTCCTATCAAGGAGAACGCAATCTTCGATATTGATGCAGGTGGCAGAGTTCTCGGGCGTGCCAAGATCCTCAATACAACTGCGGGAAAGAATCTGCAGGAACTTTTCCGTGGTGGTGCTCGGGTCGGAATCTCATCGCGCGGCAAGGGCTCGACATTCCGTCGAGGTGGCCTGGAGTACGTCGCACGCGACTACCAGTGGGACACCTTTGACACGGTTTCGACCCCTAGCGTCGAGATAGCAGTTCCTACTCCAGTTGCAAGCGCTGCTCCCGCTGCCCAGCCGTCTATATCAGCGGAACCTGTCCTTGCAGGAGTTGCCGATTCAGCAGCCCGTAACGGTTACGGCGAGTCGCTGGAGGGGAACAAGAAGAACACCAAAGCTACGGAGGCTACAAGAAACATGAGTGGGCTCGATACGCTCAAGAAGCAGGAAGCCCGCGTTCGCGAGATTGCAGAGAGCCTTGACGGTTCCGACGCAATCAAGCTAGCGGGTGTCCGTGATGAGCTTCTAGAGATGCAAATGGAAGCTCGTCGTCAGGTGGAGCAGGACCCTACCCTCCGCGACTACGCAGATGATCTTGCTGGCGCAGCGAAGGAAGTCCGCACAAAGGCAACGGCTCAGCTAGAGAGCCTTACCGACAAGTCACTCACAGAGTCCGTCAAGAAGGCTGTTGCAGGCAATCTTGATGAGGCCGCAGGCGAGGACGTGAAGTCACTGCTTGCCAAGACTCACGAGCGCATGGAGCACTATCGCTCGCAGTGCCAGGAACTCGCTGAGAGCGAGAACACTGTCACACGCAGAGAGTACGAGGCATCCGTCGCCATCGCTGATGGTCTTCTCAAGGAATGCAAGAAGTTCCAGGCTGAGAACGCCGATCTCAAGGAATCCCTCATCGTCAAGGAGAAGGAACTTGAGGAACTTGGCGAGGCTATTACCGCCGAAGGTGGCGTTGTAGATCCTGCTGAGTTCGGAGTCCTCAAGGAGCGCTACGAGAAGTCGCTACTCATCATCGAAGAGCTTGCTCAGCGTATCCGCAGTGCTCAGGTCCACGACCGTGTCGAGGAGTGCATCCGTCAAGAGCCGACGCTTGGTCGGGTCCGCGATGTTCTTCTTGAGTCGAAGACCGTCGAAGAGGTCAATACGAAGGTCGGGCAGATGCTCAAGTTGCTTGAGGGACAGATGGTCTATGTGCCTGTCAAGCCCGCTGTCCCAGCTCCGAAGGCGCAGAGCAATGTTGCAGCTACCGCAGCATCGCTCCTAGAGTCGCGCGCACAGCCTCCGAAGCCCCGTCCAACGTCGCCTGTGCTTGCTCACAGGATCGGTCTCATCGAGTCCATCGTCAAGAAGAACGGTGCATTCCGCAAGTGAGCGGAGTGAGTAAGCACCAGGTAAACAAGAAGGAGAAATTACAGTGATTAGCGCACCCGATGTGCCCGCGCTCATGGATACTCGCGAGCGTTCGAGCCTTCTAGAGCAGAACATCTCCTGGGGTCGGCAGCTTGCCGAATCCAAGTGGGGTGCTGAATGCCAGGGTCTCCAGGGGTTTGACGCGGCTTGCTGCGCCATCCTTCTTGAGAACATGGAGAAGTACTTCCACAGCCTTACGGAGACAACCAAGGCCATCTCGATTGGCGACTTCGAGAAGTTTGCGTTCCCGATTGTTCGGGCAGTGTTCCCGAACCTCATTGCGAACGAGATCGTCTCGGTTCAGCCAATGTCTGGCCCAATCTCGCTTGTCTTCTACCTCGATTTCACATACGGGAACTCGAAGGGCTCGATCAACAAGGGCGACCTTGCGTTCAGCAGCCTAACGGGTCCTGCGTCGAATGCATCTTACACCAGTGAGACCATCGATGTCGAGGCAGTAGCAACGACAGACGGCGTCAACACGCACTTCGAGACCAACCTTGCTTGGCTCCCGATTCGTGCTGGCACGGTTGTCATGACAGACGGCACGCTCACCCTCACGGACAACGGCGCAGGCGTTCTTGTGTCGTCTCCTGCAGGTGCGTCGGGCACTGTTGACTACAACAGTGGCCGCGTGACGATTGACTACGTCGCTCTTCCTGCGGCTGGTCTGCCGATCACGGTGACGTACGAGTTCGATATGGAGGCCAACCAGAACCTCCCGCAGATCGACCTCCGCTTGACCTCAACGCCCGTTACAGCGCGTCCGCGTAAGCTGCGCGCTCGGTGGTCGCTTGAGGCTTCCCAGAACCTCCAGGCTCTCCACGGCCTAGACGCTGAGGCTGAGCTTGTGGCGGTCATCGCTGAGGAGATCAAGCGTGAGATCGACCGTACGATTCTCAACGACCTCTTCAACGGTGCAATCGGCGGCTCTGGCGCCTTCGACCGCAAGGTGCCTGATGGCATCTCGTTCACGGAGCACAAGCTCTCGTTCATCGACACCATCGTTGAGATGTCGAACGAGATCTTCCGTGTAACGCAGCGTGCGCACGCCAACTGGCTTGTCACTGGAATGCAGGGCGCGTCGATCATCGAAACGCTTCCCACATTCAAGGCTGAGCCTGTTCCTGCTGGCGTCACGGGTCCTGTCCGTATCGGCGTCCTCAACGGTCGCTGGGCGGTCTACAAGGATCCGCAGATGGCCGTCGAGCGGTTCCTCGTCGGTTACAAGGGCGGAACGTTCCTTGACGCGGGCTACGTCTATGCCCCGTTCATCCCGCTCTACGCAACGCCTACGGTCCTGCTTGACGACTTCCTCGGTCGTAAGGGCCTGGCAACGCGCTTCGGCAAGAAGTTCATCAACGGTCGTTACTACTCAAAGGGCACGATCATCACGAGCGCGTAAAGCAGCGTGAAGAAGTCTCAGCAGTAGTAGTGGGTCTAGGTGGGAACACCCAAGGGATCGTCAAGGTCCCTTGGGTGTCTCTCTGTACATGGGAAATCGGCTAGAGCGCTACTTCTCGAATCTCCCTGAGCGCGGCATGAAGCTGAATAAGCTTCTTATCGCTGGGAAGACGTTGTTGGATGACGAGATCTGGCTCTTGGTCAAGGACTTTGAGTGCGAGCTAAGCGAAGTCTTCGTCAACCAAGAGACTATCCTTGAGAGAATAGGCTATAGGACGTTCTATTACTCTCAAAGTGATACATGGCTCAATGCAGATGACAGAACTGCTCTCATGGAGTTCATCGCTGACAAGGAGAAGGATTGGATCGGTTGTGCTGTAACTGGCTCATGTGACAAGTTCGATAGACTTTTTACAGAGTCCGTTCTTGGTAGAGCCCACAACGGCTACTTCGTGCGTCACGTCATCGTTACTCTTGCACGAGCTGTTGTACATCCAGAGAGCTTCGACTATCTCAGAGCCCAACCATCTCTTGTAAAGCACGTCAAGCGAGTCGAATACTACCGTCTTCCTTGTGAGGAGATAGCGCATAGGTGGCTCCAGGGCCAGACCCTCGATCCAAGGCGCCTCTGCTGGAGATAGCCCATGTCAAACGTGATCCACCAGATGATCCAGGGCGTGCTCTCAGAGATGGCAGCTCGCAATAAGGATAAGGACATTGCCCTCGTTGCCAAGTGGTTCCTCCACAAGCACCAGAAGGGCGAAGATGCTATGTCACAAGCGGCTTTCGCTAAGAAAGCTGGCATAGATCAAGCTTCATTCAATCGTCTAGCGAAGATTCATCGTGACGATGCGCTTGCTTCGCTCCAAGGTAAGGGTCACGATGCACAAAAGGTTAAGGCGTCGATTACTCCAAAGTACCGCACAGGGCGCCCAAGCAGCAAATCAGATGAAGAATGGCACGATATCGTCGCAGACTTTAACCAGATGCGCGAGAAGGATCCTGACTGGTCCTACTACGCGCACGCGAAAAGGCACAGTATCAGCTCTATCGACACGCTCAAAGCAAAGGTTGGCGAGCTGCTAGGTAAGATCAAAAAAGCTGGCGAAACGAAGCGCGCCAGGGTAGCAGGGCTCGCTAAGGCTCGCGACGTTCTAGCAACGAAGCGCGCCGCCAAGAAGAAGAAGCCAGATCCAGAGGTCTCCCTACCTCCTCCTAAGCATGAGATTCCTGAGCCTATTGTCATGGCGCCGCCACCAATTAGAGCGCCTATGTCACCTCATCCTTCGTTGCCACCTACACCGCATGTTGCGATGCCGCCAGAAACGCACATTGGAGCTGAATACGGTCTACTTGGCTTCGCTCCAACGGTAGGCACAAGTCTCAGGGGGCAGATCCATCCACCAATCCACATGCAGCCACCAGCTCCCGTTCCAACGGTAGGAATGGCTCATCATCCTCCGCTTGAGGTCACGCATAAGGTTGATCCTCTTGCAACACTTGATCTTTGGACGCGCCCATATAGCCACACTACGATAGAGGAGCCACGCGCACCAGAAGATGTCATAAGAGCCCATCTCCAGCAACCAGGACCAGAGCTTCCCCACCACGAGCCTTTGCGCAAGCAGCTTGCTAAGGTAACAGGTGAGAAAGCTCCTCTCCGTGGCTGGAAGTTTCCTGAGAGAAAGCCTCGTGTCCTTCTCATCGGTGGCACATCCAGTGTGCCTGAGTGGGCAAAGGATCGTTTTGAACTCCTTGTCATCGATGGTACAGCTTCGGGCCGTATGGAATCTTCGGCTTACAACAAGATCTTGAAGTTCCATCCAGACCTCATTCTTAGTAACAAGCAGATACGTCCGACGCTAAGAGAGCCAGTCAAGACCGCCGCCGATTACATCGACAAGCCTTACGTTCACTCGTTCCAAGGAAGCTGGTCACAGGCGTTTCACACGGCGGCTGATCGTTACCGCCTTGAGTGGGTCACTGCAGCATCAGAAGAGAACGAAAGTCTGAAAGACGCGATTTACGATGTCATCAAGAATGGCTCGATACACGGAGCTATCTCTGATATACTTCGATCATAGAACCAAGTTCGGAGCAACGTCTTCTTCTATGGCTGGTGAAGAGGGGAGTTCGCTCCGAACTGTAGATAACACCTACACCCCTCTTCCCCAGCCCTACGGAATGGAGTTTTGATTTGTGATGACTGAAAAGACTGATACGGCGGCTGAACCTGAGTTCATCAATGCCACCAACACGAGGCTCATGCTTTCCACTGAGGGGAGAGCGACGTTCTGGCTGGATCCTGGCAAGACGGTGAAGGGTAAGCGCTACCGCGCTTTCATTCCGATAGGGCTCAAGGAGGTCAAGAGCGAGCCTTTTCCAGCAGCTCCAAAGCCGCCTCAAGCTGCGGCTAAGCCATCTCTGGAAGCTCTTTTGGCGAAGACAGCGGCAAAGGTGGAAGCCGTAAAGCCAGTGCAAAAGACTTCGCAGCAGAAGCGTGATGGAGAGCCAACGATCTCGAAGGCTTTGCCATCTGACGATGAGATTTCAACTCCAATCGTCTCTGACCCAACTAACTTCCCGTTTGCGTGTGATGCAGAAGGTTGCACCGAACGGTTTGGCTCTGCGAGTGGCCTCAAGAACCACAAGAGGCGACACGCGAGCAGCTAAGGAAGCGTAGCGTTGTCACTCCAGTACGAGGATGTAAGGAACTATGTGCGCCTCCGTCTCGGTTCTGGCTTCGTCCGAATCGAGCTGGAGGATAAGCACATTGACCTCGCTACCGACGAGGCGGTGAAGGTCTATGGGCGCTTCATCCCGCTCCTGCGCTTCAAGAAGATCCAACTTGTAGATGCCGATGAACCTTCGACTGATAACCCGACTGGTCGGGCCTATCCACTCGATTCAGATATCACTGGCATCTACAAGATGGACTTCGTCTTCCGCCAGACCTCTCTGGCGGTAGTCGAAGACATCTTCCATCGCCGTTACTATGAGCCTATCCATGATATGGACTCGTATGCACGGTATCTTCACTACATAGATATGCTCAAGCGGGTTCTTTCAATTGAACCTGATTGGAGCTTCGACCGTACTGATCCGCATAACCCAAAGGTATGGATCTGGGCACCTCGCCAGGCTCAGACTATCCTCGCTTGTGCTGTTTGTTACGTGAAACGTGGATTGCACCAGATACAACCACTGCATGAGGACTGGATCGAGCGATACTCTCTGATGCAGTGCAAGGAAACACTGGCTCGTCCTCGTAGTAAGTGGCAGAACATCCCAGCTCCATCAGGTGGTCAACAGCTCGACGGCCAGATGCTCCTCTCAGAGTCGAAAGAGGAGAAGGCCGAACTCATGGCAGAGATCAAGTCGTGGCAAACGACTCTCCCGCCGATCTGGGGGTAAGCCATGAACGAACCTTCTTTCGTCATCCCGCCCAATCCAGATGTGCCTTCGCCTCCTTGGGCGCAAGGTCTGTGGACTGGCGAAGGTCTGGAGACCACAGATCTAGAACAAGCGAAGCAGTTCCAAAGGGAACAGTTCGACCTGTTCTTCCCAAGACTCCCTATCAAGCGGCTCGACCGTAAGCGCACACCTTTCGACCCTATCCGTGGCGAACCTCAGCTTAGGTACGGTCCCACAGGACGTGTGCTTCCGCCTGATCGGCAGAAGCGTTTCCTAGCTCCTATCTACTATCCGACCTATCCTGACCACCATCCTCGTGAGAATACGCTCATAAAGTACGGGATGGATCACCCTCGCGATGCAGCGTTCACTTACCTCGACTTCGTTCTCAGGGCCAACAACGTGATCCTTGTGCCTGGTGATTTGATCGAGTGGGAGGGCCAAGACTTCGAGATCAAGGCGATACAAGCTCCTACGATGGCATATTGGGTCAATACGCCATTTCATTTCTACTTCATTGCCTTCTGTGACCTCTACAGGACAGAGGGTAATCGTGTGGAGTCGTGGCGTGATCCGTGAGACTAGAGAAAAAGGAACGACTCCTGCCCAGGCCAAGCGCATGGCTGCTGGCGCTAAGAAGGGAATTGACAAGGAGTTCGAGAAAACCAAGAAGGGCGCTGAGCACGCTGCTCAGCGTCGGGCTGAAACATTCAAGAATGCGGTCATACAGAAGCTCCAGGCAGCGTCTACTTCTACAGGAACCTCAACGTCTCTTGGAGATGGGATACCTGCACTTATCGAGGCGCTAGAGGTTAAGCCGCAGCGTGTCCGAGGTATGACAGGCTTTGTAATTGGACTCAAGAACCCAAAGGCTATCGACAAGGAAACAGGCAAGAGTCTTGAGACTATTGCTAAATCAATCGAATATGGAACCTCTGGGCAAAAACCCCTGTCACCGTGGCGGTGGGTCGCCCGTAGGATCGGAACCATCAAAGACACAGGACGCTAAGAAGCCTGTCTTCTAGGTTGAAGGAGCTACTCATGGCAAATCTCGTTGGAAACCCAAGCGCACCGCTCAGTGGCGTCCGTAAGCTCTCGTTGGGCTCGGAAGTTGCCGAAGACCAGATCCATGGCGAGGTCGATAGCACCAATCAGGCTCTTCTGAACATGATTGTTGCCGCCAATCCTGGCCTGGCTGGTTCAGGTGGCGCTGTGGCAATGGAGGCGTTCACTCTCGTCGCTGCTCAGACGGATGTCATCCTCTCCAGGGATGCCACAGCTCTCATTGGCGTGATCGGCTTCTCGCCAGAACCAGGGGCCATCGTCGCCGCGCTCGGTATCACTGGAGCCACGATTGACGGCACGAACCATGCGAAGGTTGACCTTGCTGGTACTGTTACCGCAGGTCAGCTCCTAGTTCTCTACAAGTAAGCGCAGAGAGCAAGCGCTTAGTGTCAAAGGTATCCTGTGGTCTTCGACGGAACGTGGTCAAATGACCCGACAATGCCTGGCGTACGCGCTGATCGGTATCTACCGAACACGCCAGATCAACTGGCAGCGTACGACCAGGCTTTGTTCTGTTGGCTTCGCAGGATGACTTTTGATTATGGTTCGGAAGGCCATCCAGTTATTGAGCCTCTTCGTGTAGTGAAGGCTACTCCTGAGCGGGCATTCGCTGAGCTTGCTTACAAGGAGAAGCTAGAGGACTACGAGACAAAGCAGGATCAACTACCTCTTCCATTGTGCTCATTTGTTCGCACGGATCTAACTCCAGATAAGTCGCGTTTCAGAGTTAGCAAGTTCCATGCGTCGTATACGAATCCGCCGAACATGCTTTATCCTCGTGCGTCTACAAAGGATGAGATTTACAGGGGATGCTATCCCCAGCCTTACAACCTCACATATCAGCTTGACTTTTGGGCTAGATACGAAGCCACAATTGACCAGATACGAGTGTGGCTAGCTCTTGCAGTTCGGTATCTGACTTATTTCTATCTGCCTGTGAACTTCTCTTCACTCCCAGGATTCGGTCGGTTCTTTCAGAACCAGAATGTGTATGTGACGTTTAGTGGTTTGCAAGACGCTTCTGACCTGGAACCTGGAGCAGAGCAGCGTATCGAGCGGGTGACATCGACTCTTGACGTTCAGGGCTGGTTCTTCTTCCCAGAAGAAACGCAGAAGACGGTTCTCGACGGAATTGTGGATGTCTCCATTACTACCGAGGTTGGTGTCGATCTCGATACGGTAGACCCTGCAACGCTTATCACAGAGCGCGTCGAGGTGAAGGCAGACGTAGCAGAAGGCAAATGAGAAGTGAGTAACGCAGAGTACCATATTGATAAGGGGATCACTGTTATCGCCAAGCGGCTATATGAAGACGACTTCCCCGCTAACTTCACGATACTTTGCTTCAACTGTAACTGCGGAAAAGCTCGAAATAACGGCATAGGTCCGCGTCAAGTTGAAGCATTTTGCTCCTCTCACGAGGAAAACGGAGCCTAACTATGGGTGGTGTCTTCGTTAGTCCAGGCGTATATGTTCTGGAACAAGATCTCTCGGATTACGTTCCCGCTCTAGCAAGCTCGATCTTCGGAGTAGTTGGTGCTGCTTCGTGGGGTCCGATAAACGTACTCACCGATACCACGAATGAGAACTCGTTGGTCAATACCTTCGGTGCGCCAGCTCTTGGTGCTCTCGTAGATACGCAGCGTCTCATCTACAAGCCGCTCTATCCTGCGATCATCGCCATGATCCAGTATCTCCGTCAGGGACAACAGGGCAAGTTCGTCCGTGTCTCCGATGGAACGGATGCTCCTGCAACGGCGCAGCTCCCAGACAATGGAACGCCTGCCGTGGCAACAGGCACCATCGACGTTTCAGGTACGAAAGATCTCAGCGTCGATCACTTGGTCAACGTTTCGGTCAACGGTGGACCTCCAGTCCTGGTCGATCTTCGTCAAGGCGCCGTAGACGATACACAAGTCACTGCAGCCGAGATGCTCACCGCTCTCCAGAACCAGCTCATCTCTCAGCCTGTGCTAGCTTCTCTCCAGACGGTCGGCGCAGCGAAGTACCTCGCTCTCACGACAACGACTGGTGGCTCAACAAAGAGCATCGTCTTCACAGCACCTCCAGGTGGTGGTGCAACTCCAGCATCGCTAGATTCGGCTGCTGGTCCGTTCAACCTACAGTTCATCCCATCACCACAGCTCAGTCTCAAGATCGACGGTGGAGCCCAGCAGGACTTCGCGTTCACTGGTGTTAGCGCGAAAGCAACGACAAGTGTTGCTCCGTTCAATCTTGCACCGATTGGCGCTGTCAACCAGTCGTTCGCGGTTCAGGTGAAGTTGCCTGGTCAAACGGGCTTCTTCACGCAGCAGACGATCACCTTCGATCCTCTGGCGACGAATTATACCTTTGCCAGCATGGCTGCAGCAACGAACCTTGAAACCGCTGCAGCTATCAATGCTCAAGCGGTTGGCTTCTACGCAGAAGCTCCAACTTCTGGTCCAGACGCAGGCAAGGTCGTCATCGCCACGGATAAAGAGGGCTCTGGTGCGCAGCTCAATCTCATCAGCGGTTCTGCGCTCACCTCTCTCGGTCTCACGCCTGGTATCACGAATGGCACAGGCACCGTAGCGGACCTCTCTGCAGTGTCAACTGCAGATGTCGTAACTGTCGTTTCTGCCACGATCCTGAATGCGACATGCACGCTCGTCAGCAACCTCGCTGTTCTCACGACGGCGTCTGTCGGTGCGACCTCAGAGATCCAGATCCTCAACGGCTCTGGCATGTTCGCTGGGACGGTCTTCGGATCTGCTGCTTCCGCAACAGCGGATGCTACAGGTATCGTCTTCTTCTCTCCGCTTCCTCCGTATCCGATCACTTACACAGGATCGGGTCCTCTTGGAACGGTTCTTGTCACAGCGCTCTACAGCGGCACACGTGGTAACACGATTGCCGTCAAGGTCGGGCCTGGCAAGCTGGTAGGTAACAAGTATACGGTCAACGTCAACGGTCTCGATGCTGAGGTCTTTGACAACGTCGTGCGTCTGCCAACTACGGGTCAGACTGACATCACGATGGTCGTCTCGTCGTGGATCACGTTGGCTGGACTCACGGGTCCTGGTACATCAACGAACAATCCAGCAACGGGCACCTATCCGCTTACGGGTGGCTCTGACGGTATGGCAGGGCTCAATGCAGGGTCCTACATCGGCTCGATCCAGGGCAACAAGATCACAGGGCTCCAGCTCTTCAAGGACGGCGATGCTGTTGACGTGAACATCCTCGCGGTTCCTGGCGACCTTGACAACGGAATCTATCCTGGTCAAGTCGGGTTCGTAGACGTTCTCGGCCCTGTCGAGGCAGCTCTAGACGAGATCTGCTCTGGACGCGGTGACTGTATGTTCGTCATCGACCCTCCGCTTGGTCTCCAGGTGGATAGTGGTGGCCTGACACCATCGGTCGTTGACTGGCATAACGGGCAGGCTGGCTACAACCATGCCGCCTTCAACACGAGCTACGGCGCAACCTACTGGTCGCACGTCGAGTGGTACGACAACTACTCGCAGGCGAACATCTGGGCATCGCCCTCTGGCTTCGCTGCGCAGGCGTATGCCTTCACGGACTTCAACGCAGACCCGTGGTTTGCACCCGCTGGCTACGTGCGCGGTGTCATCAAGGAAGGTCTGGCTGTCGAGCATTCGCCTGACCAGGGCCAGCGCGACAATATGTATAGCGGTGGCAACTCTGTCAACCCGATAGTCAATTTCCACTCTGCTGGCATCATCATCTTCGGTCAGCGCACGCTGCAGCGTCAGCCAACGGCGCTCGACCGTATCAATGTCCGTCGTCTGATGCTGTATCTGCGCAAGGTCATTGCAACGTCTGTCAAGCGTCTTCTCTTCGAGCCGAATGATAAGGGAACATGGACGCGGTTCATCAACCTCGTTGAGCCGTTCATGCGGTCTGTTCAGGCGCGTCGTGGTGTCACGGACTTCAAGGTCATCATGGACGAGACAACGAACACGCCTGACGTTATCAATCGGAACGAGATGCACGGTCGAATCCTTCTCATCCCAACCAAGGCTGCGGAGGTTCTCGTCATCGAGTTCACGCTGCTCCCAACAGGAGCAACGTTCGCTCAGGTGTAATCAATCTATCGCCTCTACTAAGAGCGATAAGGGAGCATCACTATGCCGCTTACTGGTGATATGTCAGCGGGTGTCTACGACACCTTGGAACCGCAGCGCCAGGATAATTGGATCCTAGATATAGCTCCACCTGGTTCTGGGTCTACGTCTATCGGTGACGCCATCAAGCTGGCAATCCAGGTGATGGCGCTTCCGAACGAAACGACCGATCTGGTCGAACTGCATTACCTCAATGAGCGTCGGCACTATGCTGGCAAGACGCTCTATGAGGGCGGTACGATCCAGTGCGTTGATTTCATCGATCAACACATCGCTACGCAGATCAATGCTTGGCGTCGGCTCGTTTACAATCCACTGAACGGTAAGGTCGGCTGGAAGGCCAACTATGCTGGGCAGGGGAACATCTGGCTCTACGCGCCGAACGGTCAAGGCGAGCGTATGTGGGAGCTTCGTGGTCTATGGCCCTCATCTGTCAATTGGGGCGGCTTGGACTACAACTCAGGCGATAAGGTTCTGATCGACATCACGCTTGTCTACGACAAGGCTGTCTTCAAGAACACTGAGCCAGCTTCTACCACGCCGATTGACACGAACTGATATAACGTAACCGTCTGCTTCTGGTATTTTGCACCTGGACCTCTGGAGGTCTGTTATGGAAAACGTCAATACAAGCCCCGTCCAGGCTCAGCCTGGCGGGGCTCCTGCCGTTACACCGCAGCAGCCACGTGATGCCTTTGATATCAAGGATCTAATCACCGATATCACTTTCCCTTCAAAGGGACAGTTCTATGGTGACAAGCTTCCCGATGGGAAGGCCAAGATTCGTGGTTGGCGCACTTCTGAGATCAAGCTCATTGCCAACGCACGTAGGGGCTCTCCAAACCAGCTAGAGCAAGCTCTGGATCGCGTCGTAGATAACTGTCTTATCCTCCCTAGCACCATGAAGTCTGGTGATCTTCTCTATACTGATGGCTTCTACGCCATGCTGATGCAACGTATCCTCACCTACAACGAGACATACAAGACAGAGATCAAGTGTGACTCGTGTGGTTTCAAGGATCCGTCAGTGTCGATTGATCTCATGAAGGATCTCGACGTGATCTGGATAAAGCCAGAGATCCGTGAGCCAATCATAGTCGCTCTTCCGCATCAGGGAGCTGATATCGGTTTGCGCCTTCTCAGGCGCAGTGACACCATCAAGATCTCAAAGTACGCTGACCAGAAGATGCAGCAGAGTCCTGACCTTGGCGATCCAGCTTTTACCTATCGCCTCGCTCTCCAGATCGACACCATTGACAACGAAAAGGTCGATCTTGGTAAGAAGGTGGCATGGGTTGATAATCTTCTCGCCAAAGACCTCGTTGTCCTCAGCGATGCACTTGAAGGCGCTGTATCTGGCGTTGATCCGAAGATTCGCCACGAGTGCAGGAAGTGTGGTGAGACTGATGAGATTCTTCTTCCACTCTCGCTAGACTTTTTTCGTCCAAGGTCTGCCTGAAACTACTCAACTTCTCGACCAGTTTTTCGAGTTGGTGTATTACGGTCGATTTGCAGAAACTTCCTATCTAGAAGATTTGCCCTGGCGCGACTTCCTCTATCTGCATCGCAAGCTAGTGCAAACGAAGAAAGATGAGAAGGAGGCACATGAACGTGCCTCTGCATCGGGTGGAAAAGCCACTCGTACTGCAGGCCCACCTTCTACCAATCTGCCAAAACCGCCTTCACCAACGTCTCCTCTACCGAAGCCACCTCGCAGCATGATGCTGCCCCGTGGGAAACCGCCTCGTAGGTAAAAAGGTCGAGAACCGTGCCTGATCCGTCGAACACCTTTCTCTTTACCATCGCGGTCAAGAACCTTGCGACGGAAGTGCTCAAGGACAGCGAAAAGCTATTTACTAGCTTGGGCGATGTCACAAGCAATGTCGCGAAGGGTCTCGGTCTAGTCAACGACGCCCAGCTCGAAATGATAAAGACTGGCGCCAAGGAGATGGCAGCGACCTTCGGCCAGGGCCTTCTCCCTACATTCCTGCTAGGCAAGCTTGACAAGATCGGCTTCGGTAAGGAGTCGAAGCTCGCTTTGGACTTCATGAAGGACTTGAACACCACGCTCAAGCAAGATTTCGGGAAGAGTCTCAAAGACATTCTCGGAATGATGAAGAACATGGATGCCAAGGGCATCGTTAAGTCCTTGCTGGCTGGGTTCGCGAAGCAAAAGGTCATGCAAGCGTTCGTCACTGTCATGCAGATGGCAACTGATGAAGCCTTTAAGCTCAACGATGCTGTCATAGCGATACGCCAAAACTTCCGTATGACAACCAAGGAAGCCTCTGACCTTGGTGATTCCATGGTCAATGCAGCGATAAATACTGGTTCCTCTCTCGATGAAGCTGCAGACGCGGCTGGTGCTCTAGCGAAGGTAAACCTTCGTGGAGCTAAGAATATGGATGAATACGGCGAACTAACGCTCAAGATGTCCCAGGCGTGGGGCATGAGTGCTCTCGAAGCCGCCGAATTCGAGAAGACGGCCAATAAGATCTACGGTGTTGGAGCCGCAGGGCTTACTGGCATCGCCTCAGCCTTTGACCGCATTGGCCGTACATCGATGATGAGTCGCAAGGAGCTTGTCGAATTCAGTAAATCACTTACGCCACTTTTGCTTCGGATTCCTAAGACTCTTCGTTCACAAGTTGCCCCACAAGTCATCGCAACAATCGGTGCTATATCCGCAGAATTCAAAGATATGGGCATTGATCCACAATTCGTTGTCGAAAAACTCCAAGCCCTCAAGGATCCGATTAGCTCCGAAGGTCGTAAGCTCCAGGCGATGATTGTTGGTTACGGTGGTGCTACTGCTAAGCAGTTTACAAAAGCTCTACACGACAATGATATGGGCGTAATCATGGAGGCCCAGCTCAAGGCCGTCCAGAACTTGAAGAAGAGAATTGGTGATGAGAGGTTTACGCGCAACATCACCCTGTACGCCAAAGCCTGGGGTATGACCGCTGAGCAACTGCAATCAATTTCTGAGATGAGTATCAAAGACCTTCATGATCGAGTAACTGTATCGGATGAGGATCGAAAGAATCTTGAGAGCTTCAATAAGGGATGGGATGACTTTACATCTTCAATCAAAGTCTTCAAGGAGAAGATCGGCAACGTCTTCAAGGGATTCTTGATGCTCATCGGTAAGCCGCTCTTCTATGTGCTAAATGCGATTACATCTGGTCTCAACTGGTTCTTGAGCTTGCTTGGCAAGATTGACAAGGATACGAAATCGTTCGTCGGTAATGTCGTAGGGCTAGCTGGCTTTGCCTTGATGATTTGGAAGATCGTGGCAGGCTGGTCAACGATGGCAGGCTGGATAGAGACAGCGTTCTTCTGGATGATGAAGTTCGGTTGGTTCCGAACACTTATGCCAATCATCTACAATGGAATTGTTTCGATTGTAGCAGCACTAGGATTCTGGCTAGTAGCTATCGTTGCAGTAGTAGCTGCGGTAGTTCTTTTGTACAAGGTCTGGAAAGCTAACCAAGACAAGTTCATGAAACTCTTTGATAGGATGGCACCAATCCTCAAGAAGATCGGCCTCATCATCGCAGGTATCACTCTTTTGTTCAATCCAATGCTGATACCTATACTTGCTGTGGCTGGTGCGATCTATGCCGTTTACAAGTATTGGGATGATTTCTACGCGGCTATGAAGCCTGGTCTTGAAGATCTTGAGGGTGCCTGGAACGCAATCGTAGAGGCGGTTGGAGATGTTGTAGACCAGCTATCAGAAGCGCTAGGCCCAGCTCAGGAAGATACTGCAGGCTTCGGAGAGATCATCACGAAGGTGTTCAAGGGCGTTGCTAAGGCCATTGGCACTGTCGCTTCGTGGGTTTCAACGTTTGTCGCGCTGCTAGTTCACTTCCTCAAGCCAGCGATCACAGGAATCGGTGTAGTACTTGAACCTATCTTCAAGATCCTCGGAGACATCTTCAACAAGAAGGCTGCAACTTCGTGGGGTGATGCGATCATCGACGTGTTCTACCAGATTATTCGCATCGTATACACGCCGTTCCGCCTAATAGACAATTTTATCAAGACGATGTTCGGCTTTAGCCCAATCGACAAGTTCGTGGAGAAGCTCAAAGGTTTCTTCAAATGGGTCACAGATATGTGGGCCGTTCTCAAGAATGGTGTCGTCAAAGTCTGGGCCTCTATCAAGGATGAGGTTGGTAGTTTTGTTGAGTGGATGATCAAGCAGCTCAAGAACATTGGCAGAAGTCTCGTCAAGGCGATCCCTGGCGGTTCTACCGTCTTGAAGATGCTCGGGTGGGACGCTCCAGAGCCAGAGGCCCAGGCCCAGGGCGGTATAGCCACAGGCCGACAGACAATCACAGTCGGTGAAGGGGGCCAGCCAGAGGCCATCGTTCCACTCAGCAAGATGAAGCAAGTTGCGAAGGATGCTGGTGTTGCGCATCCACAACAGCAGATGATGAGCATGGATGATGTTATCGCGGCGATCAAGCATCTTGAAGATACGATGGTCAGGATCTCGAATCGTAGCGGAGCTGCGGCAATGGTCCGCACGGGAGGTTTCTAACCCATGCCCGCAGAATTGGTAAACAACTGTTATCTGGTCATTGACGATCAGAACGCTGGTGCTACTAATCAGAAGTACTTGTATTTCCAGAGTATGCCAGACGATCTACAGTCCACTAAGACGGCTAACATCAACGAGATCCAGATCCTCGGTCGTTCTGAGCCGATTAAGACTTACGGTTCATCTGGGCCGAGATCATGGAACCTGGAGCTTCATTTCTTCAACAATGACGGAAACAGCGTCAATGAGGTTGTGAACTGGACTAATTGGTTAGAGTCCTTGGCATATCCTATCTATCTTAATGGCATCTCGTACGGACTTCCTCGTCTTATCTTCTCTTTCGGAAAGGTTCTGACAGTCCGTGTTATTTGTTCGAGTGTTACAACGACATGGAACTCTCCATGGGATGCAGATGGTACCATGACAGATAGTCAAATGATTACGAATATAGTCGGTCCTATGCACGCTTCATCGCAGATTGTTCTAGACCAGATCAGCAGAATACCGTTTGGGCACAACGAAGTATTCAATGGTGCCCACAACAACAGCACTGACTGAGACTAACATGAGAACGATCAATCTTCCTATCACTTCACGCTTGTCCGCGACTCCACTTATCCAGTCGCCTACAGACAACGTGTACTACTTTGGCGTCTGGGGTGTCATCGACTTTCCTGTATCCCCAGAAGATGAATTCTACAGGCTTACTGCGCGGGATGTAGTCCGCTGGGATATCCTCGCGAACACTAAATACCGCGACTACAACAAGATGTGGATTTTCTGGGCTGCGAACAACATCATGGATCCGTTCAACGTCATGCCAGGCACGTTGATCCGTATACCAGGAAACAAGACAGTTAACTCTGTTCTGCAATCCATCAACGGAAACGCGCCGTAGTGGAGCTATCCTAATGCCTCTGCCACAGATACCGCCTGAGAGTGATCGTGGTTTCGGGCAGGTAATTACACCTGCTGATACCCCGTTCGTCAAGCTCATGGCCCAAGGTAACGATCTTTCTGTCGTTCCAAATTTCTTGAAAAGCTTTACATTCGAGCACAATTTTGGTGAGGACGGTGCTAGCCAAGCGACAATTCAACTATTCGATCCAAATTTCGATCAGCTTGAAAACGTTATATTCAGCAGTAGTCTAGCGATATCATTCCAGTGGGGCTGGGCTAATGGCACGAAGTCTAATCTTCACGAGGCCATAATCGCCAGCTATGATGTGGCATTTGAGTGGGGCCAAGGCACCTTGCTCACACTGACTACGACCGATATAACGCAACAATTTCTCAATAACACTACAGATAACACGAGCTGGAAGGCAAGTGATAAACCTTCTGAAATTGCTCAATTCTTTGCGACTAAGCACAATCTGACACCGATTGTTGAAGAGTCGTATCCGCTCAATGTTCCTCTTACGCAACCAGTAGGGTTGTCAGATTTGGCTTTCTTGCAAACTATCAAGAAACTAGCTATTTCAGCACGTACTGGCATTGGTGGCTATGTATTCTCCGTCACTGCGAATAACGAGTTGCACTTCCACACTAGAAATTACGTTCAAGATGAGGCAAAGAAGTTCATCTATTATCTTGGGCGCGAGCGCAATGGCGTCATTATGGAGTTTTCACCAGTAGTTGAATCACAGACGCAGCTCGCGTTTGGTGGTTCAGGTTTCCAGGTCCAGTGCTACGACCCTGTCAATAAGAAAGATATAGTCTATACAGCGAACAATGAGACACTTGTTGGTATGCCATCCACAGGTCAAAAAGTACCGAAGGATGCAGCTACCCCACGTGTAGCCCGCGTTCCGTACTTTGCGTTCCAAAATGCCCAAGCGGTAGCTCAAGATCGTTTTATTGCTCACTCATCTGGTAACTACGACGCGACTATAAAGATGTACGGCAACCCAACCATTCGTCCTGGTGACATTATTGACATCGAAGTTCTCATCCCCAAGAGTGGCCCTCTTCCAGAGCGTCTGCACTATACATCTGGCCCTTACTTCGTACAATCAGCTACCCATGAGATCGATGATGGCGGATCGTACACAACGACCTGCAAGGCGCAGCGCCAAGGATCATCAATGGATGATCTGCCGAATGGTGGTTCATCCTTCAATACTACAACACCGCCTCAAGAGCCGAGCGTCCTTCCCCAAGATGGAAATGCGCAGCCTGCGACGAGGCAGAAGACGGCGGCAAGCAAACAAGAACTCATCAACCAAGCCAACGATCTCTTCAAGCAGGGGAAGACACAGGAAGCGCTGTCCACTCTTCGTCAAGCAGCCAATTCAGGAAACTAGCGATGCCGTCACCAGTTCCGTCTATCCTCGATATCATCAAGAACCCAGAGCAATATCTCCAGGGAGCGCCCCTTCGTGCTGTCTATCGTGGGTTGATCGAGGATGTCAATGATCCAGACCAGCTTGGTAGAGTACGGGTCAGAGTAAAGAGCATCTGGTCTTCTCAGGTTCCAACTGACAATCTACCGTGGGCTGAGATAGCAAACAGCGGCAGTATGTCGCAGCAGGGCCTTTTCTCGATTCCTCCTGTTGGCTCTACTGCGTTCGTGATATTCCAAGAGGGCAATAGCTCGTTCCCGATCATCATTGGCGGATGGTACGGCAAGACGAATGGTCAGAACGAGGTCCCGAAGGCCGCAATCGGTCAGCAGGACACTGGAGGGTCGGGTAAAGGAAACGATCAAGGAACGGGTGCCGCAGGAGCCCAGCTCCAAGAGCCTGCGAATCCATTTGCTCCGACCTATCCTAACAACCATGTCTACAAAGGTACTAGTGGCAACCTGATAGAAGTTGACGATACGCAAGGTCACGAGCGTATCGACATAGTTCACAAGAGTGGATCGTGGATCGAGTTCCATCCAGATGGGTCCATTGTCGTAGGATGCCAGAAGAAGATCTACGTTTTCTCAACAGATGTAACTCAGATACATTCCCACAAGGATCTCGATGCGCTGGCAGACAACCAGATGACGGCGAAGGCAGGGAAGGATCTCCAGGTTCAAACGGGGAGAGACGAGGCGCACGTCGTTGGGCGTGATCTCACCGTTCAAGCAGCCCGTGATATTCTCCTCAACGCCGCCCGCAATTTCTCAGAGATCGCAGCGCAAGCTGGGATGATCCAGACTGGTACGAATCTTACGATGACGGCTGGTCAAGACATAACGGCCACTGCTGGTGGCACTCTCACTTTTCAGGCAGCTCTTGCCACAGTCATCAACACGGCGGCAGCTCTCACACTGCAAGCGGCCACAGCGTTGAGCCTAATTAGTGGTACCACGCTCAATATGACTTCTGGGGCCGCTATGAGCATTGAATCTGGTGCTGCGCTTTCAATAGTTTCTAGTGCTATTACAGACATTCTTTCTAGTGGCATTTTGACGATGATTGCACCTGTCATCGACATAGAGTCTCCGCTAGTAACTATCGGAGGAATCACGCCTGGGAACGTTGTGACTGATGTAACTCACCCGATTGACTTCATAACTGGATTGCCTATCGTTGGAACCCCTGTTGTAAGAGCTGGATGAAGGTGGCTGATGCCTCTTGTAGCTGCTGCTATGGGCGCGGATATGCTTAGTCGTGCAGTAAGTAAGGGCCTTATCGACGCGCCACCATATTTTGCGCTTTCTAGAATATACAATGCTGTAGCTACTGGCATTGTAAAGACGCTCCAAGCTGCTGCTACCGTTGTCACGGTGCAGTGGACAGGCTTCGTACCTGTCGGTGCGAGTATAGGTACTGCAAACAGTATAAGTGGTCCTGATCCTGATGGTTACGGGACTGACACTCAAACAGAGGCAGGGCACACTGGACCTTTTGCTCCACCGTTCTATTACGGGCTAGGGGGTGTCATCGATTACATTAAGCCGAACATCTCGTTTGTAGATCTCTTGTGTCCTGTTGCTGCAGGTGGGGCTGGTGTCCTCGTCTCTATTGTCGTGCCGATATCTGAATGCCACGACAACATTGTAGCGGCCATGCCTGACGACTTCCTCTGTAAGAATCCGAACCCACCAGGTTGTCCAGATGGCTCAGTAAGAGCCCCGCCGCCACGGTTCGTGCCGTTCAATTACGTGTACTACGAGATGGACCAGATGATCAAGGCTGCGTCACACCAACTGGCCGTGTATCTGTTGCATCCAACGCAGACGACGTGGACAATGACTGGTGTTCCGACTATCGCCCCTATCAGCACTACTGACATCTTTACAAGAATACTCTAGAGGCACATATGGGAGATAGATGGCACGGGCTAGTATTCCCATTCAAGCGTGGGCCACAAGGCTGGTTCAGTGACGGATCAGATGATGATCTCATTTCATCGTCTATCCAATTCATCATTGGCATTTGCCTAAACGACTACATCTGTTTGCCAGACTTCGGTGCCAACGTTTGTCCTCTCATCTTCGAGCCAAATGATGACGTTCTTTCAGTTCTTCTCAGGAGCCGCATCAACGAAGCTCTCTCAAGATGGGAGCCACGTATATCCGTACAAACTATAAATACGCTCATCAACGACGATCAGGTCAATGTCACGATCTCCTACGTCTTTGTCAGTGAACCAGGAACGATCCGCTTCTTCAACGATTCGTTCCAGAGGCTCACAGCATGAGCGCAAGACAGGTGAGCCGTGGCTGATCTTCCCCCGATTGATTACGCCTCTGGCGATTTCCAGACATTCCTAGATAACGAGCTAGCGTTTCTCCAGGCTGAGCTTGACCAGAGCGACTTCAACGACTTCGTGGCCTCTCAGATCACGATGTTTCTCGCTCGCCTGAATGCGTATACCTCTGGTATTCAGGCTTTCAAGCTCGACATCACGGCCAATGAGATCTTCCTCGTCACGGCGACTCAGCGTCGGTCAATCATCCGCTTCGCAAAGCCTCTTGGCTACATTATGGCGCTGCCTACAGCAGCGTCAGTCAATCTTTCGCTACTGCTTCAAGCACCTTACCCACAGCCACTCTACATTACCGCAGGAACGCAGTTCCAGGCTGGCGGAAAATTCTGGGAAGTAGACGATACCTACATCCTCCAGGCGAACACTCTAGCCTCTATAGTTCGTGCTAGCAACCCGACGATGACGCCTATCTCAGTCATCGGTGCGAATGAAGGCCAGACATTCACGGAAACGTTCTCCGCAACTGGAGCCCTCAACCAGCAGTTCGTTCTAACACGTTCTCCGATCATCAATAACACCGTATCGATGACTGTAGATGGCGTTCCATGGACCCAGATCGACTATATCGTCTTTGCTGCAGCGACAGATAAAGCTTACGTCGTGGCCTTCGATGAGAACCAAGCTGGCACCGTTGAGTTCGGCAACAGCAAGTACGGTCTCATCCCTTCGCTCGGATCAACGATCCAAGTTACTTACCGCATCGGTGGTGGGACCGCTGGAGATCTCTCGGCTGGGGCTATCAACACGACGATCCTGGGGCTCCTCAACAACATCACGCCAGTCCAAGTGCCTGTCACCAACCCGACCGCTGCGACTGGTGGTGCTGATGCTGAATCAATCGACCACGCCAAGCTCTACATCCCGAAGTTCCTCAAGACTATCGAGCACGCGGTCACGATCCAAGACTACAACACTCTCGCATCGGTCTTCTCGGATCCCGCTTCTGGAACAGTCACTAAGGCGATAACTCAACTTCGTGGTGGCGAGCTGAACAAGGTTGACGTGTTCATCTGGGTCACGGATCCAGTTACGGGGGCTCTTGTCGGTGGGCTCAACGTACCTGTTGCTCTGTTGAACTCACTTTACGATTATCTTGCCGTTAGGAACGTTCTCGTTCACGATCTACACGTTTTTGCAGGTATCGTAACGCCTGTTTATATCGTTGCAAACGTGCTTTACCAGCACAACAAGACGCCTACTGACGTAGCTGCGGCCTTGCAGCTCGCTGCGCAGGGATTCTTCAATGCAGCATCCTTCAACCCAGGTGAGATGGTTTCGATTTCGCAACTCTACGAGACATTCCAGTTGGTAGATGGTGTCGATTCTCTCGTCATAACTGGACTTGACAAGGTTTCATCACCTGTGGTAGCTGGAAACGTTGCTATAGACGGTGATAAGATCGCTGTTCTAGGCACAGCTACATTCAATCTGACCTCAGCTCCGCTGGTGCCGTAATGGGCGTAAACTTCCAAGATCTGTTGCCTGAGTACATTCAGTCTCATGATCGACGCCAGTTCATCATGAATCTGATGCAGGCATGGCAGAACAACTATTACGACATCGACTCACAGATAGACGGTCTCCTCGTCATCACCGACGTGGATGACTGTCCATCGCAGTACCTTGACTACATCGCTGCGATGATCGGATTCCCTCTTCTTGGCATTGACTCCGATGAGGAGAAGCGGGTTCAGATCAAGAACGCTGTTGCCTTCTACAAGATCAAGGGAACGTTGGAGTCCTGGCACATAGTATTCGCTTCGCTGGGCTTCGATGTTACAGTCCAAGAGCTATGGTATCCTCCGACACCAGATACGGTTAACATCACTCCTGGCAACCTTATCCCATACAACCCACGTGTAGAAATCCCCGTGATCGGTAGGGACAATGTAACACAGCCGATTACAGCTCGTCTGTTGTCGGTAGATCTTACAACACCACTAGATCTTACTGGTAATACGCAGCTAACGGTCGTGGTGAACGGTGGATCTCCAACAACTGTGGATATCGTTTTGGGCGGCTATCTTGTGGCTGGAGACTCTGCTGCATCGGTGTCCCGTCCATCGCTCATCGCAGCGCTCAACGCGGCTGGTGCTGGAGCAGCAGTAGCTCAGGCATATCCACCGTCCACGCCGCCAGCGGCTTTCGGTGCCTCCTTCTTGCTTTACAAAACGATCTTGAGCGGTTCCACTGCTTCGCTCACTGTCTCTGGTTCAGCGGCGCCACTCATCTTCGGTGCGACAACTTCCGCCGTTGGAGCTGATCCGCCGACCCTTGGAACAGCGGCGTCCCTTACGTTCCTCGATACGCAGCTTGCAGCTCAGCCGACGATCACCGTCAACGCTTCGACTAACGGTGTCTGGGGCAATTTCATCTACATCTCGATTACCGACCCAGCCGATCTTACACAAGATCCATTGGTGACGTTCGACCTGCATATCCTTTTCGACAATGGGCTAGGGCCAGAGGAAGTCCGCTACTTCCCAAATCTCACGAAGGGCGGCACACCTTATGTGGACAATGTCGTTTCAACTGTAGAAGGTCAAACGTTTTACATTGACATCGAGTCTCTTGCGACCTCACTCTTCCGTCCAGCTAACACTGGTTCGCCAGTAGCACTTGTAGGTGGGGTGCCTCCAACGACTACTAAGAGTCCATACGTGGACATTACTCTCTCCACTAGCTTCCTTGACCCAGCCTTCTTGAACAAGGGTCAGTTCTTCGATGGCCGCATCGAGGAGGTCAAGGCAGCTCACATTCGGATACGAACGAAGAGGATTGCGATCTCGTTCTCCGAGCAAGCGATCACGCGGGCAGAGGTCTTTGACCCAGCGACTTCGCAGTTCATTCCGCTTGTTCAAATCGACTACGATGATTCGGCGTGTAACGCACTTGTCAACGCAATGATCGTTGATCTTCTGCAGCCTTCTTGCCGCTACCCCGTTGGCGCTATCACCGTTTACTTCCACAATGGCTTCATCGTTGGACGAGATGGCACGTACTATCACGGCTATCTGCCGTTCACATTCGACGGTGGGATCCCCGATACACCACCCGCTGGCCTTACAGGCGTTCCTGGTTACGTCTATGGTTATGACAACGCTGCGAGTCTAACCTACGGGACTACTCTCGACCTGGAAGGACACCAGTTTATCTATGGTCTTACGTTCGATGCATCATTCTGCGATACGGATGTCCTCAACGTCTCTGTTGGTGGTAGCGGCACCATACTGACTGACTCAAGCTTCTACGGCGTGACGGTATCTCAACAGCCTCTCTTCAATGGGCAAGGTCTATCTACGACTTTCAGTGGCTATATCCCATTTGACTCTAATGTGTTTGGGTCTGATACAAATGGAGCACCTGCAGCACTACCCGATCCAGAGAACTCAACGGCCATTATCGCCAAGGATCCAGTGTCGGGCGAAACGTTCCTGGTCGATGACTGGCGCTACGCAAACTAGCGCGCGAGGATTTAGATGAGCACCTTTCCGCTAGATCTTAGTGATCTCCCAAAGCCTTGGCAGCGTCTCCTCGTAGACCGCATTGGGGAGCCCAGAGGCTTCGTCAGGATTCGTAGATACAACCCAGAGCTAGGAATCTCGGAACCTGTAGAGCCATGGTCTGAGAATCTAGTAGTCAACAGTGGCCGTGGAGTCATATCCCAGCAGATTTCTGGCTACTTCATGACGGGACCTGTGGCGTGGACGCAACTCACCAGCGCTACGCCAGGCCAGGGTGCTACGCAGAACACCGTTACTCGTGCTCTCATCGGCATTGGCGGGCATGATCCGATGACCCTTCTCCCGCTTACTCCAAGCCTAACGGATGTGAATCTTGGCAGTTTCGTTGCTAGCGGCGAGCTAACGATGGATGCTGTCACATTCCCGACATCAACGTCCGTTGCTTTCCAGTTCCACATTGACGCATCCAGCCCTATCCCAGCCTTCTCCGAAGCTGGCCTTGCCGTACAAGGTGCTGGGGCTCCAACAGCGTGGAGTGCTGCAGATCCAGGTGCTAACCCAACTCACATTCTGTTCTCCCGCAAGTGCTTCGGTTACATCACGAAGGTAGCAGGTTGGCAGTACCAATTCTCATGGATCATTGTGTTCTGAGCTGATAAGCGAGGTTGCCTGTGCCCCAAGGCGTCAATGGAAATTTGTTGGACATCACCTACTACACGAACACTACGCCCGTGTACTACACGTCGTCCAACATCCCTCTCCAGAACCTCAACAGCAACATCCTCACACTTGACCAGCAGCTTAACGGGTGGGTCGCTACAGGTATCTCAGCTCAGAGTCGCCCTGGCGATGGCGTATTCAATACTGGTATTGTGTTTCCGTTTACGATGAACACCGTTCCTCGTATAGTCCTTGGTCGCTCCGAGGAATCAACGCTCGCGGTTGGAAAGTTGTATGTGGCTGCAAGTAGCAGAACTACAGCAGGGTTCAACTTGGTTGTCATAGCGAACGGCACAGGTGGTGCCTGGACAGCCAATATCAACTGGCTAGCGGACGGGAGGTAAGCTATGCCTACACTCATAGCCATCCGCTACTACACAGAATCTACGCCAGTCCTTGCAACACGGGACAACGAACCACTGCAAGATCTGAGTACCAATATCAACACCGTCAACGCCGCTGTTGACGGTCTAACAACCTCATTCAACACGCTGAACACGGACTATACGACTCACCACAAGGGTCTAGGCGCAGATCCTAACGGTACACCGCTGGCAGGCATTACTCACCAGAACGCCACAGCCACGACCTCTGGCTTCATGTCGTCCTCGCAGTACACCAAGCTCTCGTTGATCCAAGACAATGCTCAGGTAAACGCCCTGGCGCTCGTAGAGGCCCTTGAGCTGGTCTCTCGTGGTTCTACGACTCTCCACAGGCACAGGAACGCTGATTCCAACGCACCCGATCCCACTCCTGCTGGCGTATACCACGATGGGTTCATGTCAGCATCGCAGGCTGCTCGTCTCGCATCTATTGCCTTCGGCGCTCAGCCACAAGATCCAGAGTACGTAGCAGCCAAACCAGCCATATTGCATGGCACTACGCCAGTCGGTGGGCTTTATCCTGCTGACGCTTACCACAAACATGCTAATCAACTGACGGTTGGCACTCCGACTCCTAGTCCTCCACCATCTTTCTCGAATATCACGAGTTTGAACATCATTGGCGCTGGTGGGCTTGGTGTTGGCATTGTCTCGCCTTCGCCTGGACAAGCGAACGTCACTCTGACACAAGCTGCTGGTCCGACGCCAACACCAACTCCTGGGCCGACTCCACTTCCAACGCAGGATCATTCATATCAACCTGTTGCGCACTTCTTCTCAGTCGCTAACATCAGCGGAACAGGCACTATCAGTGTACCATCTAACTTTACACCGATTGCTGCTTGGGGTCAAACGTCCGATAACAACGGCTTCGTTTCCCAGGGCTTCACGGAGGCTGGTGCAACGACGCCGCAGCAGGGAGCACAAGTCACAGGCAACAGCAACGCTCAGCTCAGCGGCCACTTTGGATTCGGTAACTTCGGCAATCAATTGACAGTTACAGCGTTCACCAGCTCTGGACTGGCGTACAGCGTGAATACAGGTGCGTTCTGGATTACAGGCATCATGCTTGGTTACACAACTGCGGTTATCACGTTCCCGTGAGCGCTTAGAAGGTATCTGCTATGGGTAAGGGCACACACGGCGATCTCTTTCCAGTTCGTTACTACCTCAACACAACCCCTGTCAATTGGGTTGAGGCTAACGAACCGCTACAGGATCTTGAAGCGAACCTCCTGGTTCTCGATTCCAAGATCGCTGACCTCTATGCCCATGGCATTGCTGGTGGTGGAGGTGGTGGAGGAGGCGGTGGCGGTGGTGGTGGATCAACGGTCGTTGCTACGACAGCAACCATCAGTCGCGCCGTAGAGGCTACATACGACATTACTGGTACGCCAGCACCTACCGTTGGAACGGTTGGTACAGATCTCACCGCTCTCGTCTTCACCAACACAGGAGGCGCAGGACAGAAGGCAGAGATCTCGGTTCCAGAGGACTATTCTAACGGTCCTATCTCGTTCATGCTCACCTATGCTATGTCCGCTGCTGGAAGTGGATTTGTTGTATTTAACGTAGTTGGTGAGATAGCCCATGTTAACGACTCAATCACACCATTCGGTGCCCCAGACATTGAGAATCTCGTCGTCAACAACAACGTAAACCCAGGCGAGGTTCAGCTCTATCAAATCCCAGAGGGCAACTTCGCCAAGGGCGACCGTATTCGTCTCGACTTCACTCGCTCTGCATCTGATCCAAACACAGCCGATATGTCCGTAATGGCTATCTTTTACGAATATACAGGCTTTGTCAATCAGAATCGCAGCTACTCAGCTATCGCAGAGATCATCTACGATTCGGCAGAAACACCACCAAACGCTGGAACGTATGGAACGGACCTCAATACGTTCGATTTCCCATTTGCAACCGACTCTGGCTCTAAGGTTCTCGGCATCGTTCCAGAGGAATGGGATGGCGTAACGGATCCGTATCTGGTCCTCACGTACGCGATGTCTGGTACACCTGCAGCAAACGCTGTCGTGCGTATCGAGTCGAGCGGTCAAGTAGCTAATGTCGCCTCACCAGGGGTGCTGAACACGCTTCCAGTGACTCAGTTCACTTTCCCTGTGTCAGCCGATACACAACCACATCGCACGCTTTCTATGCCGTTCGCGTCCTCGAACTTCTCGAAGGGCAGCGCTTACGCTATCAAGTTCGCTAGACGTACAACAGCGGTTCCCAACAACGCCCTCTTCAACTTCCAGCTCCTAAGTGCAGAGGTCATCTTCGGCTTCCCGACAAGTATCGGGCCTCCACAACAGGAGATGACGCTACCACCAGGCATATTCAAGCCCGTTACGAATGACGTAGCGACGGATGTGCTACCGACTGACTTCACTGGTGACTTCGACCGTTACAACTACATGAAAGCCAACTCAGCTTCCAGCGTGTGCCACGTCCATGTTTTCAACTGTATGCCATCTGGCACAACGAAGCTAACGCGGACAAAGATTTCACTCAAGTTCTCATCGGCTTCCGACTCCGCGCTCATCAAAATCTACGCGAAGTCGGTTGGCGTTTCACCTGTCTTGACCTATGGACCTGTGAGCCCAACATCTCGCACCGTCTATACTTTCGCCAACACAGACCTTTCGGCGCAACCTGCGGGCACTGGTGAGTACCTCATCGTCGTTGAAGTGACACTCGCGGCTATCAATGATGAAGCCTTCGTTGGTGCTGCACGAGTTATCCATACCTGAGCGGTGTGACCTATGGCTGCAAGCAAAAGATCAACGAAGATAGGTGAGATTCCCGTAGGTGGTGTCATCGCTTGGATGTCACCGCTGGCGATCACATCTACGACCCCGCCTCCAGGCTGGGAGTTCTGTGACGGTACTGCTGTCACCACGGTAGGCTCGTTTCTTCTAGGGCAAACGAAGCCATCGCTCATGATAACCACGGGTGGTGGCGCACAGCGCTTCATTCGTGGGCATAACCTCACAAGCGGAACCTATGGCGGCGGTGCAGCTTTCACGACAGGCGGTTCTGACTCAGCACCAGTGCCAGGACTCTCTGATCCTGGTCACTCCCATGGCGCAGGGCATAGCCACGGCGGTTCAGGTTCGACAAATAACGACGGTTCTCACTCTCACGGCATGAGCTTCAACACTGGCTTCGTGCAGAATCGCTCAGAGAACAGTGGTCACACGTTCTTCACGAACAACTGCACCAACCTTGGTGGCGAAGATCATAACCACTTCGTCAGTGCTAATACGAATGTCGATGGAGCCCACAACCACAGCATCAACGTGAACGTTGCTACGTCGAACAGTGGAACGAACACCAATTCGACTGGTATTAGTCTAACTGGCGGCGGTGGCGACAATAGACCATCGTTTGTCCACATGGTCTGGATCGTGAGAGTACTGTAAGGTGAATTATGGCTGAGCTACTTTCTCCGCACGGAACCCCTGATATCTGCCCGCTGTGCATGGGACACGCAGGGTTCCTCAACGCATGGGTTCAGAACGGCTGGGGTCCAGAGGGCGACCAGACCCGTGTCTTTTTGCCTGATGACCTTACGCTCACTGAGGTTCAGGAAGTTGCTGACTACCTTGCAACGGCTCCCAACGGTCATGTGCCTGGGATGCACTCACCAGAACCTCCGATGACACGGAAGTGGATCTCAAACTACTGGCTTCTCTGGAAGACTTACGCCAACGCTATACCAGCAGTTCCCGCGTCTGGTACTGACGCCTATCAGGCTCTCAGGACCAGAGCTGGTGAGATGCTGGCTATGGTAGAGGCAATGGCTGAGCACTATGGAGGTCTGGGATGAAGACTGTGAAGAAGAGCAAGAAGAAGACCCACGGGCATGACCACGTGGCAGAAGTACCTATTTCTGCTGACGGATTTGCTAAAGAGCGAGAGATGGTGATTTCTGACATCTTCTCGCCTTCTGTTCTCTTCATTGGATGTGATAGGTGCAAGAAGAACATTCCGATATTCGTCGGCACAGGTCGTTTCCGTATCAAAGGCGAGTTGTCAGTTATGTGCCTGTCATGCGGAAATATCACGAAGTTGGAAGGAGAATGGGGTCACAACCTGCAGCGAGAGGTTGCTGTGCGTGAGCATCTGCGCAACGGCATCACTGCAGACGCGGTCTGTAAGATCCGAGACATCCGCACTACGTTCCTGTTCTCATGACGCAATCGCCTGATGACCTTCTCGCGTACGGGGAAGCGGCTAAGTACGTCGAGATATGCCCTGGCAAGCTCGTCAGAATGGTTAACGAGGGCCTTCTGCCTCATCCCGACGAATTTATGCGCTTCAAACGTTCTGATCTGGATAAGTTGAGAGAGAAACTACATGCATCGAGAAGGAATACTGGCGTCTCCTGAGCAGGGTCCGCTTGCTCCGTCTATCGTTGAAAATCACGTTCGTATCATTCGCGTTGAATATACCGCTACCAAAGCGGCTGTAACGCTTTCCGTTGGTCATATCGACGGCACTCCCAAGTTCATCGAGTTCCGCAAGTTTCCAATGGATATCAAGGACGTGCCGCCAGCGACGGATTTCACTACTCTTAACGGCATCTTCGACGTAAAACTCCGTGAGGAGAACATACTGACTTTGGCGTTCAACCGAGGTCTAGTCGGCGCCTACACGCCACCTTTCCAAGATCAAACCGTTGCTGGACCATAGAGGATCCTGTGAGGTTAATCGCTGCACTGCTTGTTTTCAGCGTTCTCAGTCTCGTAAGTTGTTCCTACCGCGATAAATATCGCGAGGACAAAGACACCATAGACGCAGTAAGCATCGATCTTGCTATGTTGCACTCATACGTTGTCACGGAAATCAGGAACGACCCCAATCTTACTCCGCAGGAGAAAGCTGAGAAGCTCGCACTTTGGATAGAGATGAGAAAGCGTGTCTATAAGGCTCAGACTGGCGTTCCTGTCATCATATATCATGATGATCAATTCTATGCAGTTTCTCCAGATGGACACGAAACTGAGGTAAGGTGGTTACTGTGGATTACAGCAATATCCAATCGTGTGGTGGAATGACGAGGTCTATTATGGAAGTCCATGATGATGAGGAAAAGCCGCCCATCGGCACGATTATTCGTCCTGCTGCTGTGAACAAGTTCGATCCCACGACGAAGACAATGGTCTTTTCGTACGAGGATCTCATGGTCACTCCCCATGGTAAGAGCCCGAAGGGCGATTGGTTCTACCGTGTGAGGCGGGTGAACGGTATTTGGCGTAGCGTTCTCCCTGGAGACCGTGAAGGTGGACTCATCGTCTTCGTTCGCGAGGATGCTCCACCAGCCTACGAGATCTTCGAGCAGAAGCAGAAGTTGATGATCAGGGTAGTTAAAATCCTGTCCAACGCTGTCGTCGGGGTACTGCTCGTCGGTTCATAGAATCCATGGTAATGTCTCACCCCGAACAAGGAGCCGACACTAGCATGTCGGCTCCTACCATCTTCGGGGAACTGAATGTATCTAGAGATAGTAGAAGGATACGCCACCTGCGCTGCTTCTGGCGACGTGGAAGGGATCGCTTGGCTAGAGGCTAAGCTGACGATCACTATTGAAGGCGAGACCATCTCCTTCCTTGACATACATACGAACCGCAGAGGTAACTTCCCCTCTGGGCTCTTGGCCTATCTTCTCAGGCTCGCCGCCAGTGATAAGGTAGCAATCGTCGTCAAGGCACTGCCACCACGTCCAATCGAAGAGTGCCCCACGGACGTTCTTCGTGGCGTCTCGTTGCGCAGCTACCAGGTTGTAGCTGTGAAGAAGGCTCTCCACCTTCGGCGTGGTATCTTCAACATCGCTACGGGAGGCGGCAAGACAGAGACGTTCATCGCTATCGCTGCACTTCTTGAAGACCATTGTGGAGGGAAAGGTCGGCGCACGTCGCTCACGATCCTGCCCTCGAAGATCAGTGCAAAGCAAACCTATGGGCGTTTCAAGGAGCGAGGACTCACCTCCGTAGGTCTCGTCTCTGGCAGCAGGCGTGACTTCAAGAAGAAACACGTCGTTGCGAATTACAAGACTCTCGCAGCTCGTCTCAAGGCAGACGATCCTGACGCACGAGATCTTCTCAGGAATGTATGTGCTGTCTTCTTCGATGAGTGCCATCACCTTGGCACATCGCCGTCGTGGCAAACGATAGCCAAGGCGTGTCAAGCTGAGTTCCGTTTTGGTTTCTCTGGAACCCCATTCACATCTGGCATCCCGATTGTCCCGTTGGATAGCCTGGACGCCACATTGTCGGACTTCCGCCTCGTCTCCCAGACTGGCGAGGTTATTATCTACACCCCGTCGAAGCTGCTACGGGACCACAAAATCCTAGTCGATCCAAAGATTTACGTTCTTCCAGTCTTCTCACCGAACCTCTACTACATGCCGTTCCCACGCTGGAAGACGATCTACAAGAAAGGAATCACCGAGAACGCGGAGCGTAATCGCGTCGTTATCAACGTCGCCTACAAGCTCTTCAAACGCGGTCATCGAGTCTGCATCCTGATAACTGCTATCGACCACGGCATAGCTCTCATGAAGGAGCTTGTGCGTGCTGGCCTCAACGTCGCTTTCTCAAAAGGCAATGGTGAAGTGCTCACGTGGGACGGCGACAAAATATCTACCACTGACCACGAGGATGCTCAGGAAGAGGCACAAGCTGCGTTCTCGAATGGAGAAATCGACCTTCTTGTTTGTAGTGTGGTGTATGACGAGTCCGTTGACCTTCCAGCGATGTCTGCACTGGTTCTGGCTAGTGGAATGAAGTCGCCCGTGAGGGCTATCCAACGCATTGGCCGTTCTATCCGTCGCAGTGAAGGCAAAGAGGAAGCCATCGTCGTGGACTTCCGAGATAAGACCCATTATTTCCTAGACAACCACACCAACAAGCGGTTGAAGATGTACTCGCTACACGAGTACTCCTACGAGGAGATGCCTTCGGTCGAAGCGTTCTTCTCCTCTCTTCCACCGATTGAGGTAGCAGAGGTTTAACCATGGACGTGGAAAAGAATTACCACTACGGACCCAACTTCGAGATCGGTGTACTCGCGCTCCTAGCTCAAGATCCAGGGTTCCGCGCCAACTTCGAGGATGTCATCAAGCCCGCCTATTTCACGTCGGAGCCGATGTCCTCGATATGTCGTTTGATTCTGGATATACATCGAAAAGGAAAGGCAGTTTCCCCTGACGCACTACAAGCTGAGCTGGTGGACTACTGCTCGCTGTTTAGCGTCGGTGATGCAACACGTAACCACCTGCTCAACCTAGCGCGGCAGGTCTACCAGACGAACATCGACTTCCTCGACTACATCCCAGATAGGGCTGTCCACTTCGCTCGTCGCCAGGCTTGCGCTGACGCTTTGACTCGCATGGTCGAGATGATGCAGGAGGACAAGGATCCCGAATCTCTGCGGAACGTGCTCGATACGGCCTTGCAGGTCGGAGCAGCTCGTGACCTTGGCATCGACATACATGACTCCGTAGCTCGTCTAGGAGCGCTCCTGGCTGAGTCCTCGATGGACGAGTCACGGAAGATCCCAACTGGCCTTCCGTCACTGGACTCTGCGATGCGCGGTGGTCTAGGCGCAGGCCAGCTTGGCATGATCCTTGGGCCAACAGGGCGCGGTAAGTCTATCGTCCTCGTCAACCTCGCGGCGTTCGCTCTACGAGCTGGTAAGAAGGTCTGTTATGTGACCTTCGAGCTTACAGAGGTCGAAGTCCTTGTCCGTATGCTCCAGAGGCTCACTGGCTGCATCGACACAGATGTCATCAAGCAAACTGACGACTTTAAGAAGAAGATCGCTGTTATCAACCAGAAGACCCACAAGTTTCTCAAGATCAAGTACTACGCTCCAGGCACAATTACGACAGGCCAGCTCAGAGCCTACGTTGCACGGCTCAAATCACATGAGAACTGGACTCCTGATCTCCTGATTCTTGACGACGGTGATTCGTTCCGTGTTCCTCTTGCACGAGGCGGCGACTCTAGCTCAGCCACCTACTACGCCCAAGGCCAGACATACACTGAGATCATTGGAATCATCAACGACTACAAGGCGTGCTGCTGGGCCGCTACGCAGGCAACGCGCGCCGCCTACGATATGGAAACTGTTACCGTAGGGCACACAGCGGAGAGCTTCAAGAAGGTCCACCGTGCCCAAGCTGCCATCGCCGTGTGCCAGACGAAGCAGGAAGCGGTAACAGAGATCGCTCGTCTCTATGTGGCGAAGGGTCGCGGCTTCCGCGATGGCTTCTACGTGCCGATCAAGTTCCACAAGAACATCATGTGCATAGAGGAACTGCCGCCTCCAAGCCCTGGCGATCAAGCAGGCCCGAAGTTGAATCTCGCTGCCACGCCGCTGACGATTTCGGATATGGAGGCCATGGTAGGACAGGAACACGAAAAGGATATCGTTGACAGTTCTGCAACCTAATGGGGTGTTTGGGTGGTCCACAAACCGCCTGAGTTCTTTGGTGAAGTCCTAGAGTCCTGCTCTGGTCCTGAGCTGCGGTTCAACTGCCCGTTCTGCGAAACGAAGGGCAAAACCGAAGATACGAAGTACCACCTCTACTTCAACGAGGATTCTGGGCTCTATTTCTGTCAACGGTGTGAGACAGGTGGTCACATTGACCGCCTCAACAGGATTAGGGGTGGCCTCGAAGAGATTGTTCCTGTCAGGGATCGCGAGGCTGATCTACAGCGTATCCGCAAGATCCTCATGGGCATCCCCGTGGAGGATCCGTCGAAGAAGCCAATCCTGACAGCTCCTCTGCCAGAAGACTATGTACCTATCACTCTTCTACCTGACACAGCCGCAGAGGCTTACCTACTCAACAGAGGCATCACGCGGGATCAGATAGTTCAATACAGGCTTGGCTTCGGCACAGGGGAGAACAGAGGCCGCATCATCTTCCCCGTGTTCGATCCTGCTAACAAGGAACGATGCGTCTTCTGGGTAGCTCGTTCCTACATGAATACGAGCCACAGTAAGGATTGCAAGTGCTTCGCGTGCCTCGCCAAGTACAAGAACGCCCCCCATGTGCATCGCCGTTACTACCTCTTCGGGCTGGACCAGGTGCAAGGCGATGAGGTCTGTGTAGCGGAGGGTCCAATCTCTGCGCTTTGCTGTGGCCCAAACTCTGTAGCGACACTAGGGAAACACGTGACAAGCGACCAGATAGAGATGCTTGCGAAGTTCAAGAAGGTTATCGTAGCTCTCGATGACGACGCTGTAGCTCAGTCCCACAAGCTCATTCAGAGTCTCATGCGCAAGGGCGTTGAGGTCTACTTCATTCCGTTTCCGAAGGGCCAGGACCCAGGCGATCTCGGTCAAGCCAAAATGGCTGAACTTCGTAAGAATGCCGTCCGAATTGATAGGTTCACACATCCAGCGGTGCTCATGTGGAAACAACAGTTGAGAAAGTAGTTGATCGACTTATCGAGATTGGTGTCCTCCTGCCAGAGCTGCGGGAGTATACAATCCGTCGTCTCGACTACGAGATGAAGCGTCATGCCAACAGACTAGCCCGTGCTCTAGCTGAGGGAAAGGTGAGGAAACATGAACGACGAGGACGACGAGATCGAGAACAACCCCCTGATTTGCGTGATCGGCTTCCCGAAATCCAAGGCTGACAAGCTGGCAGACAGGATTAGAAAGGCTGGCTTTGCTTGTCATGACGGTGTTGAGCAACTCGACGCAACCGAAGTGATAGATCATCCGCTTGCCTGTCACTGCGATGCGTGGGAGAAGATCCTCGATCCACTCGAAGAGAGTGACGTGATCGTTGCTTACTACGATGAGCATGAGCCAAATACGGTCGAGACGGCGCTCCTTCTTGGTTTGACCTACTCAAATGGCAAGGTTTGTATCCTCTACACAGAGAAGCCACTTGAGCGGGCTTTCTTCACCTTGGCAGCTATCGTTGCTGCCCATGCTGTTGGTGAGAAGGATCTCCTCGCAGTGCTGAATCGTCTGCGCGGGGTCGATCTAGACGAACCGTCGAAGAAAACAGCGGAGGCGGTAGCCCTTCTTGCGGGGCTCCATCGCATCAAGACTTCATGAGTAGTTGCCAGGACGAGCTTTTCCGTAGTTCATGCGCCCACTGTGGGGTGGACGCCCGCTATCTATTTTGTTCAGTGTGCCAGTCGGTAGCAGAGCGGCTTGTCCTCAATGCTCACGGCGATATCAACCAGGGTACTTCACTTGAAGATGTAAAGGTCAAGCTCGGTTCGTGGTGGCATGAGCTTCCTTCTGTCAACCGTGAGCAACTGGAGAGGCATGTGGCTGACTATTCACGAGCAAAGCAGGAATACGACCGACTTTGCCGAGAGGAAGAAGAAAAGCTCCCGAAGAACGAAAGGCAGCGTAGAGTGGGCGAATTCGATGACGGGTTTGAAGGGACTGACGAACGGTCTGAGAAGGTCTACCCGACCCTCTTGAAGCTCAACCCGAAGACTGATCTCTATGCCCGCAGGGCAATTCGCCGTTACGCGAAGGATATCTCTCCGCTTATGCCAGATCGAGCGAAGGAACTGCTGGACTGGATGGACCATATCGACAAGACCGAAGAGTAGAACATGACGGATCTCCCTATCCTCAACGACCCCCACTGCACGCGCTGTCACCTTCACCAAGAAGCCACGAACGTCTGCGTCCCGTCGAAGGGCTCAGAGAACCCTGAGATTCTGCTTGTAGGTATTGGCCCAGGTTACAACGAGGACAAGAAGGGTGAATGCTTCATCGGACCTGCTGGTCAGATGCTCGACTCCATGCTCAAGGAAGCAAACGTTCCAGTTGAGAAGGTCCGCTTCGCCAATCTGGTTCGATGTGTTCCTTGGCAGAACAAAGCGACGGCTAAAGTACGTGACCCCACCTTTGAAGAGATCCAGATCTGTGCTCCATACTTGCTAGCAGAGATCGCAAAGTACAAGCCAAAGGTCATCGTCCCTCTGGGAGCTGTCGTAGCTAACTACTTCAACCCTCAAGCTGAGGGGCAGCGTATCTCTGCGCTTCGTGGTAAGCCGACGAATTGGAAGCATCCGACTACCAACGACGAATACGCAATCTTGCCGACGTTTCACCCTGCGGCTGTCTGCCGTGCAGAGCATATGTACCGCAGGCACGTGGTCAACGACTTCCTTTTCGTCAATCAGCTCATCGGCGCGAAGGACGTATTCGAGGGAACTCATTACGAGCTGCTGGACACGGAGGAGAAGATCCGTGCCGCAGTAGATCGTATGTTGAGGCTGAACGCGATTGACGAAGACTTCGTCGTGTCAGTTGATACTGAGACTGGATTCGCTGACAACATTCCAGAGAAGTATCCGCGCACGAGGAAGCAGATACAACTCAACCCGTTCGACCCATTCCACACCCTTGTGTCGGTGCAGCTTTCATTTGCTCCGAAGCAGGGCTACATCATCCTTCTCCACCACAAGGACTCAACTTTCACTGATACTCTCCAGCATTCGATGATCCGCTTCCACTTGCAGCGGCTCTTCGACGTGGTGAAGGTTGCAGGTCAGAATTTCAAGTTCGATTACAAGGAATTTCTCGTCAAGCTCGGAGTTGAAGTCAAGCACTTCTACTTCGACGCCATGCTTGCTCACTTCTTGCGCTACGGCAAGGACGATCCTCGTAGCTTGGAGTCGATTGGAGCCCGCTTCATAGATATGGCGGGTTACAAGAGCGAGATGGGTAAGGCCCTGGCAACGCTCCCAGAGGAGCGCAGGCACATGGGCTACGTCGATCTTGACAAGCTCATCCGCTACGGCTGTGGTGACTCTGACGCTGTAATGCGGTACATGAAGCTCATAAAGCCTGAGCTAGAGGAAATGGGCTTCTGGGGCGTCTACACTGACATCCTTCAACAAGCAACGGTCTCTGCAGCTATCGTTGAGACCAATGGCATGTTCCTCGACAGGACTCGTCACGAGAAGCTCAAGGAGGAGTTCCCGAAGGAGCTGGCGAAGCTCACTGAGACCATGCGTAGCAGCGCATGGATCAAGGCATTCGAGCTTGAGTGGGAGACTGAGAAGAAGCAACAGGCGCTCACCGAAGCGATCATCAAGCAGCACCAGACAGGTAAGCCGAAGAAGCCGAAGACGGTAAAGCCGATCATCTTCAAGCCCAGCTCGTCACGTCACCTCACACGGCTCTTCTTCCAGACTATGAAGCTCCCTACCAAGGGGCTCAAGAGGACGAAGAGTGGCAAGGGCTACAAAACCGACAAGACCACCCGCGATATCCTGCTCAACTTCTGCAAGGAGCAGAAGAATGAAGAGGGCGCCAAGCTCATAGCTGCTATCCAGCTATGGAAGATCAAGGACAAGCTCAATTCGGCCTATGTAAAGAACGCACATAAGCTGATCTATGACGACGGCACCTACCCGCATAGCATGGGGGAGTTCAAGCCTGAGACGATTGTGCCTTGGTGCTTCCACTCGAACATCAAGCTAGAAGGCACGCATACAGGGCGTCTATCGGTCGAGCTTCCAAACTTCCAGCAGGTGCCACGCAAGTCTCTTATCAAGTGGATGTTCGTGTCTCGCTATCACGACGTTGGCGGGTTCATGATGCAGGGAGACTATTCACAGGCAGAGCTTCGTGTGCTCGCGATGCTTGCTGGTGAGACCTCCATGCTCGAAGCCTTTGGTAAGGGCGACGACATACATATGTATGTCGCTTCCATGGTGTTCGGAAAGCATGGTAAGCCTCTGGAGCGATCTCAGATCACCAAGGCAATGCGTTCGATTGCGAAGTCGGCTTCGTTCGGCATCGTCTACGGCATGGGAGCCCCAGCTCTTGCCCTCAAGTTCGGAACGTCTGTTGAAGAGGCTCAACAGATCATTAACACACTCTATTCTGTCTTCCCGAAGCTCCGTCCCTGGATGGACGCGAAGATACAGGAGTGCCGTGACTATGGGCTCGTTACTAGCCCGATGGGCAGGGTTCGTTTCATCCCTGATATCTGGTTCGTTGGTGACGACTCGAAGCACCAAGAACTTGTCCGTGCAGGAGCCGAAAGGCGTGCCGTCAATACTCCAATCCAGAGTGCCGCGTCAGACTGGAATCTCTGCGCCCTGAACGCAATCGTACCGCGAACTCGTGGTATGAAGTCTCTCCCCGTTGCGACGATTCACGACGCGATCATGTTCGATGTGCATCCCATGGAGTTCTTCACTGTGCTGCACGTCATGAAGGAAGAAATGATGCCGAACCTCCAGAAGAGGTTCGACTGGATCACGCTCACGCCCAAGGCCGATTTCGAGTTTGGCGAAAACTGGCAGGCGATGACGGACTTCGAGGAAGAAGCCCCAGGCATCTTCAAGATCAAGGGTCCTCCCAAGGATCTAAAGCTCAACCTTGAGCACATACATGAGAAGGGTGGTCTCGATCTCGAATGGATAGATCAGATCTTTGTGGAGAAGAAGGAAGAGGACTCCTGGTGCAGAGTGAAGCTACAGCTACCCACCTTCGCATCCGCAGCACAGAGGTGATGCTCTACAACGAGGATTGGCTCAATGGATTCCGTCGCTTCACTGAGGCGACTGACGTGGTTGTAACCTCACCCCCATACAACTTGGGTGTGAACTACAACACCTACGATGACGACATTCCACGTGATGCCTATTTGCGCTGGACAGAGCGATGGATTGCTGCTGTAGCTTTCGTACTCAAGAAGGATGGCTCCTTCTTCCTCAACATGGGCGGGAAACCGTCCGATATGACAGGCCCGTTCGATGTGCTTGAGGTTGCACGTAAATTCTTCAAGCTCCAGAACGTTATTCACTGGATCAAGTCGATCAACGTCGATGGTGTGACTCGTGGTCACTGTAAACCAATCAACAGTGATCGGTATCTAACAGATCAACACGAATACATCTTCCACTTGACACATAATGGAGATGTTCTCCTCAACAAACTCGCAGTTGGGGTAGAATATGCGGACAAGTCGAACCTGACAAGAGGCTCGCGGGGTAAGAACGGCGACTGTCGGGATCGAGGTAACACTTGGTTCATCAACTACGCCACAAGGCGGGAGAAGAAGTCTCACCCAACAACGTTTCCCGTCGAACTTCCTGAGTGGTGCATCAAGCTTCACGGCGTTGACAAGGCGAAGCTAGTTGTAGATCCATTCATGGGAAGCGGAACTACTGCTGTTGCTGGTGTTAGGTTGGGTGTGCCGAAGGTCGCAGGCTTCGAGATCGACACGCTCTATCACGCTGCTGCTGTCACTGAACTCTGCGGACAACAACTATGACAGACCAATACGACGATCAAGCACACTACGGTCACACAAATGACCCAATCGACAAACTACGGAAAGGAGGTCAATTCAAGGAGATTGACGCTCAGCTCGTGTCGTTTCAAAAGGGTATGGAAGAGCTTGCACTAGCTGAATCTGGCTCTTTTGGCAGCGAACCTAAACTGGATCAACTAGCCCGTGCAACGTCGTATCTCACTCAATCAGCTTCAATAGTGCATGGGGTGTTGAGAAAGTTGAAGTGGGAGCTGCACAAGAAGGAACGTACGCTCTACCTTGAGACTCGAAACCGCTATGTAACAAAACCAACGGAAAAGGTCATAGAGGGAGAGATGCTCAAGGACAAAGCGTTCGTTACTCTTACGGAGAAAGTCAACGAACTAGAAGAGATTGCAGATCTCTTTGACAGCCAAGCGAAACAAATTCAATCGAAGCAATGGCTACGACACCAGTACAAGAAAGAAGACAATAACCTCTACCAGTCGAGACGCTACGAATAGGAGACACTATGGCTTCCAAACTAGACCTCAACCTCATCAAGCAGAAGGCCCAAGAGATCGCTCAGCGTGAGAAGGATCGCGCCGAATTCAAGAGCGGCGACCGTGGCCCTGGCCTCTTCCTCAAGATCCCGAAGGGCATGTTCGAGTTCTATCTCGCTCCTCCGTGGAACAATGAAGGAAAGCTTGCCAAGGAGCTGTACACGCACTTCTCAGTCGGCCCGAACAAGAACGTGGTTGAGTGCGTTCAGCTCTCTTACCCGCAGCTCGGACTCAAGTGCGAGGTTCATGAGATCATCGACCAGGCGAAGGACAAGGTCAACCTGCAGCGCCAGCGTGCAGCGTTTACTCCTCGCGTGAACATCTATCTTCCCGACTCTGATACGAATCGTGCTAACGCCGATCTCGTCAAGGAGGCACAGCAGCTTGGTCGCTTGATGATCCTCCAGCTCACAGGTGGAGCGTGGAACCAAGTCATCAACATCCTCGCGAATCCTCGTGTTGGTGACATCACCGACTTGCACAATGCTGTGCCCCTCAGCATCACGAAGACCGTCGCTGGTCCTGAGCCACGAGATACGAAGTATCTCGTCCAGGCGCTTCCGTTCCGTGGCCCTATCCTCGATGACAATGCTGCTATCGACGCATTGCTCACGAAGCTGCCAGATCTCGACAAGATCTTCACGCCTCCCGATGATGCAAGGAAGGCGAAGTTCCACCAGATCTGCCAGGACTTCCGTGCGAGTGTGCTGGAACTTTCGTCACATCCGAGCCTCCAGAACCCATCTCCGACGCCTCCTAGTGGGGCTCCTGCTGATGGTAAGTCGGTCTCTGCTGTGCAGATGGATGCCCAAGGGAAGCCAGTGTGCTTCTCGAACGCGAATGTCTACAACCCCGCCTCTGCGGTTTGTGGCTCATGCGCGTGGGAAGCAGCCTGCGTGACGGAGATCAAGGCCAAGGCAGCTCGTGGCGAAGTTGACGAGAAGCCTGCCAAGGCAAAGAAGGCTAAGGCTGCTAAGTGAGCGTCATGGCCCCTTCAAAGAAGAAGGGCAAGGAAGACGAGGGGCCTGTTGAGCCCCTCGCTTCTTTCTCTGCCCGAGAATTCGTAGAAGCTTTCAAGAAGAAGCACGGCGAGAAGTACGCCACGCTCGTCACAGGACTCGACTACGAGTCCGCTGACGTGCCGCTGTACGTCTCGTGCGGCTCCACAGCTCTTGACATCGCCTTCGGCGGGCTTGGTCTGCCTGGAGGGCGCATCGTTGAGGTCGCTGGTGATAGGTCAGCAGGCAAGTCGCTCCTTGGCGAAGCTGCTTGCATCACGGCACAGAAGCGTGGTGGTGTTGCGGTGATCCTCGATGCAGAGGGAACCTTCAACAAGTCCCGCTACGGTGCTGCAGGTGGCAACCTCACCGACACGATCTTCATCGACAAGACCGATACGCTCGAAGACGGTTTCGAGGGTATCGAACGCACGGTGAAGATGCTGCTTGAGATCGAGGGGCTCAAAGGTAAGCCAATCGTTGTGGTGTGGGACACAATCTGCACCGACAAGACGAGGGCAGAGCAACAGCAAGGCAAGTACTCGATGGGCATGATGTATGGCCCGAAAGTACTCAAGGAAAAACTGAAAGACCTCGTTCGGCTCATTTCGGGCACGAACGTGAGCTTCCTCATGCTCAACCAGCAGTACGCAGGCAACGTCAAGAACGAACCATCGAAGGTCCAGCAAGTCTATCAAGGCTCTGGGAAGATCATAGGTGGTGGAGGCGGTCCTGAGTACTACTGCACGATCATCTGTGAGCTGGTTGAGCTTGCCTCTTATCAGTCGCTTCGGACTGGCAAGCCAGGCAAGCTGATGTCGCTCACGATCCTCAAGTCGAAGATGAGTTCGACACCTCGTAAGGCTGTGTTCGCTTGCGATGAGATCGGCGTGGACGACACGATGTCGATCTTCTTCAACCTCTCAAGAACCGCAAGGACTCCTGAGAGGGACAAGCAGGGTCTCATCAGCCACGACCACTTCTCAGCAAGTGCTTCATGGACCTCTGTGGAGCACCCAAAGTTCGGGAAGATCTCATGGCAGAACGAGGAAGGTTTCTACAAGCACGTGCAGAAGCACGGTGAAGAACTCGTAAGTTGGCTTGCGGGTTTGTTGTGGGACCTCTTCCCAGCTTCACCACCGACGATTGATATCGCGGACGCGGCTTACGTCGAGAAGCACAAGCTACACAGCCCGTGGGTCACGGAAGGTAAGCAGTATGTCCGCTGCCCAATCTCCAACCATCGCTGTGAGCCTGGCGCCTGGACTATGTGTCAGGCAGTGTTCTTTACGGCGTGTGAGAAGAAGCTGCCTGACGTACAGCCTCTCAAGCGGGTCTATCACGATCCGCTAGTGATCGACGCGGAGATCCCAGATCCGCCGAAGCCTGACTCGAAGACGAAAGCTGAGGACATACTTCGGAAGTTGACCGACGATGCCTGATACAACGCTTCTTTTCGATGGCAACCACCTGATGCATAGGGTGTCCCATCTGAAAGAGCTTGAAGGTCTCACTACGCGCGACGGAACGCCTACGGGGGCGGTCATGGGGTTTCTCCGTGCCATCCACGGCTCCGTCGTGCGTTTTGAGCCTACCCGTATCATCGTCGTGTGGGACGACTCTCATTCAGAGCGTAGAAAGAAGCTCTTGCCAGCCTACAAGGTCCGAGCTGAGCCGAAGACCGAAAAGGATAAGCTGGAGCTTGCTGAGCGAATCAGGAAGTGGAATATCCAGAAGCCGCTCCTCAAGGAGCTTCTTCCAAAGCTAGCCATTCGCCAGCTACAGATCCCAGGCTACGAGGGTGACGACGCGCTAGAGCTACTTTGCCGTGACCTTCAAGGCAAAACGATCATCGTCTCAGAAGACAAGGATCTTTTCCAGCTTGTAGAAGAGAATATCTCGATCTATCGGCCTATCCGTGACGAGCTGGTCTCATTCGACAACGTATCTGAGCACATGGGGGTAGTTCGCGATGGATTCGTTTTCCTCAAGGCTATCGTCGGGGATGACTCAGACTGTATCCCAGGGGTTCCTGGCGTTGGCCCTGTCACTGCCTCCAAGCTTCTCAATGAAGCCCAGAAGATGTTCGACGGTGGTGATTGGACGCCGCGCCTTGTCAAGAAGCTGGCGGCGGGTGCTTTAGACAAGCGGACACAGAAGATAGCTGAGCAGTGGGAAGTAGTAGAACGTAACTTGGAGCTAGTAGACCTTCGTAAAGTCGAAGCTAGTCCAGAAGCGCGCGGCATGGTAGAATCCGTGCTATCTACCGACAAGTCAGGGATGGCCCCCGACTTGGCCCTTATCCGAGAGTTTCAGCGACTTGAGATGGAGTCTATCCTCTCGATGTTTGGCACATGGATCGTGCCGTTTCGGAGGCTAACATGACTCTCAACACGTCCGAGGAAGGTTATCGAGACCTCTGTGACTTCCTACTGCTCACAGAGGACCGCGATCTGGAGACTGGCAAGTTCCTCATGACCTACGCCACGCTCCATGAAGTCTTTGACGGAAAAACGCTTCTCACACGGATACGCGAAGCTTCGTCAGCTTTTCGTCTTGATAGAGATAAATTTGAGGCTGGCAACGCCGACAAGAAGTACCCAAAGTGGGATCCACGGTGGAAGCCTGACATCAGGCCATTCTTCTGTTCACTGTTCTTCAATTGCATCCAGTTCACACACCGTATTCCAGATGAGGCCGATATCAGTCACTTACTCAAGACGTACTGGCCGAAGGAACCGTCACTACAGCTACCTTGGCGCACCGAGCGCACGGTGAATGGTCGAATTCATAACGCCGTCATGGGCAATCTCCGCGATATCGCCACTGGTGCTGAATTGTTGCTCATTCGCCCAAAGGCGCGATATGTGAAGGACTACTCGAAGGATATTCACGATAAAACCGATTTCTGCTATGAGGAGCGCACTGCATCGGTGCCATGTACTTTGAAAGCGGCGCGTTACTCTGACCATGACAACACAAAGGTGGAGGGAGAACGCAGCAAGTACAAACTGATCCGCGAGGTAGGATCGAATCCATTCGGGCTAGAGATTCCGTCTAAGGCTGACTTGCAGGATCTTGCTAAACATCTCGGGAGCTTGCTCCATGCGCCGAACCCTTCTCCTATTCAGTGATTTCCACATCTCGTCTGCAGGAAGGCGTACACTGCGCCGCCTTGACGAGTGCATGGCTACTGCCAAGTGGATTGCGGACCTCATCGAACTGACAAGTCCGAACCTTGTCGTCAATCTTGGCGATACGTTCGACAACCACGCCATACTCGATGTGCCTTCGCTATGTACTGGCTGGCGGGCAATGGGGCTCATCGCACAAGCTTGCAAGACGCAGCAGATTGCCTATGTGATTATCCCTGGAAACCACGATGCCTATGATAAGAACTATGCTTCTGTCGAGGTTTTTCGTGATCTCGGATCTCACGTCTACTTGCCGTTCAAGTCAACAATCGTGGGAGGCTTCGGGTTCTTTCCATTCACGAAGCGTTTTGATCTAGCAACGAATGAGCTTCACGCACTCGAAGAGAAGTGTCCAGCCGTTCTAACTCACGTGGATGTCATCAATGCATCGTTTGCCAATCCAGCTATACAGAGCCCGAACACTCGCTCGCCCGTTGGTGTCGATCCTCACGCCTTCCGAGGACCGATTTTCTGCGGTCACTACCATCACCCAGCCGATCTCGGAGCCTTCCGATTCATCGGTTCCGTCATGTACCACAACTTCACGGACGAGGTGGTTCCTGGTCGGCCTCGTGGCGTCACTCTGGCGACGTTTGACGACGCCCGCTTGATCTCGACCAAAGTATTCCCGAACGGGAATAGCCCTGTCTACGTCAAAGCATCATCGTTCAACACCAAGTCTATAGAGTCGCTGCTTGCGATACCTATTCCCGAACGGGAACGAACTCACGTTTCGGTGAAGTCCGACGAGAAGAACGCTCCGAAGGTCAAGGAGAAACTGGAGTATGCTGGCTTTGCTTCCTTCCGTATCGTCATTGAGAAGGAGCCAGAAGCTATCAGTCGAAATGGAGATGTCACTCCTGATACGAATCCCGTGGAAGTTCTTGACAACTACATGAAGGCCAAAGGCACGGCTGAACTTGACGGGAAGAGGCTCAGGGCAGTTGGCGAGGATATGCTCAAGGAGGCGCGGTTGTGAAGCTCAGGTCAGCGTCTATCAGCAATTTCCTCGCAATCGGTAACGCTGCGTTCAAGCTCTCCGATCAAGGACTCATCCTTGTTCTAGGAGACAATCAAGACATCGATGCCGCTGACAGCAATGGAGCTGGGAAGTCATCGCTTTTTGAAGCGATATGCTGGGCGCTGTACGGCGTAACGTACCAGGGCCTTTCCCACGACGATGTTGTCAACAATCGCATCGGCAAAGACACAGCCGTTACCGTTGAACTAGAGGCCAAGGGACATCATCTCTCCATTACGCGCTATCGTAAGCACACGACAATGGGAAACAAGATCAAGATCGTCGTGGATGGCAAGGACCAGACCCCATTCAACGCTCCAGACCAAGAGAAGATGCTTGTAGGTCTTCTCCCGCTCTCAGTCGGAGCCTTCAAGCACGTGGCTTACTTCGGCCAGGGCCTTGGTGCCCGCTTCTCTGCACTCAACGATGTTGGGCGCAAGGAGCTGCTAGAGGAGCTGCTTGGCCTTGAGATCTACGCCAAAGCTCACGAGGATGCCAAGGCCAAGGTCTCTGGCGTTGATCGTCAGCTTGCTACGCTCCAAGGTGAGAAGAGCCAGGCAGAACACCAGATCACCGTCGAAGAGGAAGAGTGCAAACGTATCGAGGAAGCTGAGGCCACAGCGAAGGCCAGGATCGTGCTCCAGCAGAAGACCCTTTACGGGGCGCGCGACGACGTGAAGAAGAAGCTGGAGAACGCAAAGGAGCGCCTTGCTACCCTCGAAGAGATCCACACCAGGGCCAAGGACAATGCCTCAACGCAGCTCAAGCATGTCCAGGGGCTCCAACAGCTTGAACGAGACAAGGACCGCGACGTATCGGCACTCCAAGGCGAGCTACGTCGTGCTGAGAAGGAGAAGAAGGAGATCTCCTCACTTGGAACTAACTGCATCACATGCAGGCAATCAATCTCTGTAGAACACGTCGCGAAGCTCGTAGATGCAGCTCATCAACGTGTCCATGAGGTGATGGAAGAGATTGAGAGTGAGGAGCAAGAGGCCGAAGCTCTTGCCCGCCAGCTCACGGAGGCCAATCAGAAGCTCGCTACCCTCAACCATAAGGCTCATACAGTTGGCAATGAGGTGTGGGCGGCGAAGCTAGATCTCAAGCAGTACGAGGCCGAACTATCCCAAGTGCAGGAGCAGATTCGCTCACTTCTCGAAGATAGCCAGCGTTCCTCTGAGCGCATCGCTGAACAGCGGGCCTCTGTCGCTAAGGCCAATGCCGAGATCAAGGAGATCGGCAAGAAGATCAATCTCGCAGACGATGAGCGAAACTATCTAGCCTATTGGGAAGAAGGCTTCTCTACCAGAGGCATCCGTTCGCTCATCCTTGATAGTGTTCTGACCTATCTCAACGGTCGGCTTGCACACCATGCTACTGCCCTCTCGGACGGTGAGATCTCAATCTCTATCACCCCTCAAACCAAGCTCAAGAGTGGGGCTATCCGCGAGAAGATGGACTTCAAGGCTTCAACTTGCGGGGCTGGGTATCAGGCAGCATCAGGTGGAGAAAAGCGTAGAATGGACCTCGCAGTTCACTTCGCTTTGTCGGATCTCTCCTGCTTGGTCACAGGCCACCGTCTCAATGTACTGATGGTGGATGAACCTGGTGAATGTCTGGATGAATCGGGCATAGAGTCGATGCTGGACCTGCTGGTAGAAAAGTCAAAGGAAATAGGTTCAGTCTTCCTCATTACCCACAACAACGAACTCAAGTCGAAGATACCGCATGTTTGGGTCGTGACCAAGAAGAACGGCGTATCTTCGGTAGTGGACCAAGATTATACGTCTGTATCTGTGTAGGAGGCACGTATGAGCACGCCGAAGAAGAAGATCGTTTGTGAAGGAAAAGAGCTGGGCGAGACAGACGCCCCTAAAGCAACGGGGGAAGAACTCTCACTCCGCTCTGGTTCTCAGGACGGGTTCGAGACGTTTAAGTCTTACCAGGTAGAGAAAGTCACCGAAGATCAGGTCATTGTCTCAGAAAAACCTCTGCTTGGTTAAGTCGGACCCGTAGGGAGGCCGTCATGGCTACGGGAGCAAAGGACGTAAAGAAGAAGTGTGATCTCTGCAAGAAAGCAGTAGCGCTTCGACTACCTCGTCGGCATCCACATTTCAAAGATGCAGGCACACTACAAGCCTGGAGCCATACGCAAAACCGTTTCATTAGCGTTTGCAGCCGATGCCTACCTTACCTCGACGCTAACCCAGAAGAAAGCTCTGATACACGAAACTATCTAGAACCTAACGATCCAGAAGCTCACCACCATCACCACGCACAACCAAACCCTGATGATGACGAGAACGTCATGGATCCGCCAGAAGAAGATGGTGGATCAACAGAGAACGAATACACCGACTAGCAAGCTGTGGTATATCTGTCGGCTGGTCTAGGAGCTGTTTTCAAGTGTTAACTAACGATTCAACTTCTGCACCTATCGGACCAGTTTTGCTGGGAGAAGGATGTCACACCTGGCTACAGCCTACAACATACGTTGGAGGCGTAGTCATCCCAACAACTACCGCTGGTGCTAATCCCATCGGTTCTCCTGCGCCTTACCCCGCTGTCGGTGTTCCAGTGATTCCTTCCACCACAGTCCCGCCTGGGGCTGGGCAGCAGCTAGAACTCCCCTTCCCGCTCCTTCCTCCCCCGCTCAACCAAAACCCTCCTAAGTGCGAGCGGTGCGGGAAGCGGGTCTGTCTGGAGCCCGAGCGCCCCGATTTCTTTAATGCTGGTCGTCCACGGCGTATCTGTTCTGACTGTTTGGAGAAGGATCTTATGGGTGTCGTCATCGATGGTAAGTACCCTGTTACCGCAGATGATATGCGGCGCTTTATCACTCTCTCCGATAAGCGTATGAATGGCGAAGAAGAACCACCTCCTAAATTCGCCAAGATCGACGTATCGACTACGACAGACCACACAGGAGTTGCTGAGAGTATGCCTGCCTCTGAGCCTGCGAAGCGGAATGAACCAGAGCCCATGGAAGACATCGTCCCTGGAATGCGTGTCTGGTCTAAGTCAACAGGCAAAGGCCCATACATCGTCCTAGCCTACAACGCTCGATCAGAGATCGGGCCTGATAGGGGCAAGACCATTACGGATGGTTGGATGGTGCGTGACGCCAAGGGCAATGACTTCTCCATGCCTGCAGCAGACGCAACAGAACGGGAACCAACTCGCACAGAAAACCCAAGTGTCGGTAAGATCGCCTTTGGACTTCTTATCTACCTGATGTGTGCCGCATCCGTCATGCTTCTTGTCACTCTCCTCGCAAAGAGACTCTAAGGCTGTTTCACCAGTCCTACTTCCGTCGTGTATACTCCGCACGGGTAGCCTAGTACCAGGGCCATCCGTGCGGAGTGTTTTTATGATCGGTGAACAACGAGACGATGAGGTCATGCGAGAAGGCTACGCCTGGGAATTCGTCAAAGGCGGGCACTCTGCAATCTCAGTTGCCTATCTTGACGGTGAGGACTTCATCCAGCGTTACCAGATCGGTGTGGATACCATCATGCACACCGAGGTTTTCATGAAGGAAGGAGTACCGCATCTTCGGGCTACTTGGCTTCTCTTGAAGAAGCCGTCAAACCCTGTCGATATTCATCATGCGATTCTTCCGTTGACTTCGGTGTCTATCGCTCATTCCGAGCGCGTTATAGCCACTCTCCTCAACCATTTTCTGGAGATCCACCATGGAAAGCAGCGACCTAGCGACAATCTTCCGAATGCAGAGGGAACTGAACGACCTGATAGTGAAGCGAAAGATGCCGAACAAGTCGCTACCGTCAGCCGTATCGGCCCACGCGGACCCGTTAGATCCAGAAAAGGCGTGGTGGTTGGAGAAGTACACCCAAGCCCTGATACACGAAGCAGTGGAAGCACAGAGGGAACTCCCGATCAAGTGGTGGAGCACGCGGCGGGAGTACAGTGCGACGAAAGTGAGCGAAGAACTGATTGACTGTCTTCACTTCCTCGTCTCAGCGATGCTCATGAATGGTATGAGTGCCGATGACGTGATGACAGCGTATACAAAGAAGTACGCCGTCAACGTCAATCGTGCGGAGAGCAACTACTGATGGACATGCTAGATGCCCTTGCGTTCCAAGAGGGAGAAGAGCCTATCGTCACCGTTTACAAGGTTATTCTCTCTAAGCATGTAGCGCTTCTCGAACTTCTTGTAGCCAAGGGCATCATCACCCAGGATGAGACTGATATACTAGTCAAGAGAGAGCAACATTGGCTAGCTCATTACGACCAGCTCGATGCTAGTCGGCATGATGAGCTACTTCGGCGCAAGACACCAGAAGGTGAGGAAGCAAGAGTACAGGACGCTTTCAAGTACGCTAACGCAGGAGGCGGATTCGACCCAGAGCGCTTCGCAGCGAGGTATGCTGAGCTTGGCCGTCTCGTGGAAGAGAAGAAAGAGGATGGAGAAACAGGATGATGTAAGAACCTACGACCTCCCATTTGCCCCACTAAGCCACAACCAAGCATACTCCCAACGACGGACACGCAAAGGCTTCGCGATTCGCTTCCTTCGGAATGAGTACAGAGCCTTCAAGGAAGAAGTCAAGAAGCGTCTCGAACAACAGGATGAAAAACGCGGCTCACTCCCATTTGATCCCCCATTCGATCTCCACTTCATCTTCACCTACGAAAGCAGTTCTTTCTTTTACAAGAACGGCAAACCACGCCGATTCGACGTATCCGACTGTGTGAAGCTCCTCGAAGACGCTTTCGTAAGCTTTACAGGTGTGGATGACTGTCACCACTTTCGGTTGACAGCGGAAAAACGATGGGTTCCTGACGGAGAGCTGTCGGGCTTCGAGGAGGAGCCATACAACCATCCTCCTACGAAACTTATCGGAACGATAAGGATCGAAGTAAGAAAGTGGCGAATGGAACGCTAGTGCTTGGTAAGGGCAAGAAGCGTGGCCGCACGAAGAGCGGAGACACAGTTCCGCATCTCAACTACTTTACCAAGTGCAACCTATATCGCATTCAAAAGCTCTACTTCTACTGGTTCATCTGGCACAAAGCTACAGATCTGAACCAGCTAGCAGTGATGCTGTCGGCCTATGTTGGATACATCTGGAGGCGGGGGTGGGGTAAGAAGCCCATCGATCCAGATCTACTTGATCCTGTGACGTACAAGCTCATCATGCTGTTCCACGACGAACGAATCCCCTTCCATCGTAAGGCTCTATCGAAGTTCCTTCACGTAACGACACGGCGAGCGATCCTAGATGAAATGGATCGCATGTATCCAGGGATGCCTAAAGCCGATCACTCGATGATGCTGAACCCAAAGCGGTTCAAGACTGACACTGACATCGATGCTGCGATCTTCTTGAAGGAGTTGAACGGCGTCATCCTCAAGAAGTTCCGCACAGCTATCCGCTTCGCTGGAGCTGAACGCGCTGCATGTGTGTCAATCGCAACGACGCTCCTCTTCATCGGGAAGGCCCCCTCTTACAAGCTCATCAGGTCGAAATACGGTATCCGTCCTCGCCACGTCCGTTTCTTCAATGACTTCGTGCGCATTGTCATCAGAAACGAACTCTACGATATGCGCGCTTCCATGCCTAGAATCTTTTCTGAATCAGATAGCGCGAGGATTTATGGGAACGATGAATAATGAGTTCGACGCTTATCTGTCGATCTTCGATAAGAACGCATCCCGTTACATTGACGTGCTCCAGGTGGCTCTTCTACGCATAGGCCGTTGTAGCATATTGCCAGAGCTGTATGAGGTCTTCGGTCAAGAAAAGTTGCTCAAGTTCTTGGATATCTTCTCTGGAACAACTGTTGAAGTCCCATCGCGTGCCTTGCTGGAACATGCCGTTCGTGACACATACATCTACGTGAGTATCAGGAAGGTCGAGTACAACGGGGGCGCTCGATCCGAGGTCATCAAGACTCTAGCGCGTCGTTACGGGATTTCCGACGACCGCGTGCGGTCTATCTATTTGGAGATGAAGAACTATCTTGACGGATTGAACATAAAGGTAACACCTATCGAGGAAAAGGCAGGCGTTAGCGTCAATGAAGGACCGTAAGAAGCGCATTCGCGACAAAGCTACACAACTTCGGCCAGTGAAGGTCGAGGATTCTGTCACTGAGCAGCCTTCTGAGCTGCTTGGAAAGGTCGCGACATGGGCTTCCCAAGGCATCAAGCCTGACTTCTCTTCTCATGACGGTTTGCGTCACATTCTAGCTGAGTCTCGTGACCGCAGCGCGATGTTCATGGCTATCATGGCTGTCCATCGACTTAACCGTCTAGCAAAACTCGTTGGAGCCACAGATCAGATCGAAGAGCGGCTCTTCAACGCAGACACCATCCGTGAGATGGACATCGACCAGCTCATCTTCACGCTCCGCACCGCTGAGCAGATTCAGAAGGACGCTATTGCCTTTGTCAACGGCGCCGTTGTTGATAACACTTCTGGGGCGCAGGTTCTCATCAACATGGTCGATGCAAGGCAGCTCAATCTCGGTCGCGGGGATGTTCCAAACTCCCGTTCTCGCGAGGCAGCTCGTCAAGCTGTCGCTGCGCTAATGCAGCAGTTTGGGGGAATGGTCAATGGAACCATCGTCAAATCCGAACCCGCAGGACCCCAAGTTCCCCTCAACGGGAATGGGCATGTCCCAGGAGGAACTAACGGCACTACTCCTGGCAGCGGGGGCGGATCCAACAGTCATTGAGAAGATTCTCTCCAACCTCTCTCCAGAGGAGAGGGTTTGGGCTCTCCAGAGCTTCAAGGAGATGATCGAGCAAGGCTCGTCACCTACATTGGAAGCTCTGTACACGATGGATTTCGTCAGACGCCCTGTAGATATCGAGACATTCGTCAAGGATAAGTTCTATCTAGGGAACACTTGCGACAACATCTACGATGCTTGGGTTGACGAGTTGAACTACGTCTTCGCACCTAACTCTGGCATCTACGAGTGGATTCTGACTGGATGCATTGGAGGCGGCAAGACGTGGGTGGCCTCTATCGCCCAGCTCTACAAGCTCTACGTCCTATCATGCGTAAGGTCGATCAACCAGTTCCTCACAGATGGAATTCTAGCCGAGAAGGGACCGACTTACTTCGGTATCTATGCTCTTGACGTTCGCACAGCGGAAGACAATGCCTTCACCTACATGAAGACATTTGTTGACAATAGCCCTTACTTCAACAAGTACTTCTCGCGTTACAAGAAGCGCAACGATATGCTCCGCTTCCCGCAAGACGTGACTGTGAAGATGGGCTCTAGTGAACTTCACTCCATCGGTCGTAACCTTCTTTGCGTTCTTCTGGATGAGCTGAACTTCATGCAGGGTGGCGCGGGCGACCAAGGCCAGGCATACCGCCTTTACAACTCCGTCCGCGCGCGTCTTGTCTCCCGTTACCTCATCAACGGCAAGCTTCCAGGGCTCATGTGCCTTGTTTCGTCACGTCGAGCCAGTACGGACTGGCTTGAGAAGCACATGGAGACCGTTAGGAACGATGCCCACGTTCACATCTCTGACTTCGCTATCTGGGAAGTCAAGCCACCTGAGATCTACAGCGGTAAGACCTTCCGCGTAGCTATCGGAGATCGCTTCCGTCCTTCACGCATCCTCAAGGCCGCAGATCCGATCCCAGAGGCTCAGACCATCCTCGATGTGCCCGTCGAGCACAAGCTCGACTTCGAGCGCAATATCGACCAGGCTATCCGCGAATTCGCAGGCAAGCCGACGTACACCATCTCGAACTACCTCACAGATCGCTCGAAGATCACGAAATGCGCAACCTCGAAGCTTCCACATCCGTTCTCTAAGGAAGTCATCGAGCTGGATTACCGTGAGGATACACCTATTGGCAACTGGTTCCTCACCGACACAGTATGCAAAGTCTTCGATTCTCGCTACCGTCCGAGGCTGAACCCACTAGCCTCCCGTTTCGTTCACGTTGACCTTGCAATCAATGGTGACTGTGCTGGCATCGCCATGGGCCACATGAGCGGTTGGGATAAACAGGACCGTCCTATCAAGGATGCTCTCAAGTATAGGGTAGAAGCCGCGAAGATCACTATTGACTTCGTCCTTCGTATCAAGGCTGCAACTGGAAGCGAGATTGACATCTCAGCTATTCGAGAGTTCATCGTCTTCCTGCGTAAGAACGGTTTCCTCGTAGAAAAGGCCACCTACGACGGTTTCCAGTCGCGTAGCTCGATCCAAGATCTCGTAAAGGTCGGTCTCAATTCTGAGTGGCTGTCAGTAGACGTAAAACGTGAACCATACGAGTATCTTTGGACGTTCCTCATGGATGAGCGTATCTCTTACTACGGCTACCAGCCGTTCATGGAGGAAGTAGCTCACCTAAGAAGGGTCATCAATCCAAAGACCAACAAGGTAAAGGTCGATCACCCAGAGGAAGGATCAAAGGACTGTTCCGATGCTGTTGCAGGAGTTGTGTATAACGTCCTAGAATCCGTTCAGACAGGCCAGCCAGGACTTCCTGTTCGGGCTACAGAAGGCACATCCGTTATGGACCACATCGCTCGTTACGAGATGACCAAGGATGGAGTTGTCACGGGTGTTGTTGTCGATGGCTTGAGGTAACAGAGGGAAAAACTATGGGCCTCTTTGACTTTCTGCAAGTTCGCAATCTCTTCGGTCTTGACACGCCTTACCACAAGGTCAAAGACCCTATTGGCGATGATCCACTGTTCGCTAGTGCGGCTTGGAAGTACTACGATCAGAAGATGCGTCGAGCTAAGGATCGTATGTCCAAGTACAGAGATTATGAGCGTATGGATGAGTATGAACTCATCGCCTCCGCGCTCGATCTCTACGCCGAGGATTGCTGCCAGCTTGATGCTGAGCACAGCAAGACGATTTGGGTTGAATCAGCCAACGCCGACGTGATGCGCGTTGCTCACGCCATGTTCGAGCGCGTGAGCATGGAGGAGAAGATCTCCTCTATCACGCGAAAGATGTGTAAATACGGCGACAATTTCGTTGCCCTCTCGTGGGATACCGACACAGGTAATATCATCCATCTCCAGTCACCGTATCCTGCCCAGATCTCACGTGTGCAAGAGAAGGGACAGCTTCTAGGCTTCAACCCAGGCCCAGACGGAGAACGGCTTGACAAGAGCGGGACCGTCAAGTGGAAGCCATGGGAGATCATTCATTTCCGTATGCCTGCCCGCGACGGAGATGACCTCTACGGTGACTCTATTCTCTACCCCGCTGCTTCCGCTTGGGAGCAGCTCAAGATGTCAGAAGATTCGATGGTTGTCTACCGTCTCCAACGTGCTCCCGACCGTTTGATCTACTACATCGACGTTGGCACGGCTACAGCCGAGGAAGCCTACGACATTGTCAATCGCTGGCGTAAGGCGATCAAGAAGCGTGAGCACCTCGATACACAGGGCCAGGACTACCGCAACCAGTGGAATCCACAGGCAGCGGACGCAGACCTCTTCTGGCCGATTCGTGAGGGCTCGCAGAGCCGTGTAGACAAACTACCTGGCTCAACTAACATCGGTGAGATCGCAGACGTTGAATATCTGCGCAACAAGCTGTTCGGCGCGCTTAGGATCCCAAAGGCGTTCATGGGCTTCGATGATGCGGCTGGTGGCTCACTCTCTGGTGACGCACCGCTGACGACACAGAGCGTCCGCTTCGCTGCAACGATCAAGGGAATCCGTAAGTCGCTCCTGACAGGTATCCGTCGTCTCATCGCGATCCAGATGGTATACAAGAGACTTGACCCACACGACGAGAAGAATTCGTATACTGTGAACATGGCGCCGATCTCTTACCTTGACGACCTCATGCGGTCGAAGATCTACGCGCTCCGTACACAAATGACAAACGACGCGATGAACATGGGTATCAACCTAGAGTTCATCAATAAGCAAAAGTGGGTGGCTTGGGCGCTTCGTCGGTTCTTCCGCCTCTCGGAGAATGAAATCGAACAATTCATTGACGCATTGCCAGCAGATGTTCAAGGACCCGACCAAGTCGGGCCTGATGCTGATAAACTAGTCCAGCTCGTCGCGAGTGATCCAATGAAACTAGGAAACCTCGTGGAAGCCTACGTGGCCCACAAGGTCAGCAGTGAAATGGATGGGACAGAGCAAACGGCGCACTACCCCGATAACTTCGAGGCCAACCCGCTTCCGCCGATGGAAGACATTACTCTATGAAAGGGAATCGTATGGATATGCGAGATCTGGTGAACAAGCTGTGTGTCAAGTGCGATTGCACGAGAGCCGAGGCAACACGGTTCGTGAAGTCGTTCCTTGGCGTTGTCAAGGAAGAGCTGAACACGGAGAAGGACTTCCGCCTTACAGGCGTTGGCACTCTACGGCTCAAGGAGAAGCCACCGCGTAAGGTGTGGAGCAACCTCACGAAGAACTACGTTGATGTTGGCAGAAGGTTCCGCCTCACTGTACGCACATCACCTGCCTTCGCTAAGGAGCTAGCAGCTCAGCCAGAGACAAAGGCTCAGGCGGTTCAGGCACAAGCTCCTACACAGCCATCGTCATGATCGTTACACCTGGCGCTCCACCCCTTGTCGAGTCGAAGGCTGTTGGAAAACACGATTTCAACATCCAGAGGGACGTTGTCCTTCTCAACGCGACAAGACAAGGGGTGAAGTTCCAGAGGTCTCACGCTGCTGCCCACGATGCAGCTCGTGAGAAGCTCGATGGAGTACTTGAAGCAGCCTATGAACGCGGCGTAAGCTATATCGAGAAGTACTTGCAGAATCGTATCTCATTCGAGGAGCTACAACGAGGGGTGCGTAGCTCACTCTGGCAGGGTTACAATCGTTCCTTCGAGCTTGGAATGCGCTCCACAGGCGCCTCGAAGATCCTAGCCGCCCATCCTCCCCTCTATGCCATCACTCATGCGGATCGAGCTTGGCTGAACTCAGCCTTCCAGACGGAGCTTCGTTTTCTAAATGGTTTCCTTGATGATATCCGTAAGGGGCGGCTACCAGCTACACAGCTTCCCATATCACCTCAAGGTAAGCTGATAACGACTCCTGGCAACCAGCCAGTTACTATCTTGCCTCATCGTGAGATTCCGCCAGCATGGCTCCGACGCTATGGTATGTATATCGCAGCGATTGGGTCTGTGTTCTATTCGGGTCGTGTCATGGTGACACCTCCGAATCACGTCATCTTCTGGTTGGCAAAGCTGGATGGGAAAACGTGTCCTCAGTGTCGTTATATGGCACGGAACTCGCCCTACACCAAGTACAATCTCCCTATCACGCCTGCATCTGGATTCACCCGATGCCTGGGCAACTGTCGGTGTCGGATCCAGCTCCAAGAAGTGAACACGGAATACTTCACGGAGCTTGTATCGCATTCCGTGACCCGTGAGACCCACATGAGGAAGCTAAAGACCGCTGTTTGAGCCACTTACCTCGTACCGTCGTCGTAAATCCCCAAAACTCTGGAATGTCCGTGTCATTGACGGTAGTATGAGGCCAGAAACGAGGGATGGCCCCATGAGACCCGATGGATGAACTGGAAGGTGTAAGACATGACCGCAACTAATACTGTCACAAAGCCCTCTGCTGAGCTGTTGCAGAAGTATGTGATCGGAACGGAAGCTGTTGACGCAACCGCTGTCGTGGATATGCTCACGACCTGGCTCGTGGATGGCGACCCTTCGTCTCCTGAGTTTGAGGAACTCGTCAAGAAGACGGAGGAAGCTGGACTCCTCAAGCCTGGTCTCCTTGAAGCTGTCCGTGGTGCCAAGGCTATGAAGCCTACTCCTACTCCTGCCCCTGAGCCAGAGGAAGAGAAGGCTGAGGACGAGCCTGCGGCAGAAGAGCCCGCCAAGCCCAAGACGAAGCGTGGTCGGAAGCCGAAGGCTGAGAAGCCTGAGAAGCCCCCGAAGGAGCCCAAGCCGAAGAAGGAGCCGAAGGCCAAGAAGCCGAAGGTCGAGAAGCCCCCGAAGGCTCCGAGGAAGAGGCGGATTCCGAAGGCTATCAACGGCATCCCGACTCTTGCAGCTCTGCTAGAGGCCAAGGGCGACACGGAGGTCAAGGTCTCGTGGCCTGACGCCTACGCTGCGAAGCTTAGCCATGACATCCTCGCGCGCCACGGCTTCAAGACGGAGGTTGACAGCCGCGTTCCTGGTGGCACCCTTGAGCCCCACGGGCGCAAGGTCACACAGACGATCCAGGTCCGTCACCGTCGCGATGCTGTGTTCGGCTCACGCAAGAAGGGCGTTGTCGGACGATTCATCGAGCGCTTCGTCAAGGAATTCCAAGATAGCGCCGATGGACTCATCGCAAGCATCGTCATGAGGTCTGACCAGGACCCCGTCAAGATGGAATCGCTCCCCGAGCCTGAGATGCAGGAGGGGGAAAGCGCACCTGAGACGGAATAGAGAAGCGCAAAGACTCGTCAGCTCGATCCGAGCGAGATCGCTTCTCCAAGAGACTCCTGTTGACGTGACCAACAGGAGTCTCTTGTTTTCTTGGTTCATGGTATAGTCTACGAGCGGGTGAAGAACACCGATGTCAATCATAGTCACATTCTCTGACAACGAGTTGGCTCATCTCGACGCTACTGCCGCATCCGTTTCTGGGCGGCGTGGAGATCGTCGGCCAAACCCAACATTCATCGATGGGAAATCGACTAAGGGCGGTTATACACAAGCAGAAGCGGACTATATCGCGATGAAGGGTGAATATGCTGTCGCAAAGCTCTTCGGGCTTCCGCTAGAAGCCTGCGATATGACGCAGCTTCACGTAACGAAACCAAATTACGATCACGATCTCATTCTTCCAGATGGGCGAACAGCTCAGATTAAGGCTATCAAGCAACGAACGTTTACTACCAGCTACCCATTTCTCTTCGCCTTGGAGACTACAGATCCAAATGACATCAAAGCCGATCTTGGGTTGTTGGCGCTGTTGCTCCCGAACAAGTACCAGGTTCGCGTTCCTGGCTGGTTTACCCGAGAGCAGTTCGTAGTATGGCATGAAATAAAGGATCTCGGAACTGGTAAGAGAGCTGTGCTTCCAATCAGTAAGATGACGCCTATGTTCGCGCTCTTAAATGAGTATCAGGTAGGTGTCTGCTGAACGGGCGAGTGGCGGAACAGGCATACGCGCAGGTCTTAGGCACCTGTTTTTGCGGGTTCGACTCCCGCCTCGCCCACTAGCTTTATCCGACGACCTCCTCTACGACCCCCTCTACGACAATCCAACTTTCCTCCGAGGGGCTTGTGCGCAAGGTATTGTTCGTCACTAGCTACAATCCTTGGCGTCCAACGTCGAGCCCGAAGATGCTGACGCTATCCGTTATGGAGGCGCTGACCATGCTGGGCTACGACGTTCACGCATACTGCTACGGGCCTCCAACGAGCCCCGACAAAGTCGGACTCCCTATCTCCTCATTTACGTCGTATCCAAAATACGAGAGCAAGACCTTCAACTCAGGTGTCAGTATCTTTCTTCACAGCACAGATTCGCGGAAGGATCTCCTCGCTTTCATAGGCCAGCTCAAGCCAGATCTCTTCGTCGTGGATGGATTCGCTTCTACCCACTGCGCACCATGGCTTGCTATGCTCGACAAAGCTCCAGTTGTCTATCTCGCTCAAAACTGCACTCTAGCGCTTGGGCACGATTGGGCAGAGACGGGCGATGCAGATCTCATGGAGATGATCGCGGAGCATGAGGACATCATGGTCCGCAGTGCAGCAAGGGTCCTCGTATTCTCTGATCGCGATGCGTGGAACTTCCGCGCTCGCTATAAGGCACGCGATGTACGGATTATTCGTCCCTCAGTCTCAGCACCACGCCAGATCGCCCCCGCTTACCATGGATCGTTCTTCTTCATAGGAGATACACCATGGTATCTCGTTGAGGAAGGGCTAGCAAAGTTCCAAGCAGCTCTATCTAGTAGGCAACAAGGAATAGCCGTTGTCAAGAAGACTCTTTCTACGAAGGAGATGAAAGTTCACAACTATGTAAGTGACCCAACGGAGCTGATGAAGGAGTGTCACTGTGCATTTCTTCCTACAGCTTTAGTCTCAGGTATCGAACCGTGGGTTTTGTACTGTTTGTCTGCAGGACTACCTGTCGTCTCCACAGATGATGTAGTGCAAGCTTTCCATCCCACGGAGGCATTGAAAACGGACCTTAAAGGGGTCCTAGATCTTCTTCCTGGCGACCATCACGCCCTATCGAAGCTAGGGATGGAGTACGTCAAGCAACACTACTCGAAGGAAGCCTCTATCGAATCTACGAGGACGGCATTAGATGGTCTTTCGGGCGCGTAGCTCAGTGGTCAGAGCATCTCCCTTACAAGGAGAGGGTCGGGGGTTCGATTCCCTCCGTGCCTATCCTCTTGGAAAGGAGGATATTCGTATGTCTACGAAGTTGGTAAGACGCGATTACTTCGCGTGCAACGCCATGCAGGGTCTCCTCGCCGCTATCGGATCCCCCTACATGGAGCCTACGGAGATCAAGATGGCAGCAGAGTTGTCGTATGACATCGCTGACGCGATGGTAGCAGCCAGCAATAGCCGTTCGTCCTTTAAGGACGAAGAGATCACCGAAACGGAGACACCGAATGTCCTCACAGTTCAACCAGAGACCATTCGTAAGCATCGAAACGGGACTCATGTGATGAGAGCGGTGGGATAAGCTCCATGGTTGCCAGGTGGTGTAAGTAGCACACGAGCGGTTCAACCCTCTTGGTGCGGGTGCAAGTCCCGCCCTGGTATTTCTCTCGTCTCTCCTCAACAGTTCGTCATAGTAAGAAGCCTCACTCAGAGGCTTGCGGTCCCTCTTTAGCTACTTAAAGGATCTATATGTCACCTATCATCAACGAGCCTGTGCGCTTGAGTCACAGGCATACGGAAACTGCTTCGATCATGGACGTGCGCGATCACGATAGGTTCCGACTAGATGATGATTTTGTGGCTTCTTTTGCCCACAAGCAGCCTGTATGGGGGCCAGTTGGGTATGTAACTTACAAGAGGACATACGCTCGCCCATTGGGTGAAGGCAAGAGCGAAGAGTACTGGCAAACAGTAGCTCGTGTCATCAACGGTGTGTACACAGTACAAAAGTGGCACTGCAACCGCTTCGGGCTTCCCTGGAAGGACTCCAAGGCACAGCGCTCAGCTCAGGAGATGTTCCGCCTGATGTGGGAGATGAAGTTCCTTCCACCAGGTCGCGGCCTTTGGATGATGGGCACTCCTTACATCGAGAAGTACGGGAGCGCCGCACTCAACAATTGTGGCTTCGTTTCCACAAAGGATATTGACCAGAATTTCTCTGAGCCATTCATGTTCCTCATGGACTACTCCATGCTTGGTGTAGGGATTGGAGGAGATACCAGAGGAGTTGGAAAGGTCGAGATACACAAGCCTATCTACGGCGATGATGTTCATGTTGTAGAGGATAGCCGTGAGGGCTGGGTTGAGATTGCCCGTCGTACTCTCGATGCGTACGTCCACAAGGACACACTTCCTCTAGATGTTGACTACAGCCTCGTTCGTCCAGCAGGAGCCCCGATCAAGGGCTTCGGAGGCACAGCGGCAGGCCCAGATCCACTCAAGCGCCTTGTCAATGAGATCCATCGTGTACTCAACAAGCTCGTTGGGAAGCTCATTACCTCAGAAGCGATTGTTGACCTATTTGATTTGATAGGCGTTTGCGTCGTTTCTGGGAATGTCCGTCGCAGTGCGATCATTATGTACGGCGATCCCAAGGATAAGGAATTCCTAGATCTCAAGAATCCAATGGTATCCAAAGAGGAGATGCTCTCTCATCGTTGGGCTTCCAACAATAGCGTGCTATGCACACAGGGAGCTAACTACGCTGACCCAGCGTCGATCTCCGCTCGTGCTGGAGAGCCTGGCTACCTGTGGCTAGAGAATGCCCGCCAATTTGGTCGGATGGGTCGTCCAGCGGATTACCAAGACATGCTGTCGATGGGCACGAATCCGTGTGGAGAGCAAGTACTTGAAGATGGTGAACTCTGCTGCCTTTGTGAGACGTTCCCCTCTCGTCACGACAACTACGACGAATACGAGCGAACACTCAAGTTCTCATACCTCTACGCCAAGACAGTCACGCTTATCCCGACACATTCTAGGAAAACCAACGCTGTAACACTCCGCAATCGTCGCATCGGTCTTTCACAGTCAGGGATCATTCAGAGCTTCCAGAAGCATGGACGTAGGACTCATCTCAAGTGGTGTGAACGAGGTTACGACTACATCACCAAGCTCGATGAGATCTACGCCAATTGGCTCTGCGTTCCCCGTTCAAAGCGTCGTACAACAGTCAAACCTTCTGGCTCCGTTTCCCTCCTACCTGGCGTTACCCCAGGGATCCACTACGAACACAGTGAGTTCTATTTGCGGGCTATCCGCTGTGCCAAGACTAGTCCTCTTGTCGCAATGCACCGAAACGCTGGTTACAAGGTCGAGGACGACATCTACGACCAGGCCAGGAATACGTCCGTAATTTTCTTCCCAATCAAGGCACAACACTTTGATAGGGCCAAGAAGAGCGTGTCGATGTTTGAGCAATTGGAGAATGCGGCACAGATGCAACATTCGTGGTCAGACAACAGTGTGTCGATCACTGTGACCTTCCAGCCTGACGAGGCGAAGGACATTGCTCACGCTCTCGAACTCTACGAGAGCCGCCTCAAGACTGTATCTTTCCTCCCTTACTCGAACGACTACGAGCAGGCTCCTTACACGGAGATCACTGAGGAAGAATACAAAAAGGCAATCAAAAACCTCAAGCCCATAGACTATAGTAGGGTCATGAACGACACCGTCGAGAAGTTCTGTGAGAGCGACGTGTGTATGATTCCCAAGAGGTAATATGGCTGAGGTCAATTGGGTCGATAAGGAATGCAAGGAAACAGAATGGTGGACGCCTCGTAAGATTCTGGATTGCGTTGACACGTTCTACGGCGGGCAGATCCCCCTTGACCCTGCTACCCATCCCTCAAACCCTACCAAGGCGAAGAAGTTTTTCACTAAGGACAATGACGGGCTCTCTCAGAAATGGGACGAGCCCGTCTTCGTCAATCCTCCCTACGGGAAGGGAATCAGAGATTGGTGTGAAGCTATCTGGCGTCACTCTCTGATTGGCCTCCCTATCATTGCTCTCCTGCCTTGTGGGGCTCGCTTCTCCACTCGCTACTGGCAGAACTTCATCTTGTCTGAGAGGCTGCACGCTATCTGCTTTGTTCGGTCCCGTGTGAAGTTCCTTCGGGAAGACGGGACTCCCCGCCCGCAGAATCCCTATGACTCCGCTATCTACGCTTACAACGTCATAGGGCTTGACCGAGAGTCTCTATTTACGGAGACCTTCTGTCCTCTTGGGAAGTGCCTAAGAGTCAGCATCGCTGAGGCTTAGAAAATTCCGCTTTTCGCTTGCTCACACTGCTAACAGGCGTAATCTGTGCGATAGGAAAGGTGTGAGTCATGAGCGACTTCTTTAGCGCGGTCGGCCAGTTCTTCTCGGCTCTCGTTTCCCTGGGCCTCAATGTCAGCGTCCAGGTGGACAAGTCTAAGACCGTCGTGGACGTGAGCACGTCCAAGAGTGACCTCAAGTTCCACGTCGAGGTCGAGCCGTGAGCGCCAGCAAGAAGAAGGCCAAGACGGAAGAGGCATGGCCTCTTCCTACGCCTATTTCCTTCCGTTCGGACGAGGCCATAATCGAGTCACTCATTCCGCACGTAGAGCTTAGGAAGAAACGGCGCCCGAAGAAAAACTCTCCGCGCTCTTGACGCGATGAGGCCGATAAACGAAGATACAGCCGTAAGTGAGGTGTCCGATGCTTCACGACGCAGAACTAGAGAGAGCCAAGCCCAAGGGCGACCCAAACTGCCCCGTCTGTGGCGGCAAGCTGTTCGTACACGCCATGAAGGCGGATCGTGTGATGCGGATCTTCGCCTGCGAATTCTGTGCTCCGACCATGACTGACGATGAAGCTGACATCCTTCACTTTGAGGCCAACTGCTGTGAGGACGTTGGGGAGGAGCTGCGATGAACGGCGACGAGTTCCAAGATGAGATGACGGATCTCATCGACAAGGCTCTGGAGCGTGTTCGTGCCAGCCACGAGCGCCTCGCCTTCTTGCCTGCTTTCGCGCAGGAGTTCCACGATTGGGACATCCGCGTTATGCACAGGCAAGCCGTCATGGAGCACCAGCTCAAGCTGGCCCAGCTCGTTGAGAGCATGGGAGATCATCCACCCAAAGAGGTTGGGCACTTTCACCAGGCTACCTGGCGGCTCGCTGCCCATACGATAGCGAAGGCTATCAGGGAGGCTAAGGTCGAATGAGCTTCGTTGTACGCGCTCCAGACCATGCGGGCTATCTGTACGAGAAAGGCGACCGTTACTACGTTGTCAAGAAGCAAACAAACGCAACCCGCTTCTCATGGAGCGCAGCTTGTATGGCTGCTCTGGCGTCAGGAGGCATGGTCGTGCGCCTGACCAAGACCTAATAACGCAACTGGACGATTTCTGTTTTGGGAGGAGTGCTGTGGTGGAGTCCATTTTGCTTATCATTGACATGCAGCCCCGTTTCGAGGCTGCGAACAACATGCCGACGCGCATGGCGGTCTTGCGTGAGATCGCCAAGGCCAAGGCCATGAACATGCCCGTTATCGTGGTCGAGTTCGACGGCTCTGGGCTCTCCCACCAGGAGATCCTCGAAGCGGTCAAGGACTACGGGCGCACGGTGCGTGTTCTCAAGCAACAGGACGACGGCTCCAACGAGGTGCTGCGCGCCTGCACTGTGCAGGGCTGGGAGCCGATCTCCTTCACCGTCGTCGGTGTCAACACGGACGCTTGCGTGGCGCGCACCGTCAACGGGCTGCTCTATCTCAGGCCCAGCGTCAAGATCGAAGTCGTGAAGGACGCTGTCAACGGTGACACCTTCACGAATTCGTGGTGTGGCCTCAGAGCGCTCTCGCGCAACAATCGGAACCTCATGATCGCGGGCGACGAGGTGATTCCGTTCGAGCCTGTCGTCTTCCCGCAGGCTGCGTGACTTGTGGCGCGGAAGAAGGCCAAGCGCACTAAGCGCACTACTACTGTCCTTGTCGTGGTCGATATGCAGGCGTGCTTCGACGCGAGCTGGAGCTGGCGCACCTTCGTAGCGGTGGGCCAGCTCATCAAAAAGGCCAAGCGCAAGAATCGGCCAATCGTATTCCTCGAATACGGGTCAGATGATCGGACCTATCCGCAGCTCCGTGATCTGGTCTACAACCACGACGGGCATTGCTGTGCTGACGGCGAAGAGACCCCGAATCAGTACGCCAAGGCCGTTTTCAAGACGAAGCACGAAAACGACGGCAGTGACCAGGTTCGAGAAGCCTGTGAAGCCCAGAAGTGGGCCACAGACGCTTTCGAGGTCTGCGGAGTCAATACCCAGGCTTGTGTAAAAGCTACCGTGCATGGGCTCTCCAAGAAGTTCCCGCAGGCAACTATTACACTCGTTGAACAGGCGTGCAATGACTGTTGCCGCGACGGACAGGACTTCCACTGGACGGAGCGCATGAAGAACGTGTCTGTTAGACGGGCCGCATAGCTATCACAGAGAAAAGTTGCGATAGAGCTTGCGCACCGTCATTCTCATGGGATCATGGCGTCTGTGAGGTGAGATGTGGCTACGAGAATGAAGAAGGCCAAGGTTCTTCCCCCGCTCTGGGACGGTGCCGCCAACATGGCCGAAGGCGTCTACACGCTGACGGAAGCCGTGGAGAACCCTATCCGCGACAAGCGCTCCAGCCGTGACTGGAACACTCCGACCTTCCACAAGGGCCAGAGGTTCGTGATCCGCCCGTACGACCGTCTGCGGGTTGCCTACGACGAGGAGGAGATCAAGGCGCTCCCGCAAGCGGTGCAGGAGAAGCGATACACCATGATGCTGACCTTCTGGCCCAGGGAGTACAGCGGGTGGCTCTTCGCGAACGCTAGCAGCGACGACAGTGACAACTACAACGCTCGTCAGACCGTGCTGCTTCTCAATGCCCTGCTCCCGAAGCTCAAGCTGGAGCCCGAGAACCTTGGCACGCTGATCGCGTTCGAGGAAGGGTTCAAGGGCAACCTGGACTCCGTCGTGGCGCTCCTGCTGGACGAGGGCAAGGTCACGCTGGACGAGCTGCGCAAGCTCAACACGCGCGCCTACGATCTCTACGACGACGACAAGGAAGCGGAGCGCCTGGCTTTCGAGCGCAGGCACGGAATCTGACCATGGAGGAGACCTGTATGGCACTGTTGGGGGGCGTTATCGTTATCGGAACGTTTGTTGCCGTCGCCGTAGTGCGGCGGCTACACATCGCGGCTCAGCAGGCGAATGACGGTCTAGCTGCACGGGACATCTTCGTCTCGATGGCAGCTCATGATCTCCGTAACCCGTTGAACGCGATTCTTCTGGCAACCGCAACCATGCGGCGCAAGGGAGATACACCACAACAGGTCAAGGATAGACTTCTCGTCGTTGAGTCAGCAGCCCGTCGAGCTGCTCGCCTCATCGACGGGCTCCTAGACATCTCGCGGATCTCTGCAGATCGCTTCACGCTGGAGCCAGAGGAAGCTGACTTCATGGAGGTGGTCAACGAAGCGGTGGAGCTGGAGCACACGATGTCCAAGAGCCCCATCGTTGTCTCCGTCGAGGGTCCACAAGCTCTATTCGGCTACTTTGACAAGCTCCGCGTCGAGCAGGTCGTTACTAACCTCGTGTCCAACGCGGTCAAGTACGGCAATAGCAAGCCCGTATCTGTCAAGGTGATCTCTTACAATGGCACGATGGGCATCGTGGTCACTGACCATGGGCTCGGAATGTCGAAGGAGGACCAGTCCAGAATCTTCCATCGCTTTGAGCGAGTTGGCGCTAAGACCAAGGCTGGATATGGGCTCGGACTCTGGATCGTATCGAGCATCGTTGAAGCGATGCACGGTTCGATCAAGCTGGAGAGCGAGCTTGGCAAGGGTTCCACCTTCACGGTGACTCTGCCTCGCTTCC